CAGATGGACAGGTGCAGCGTGGGCCGGACGCCGACCTTGCGGAAGCCCTCTGTGACCTCACTGTAATACAGGCGAGCCTCCAGCTTTCTGCCGTCCGGCAGGGGGATGTATTTGCTGATCTCCTTTTCACCGCGCATGAGGAAGCGGTTCAGGTCGAAGCGGAAGCCGTTGGAGCATTTCGCGTTCCATTTCGTGATCTGTTCTCTCGTGATTTTCGGCATGGTGATTTCTCCTTTCAGGCGTTTGTGTTATATAAACAGAAAAAATCCGCCCGGTGCTAACCAGGCGGAGAAATATTTTTTCAGAGCTTGCTGTACCATTCCGGCTCGATCATGAGATAACCGTCCGGGTGATCCACGTCCGCGTAGAACGACAGCACGCAGTCGTCCGTCTTCATCAATGGCATATGCTGCAATGAATCGTCACACTTATAGATGATGCATTCTTCTCCGGAAATGGTTCTTTCCAATGCAGAGACGTAGATAACGCAGCGCGTGACAGATCCGTTCGTGATGTACACCGGCAGCTTGTTTTTCATGGCATAGCAGATTCCGACACGCATATGAAACAGGAGCCGGGACTGATTGTAATAATGAATCGCGGCAGCGTGACGCATCCGGCGACAGGTGCGCCAGAATTTTTCCGTGTCGGCCTCTTCCTCCCAGCGGCGGAGAATGTCGTCCAGCGCTTTGGCGTCAGCCATTTCGATCGTGCGATCCTTCAGCTCGTCGAACGTGCCGTTCGGATCAAGCTGCTGCATCCAGTCCAGAACGTGGTTCAGTGTGAGTTTCATGTGTTTGCACCTCCTGTTATAACTACAGAGAAAATCCCCGGCTTGCTAACCGGGGATTTGATTTTCTTATTTCGCTTTGATTCCGGTCTGCGAAGTATCGAACGCAACCTTCTCCCATCCCATTGTGTCGCAGAAATAGCATCCCGGCAAAATTGTGTTGCTGCCGTCATCCAGAATTTCCACGACATCGGAAACGGAAAGAGAATGGCCGGTAAAATCCACAGGATGCTTTAGATTGAACATCATGAAGATTCCATCCAGATCGGGCTCGTCTGTTTCACCGCTCCAAACCAGATCGTAGATAGAGCTGTCAAAATCAGCTTCCTGAAAATGACAGAGCGGCATAAACCTCAGACGATTGACATCCCGCTTGCTGTTGATTTGATAGATACAAATTTTCATTGCGATCCCTCCCGCTTTATTTACAGAATGATTTTCACCTTTGCTAACCTTCAGGCGGGAATTTCTTTCACCTGATAGCGCTGCGCCAGATACGTCCAGAGCGACATGGATTTATAGCGCCGCCAGTCCTCCGCGAAAGCCATGGCGGAATTTTGGAGCCAGTAGGGAACCGCAAGTTGATCCAGCAGCTCAAACGCGAGCCGGATTGATCCGCGCGAGACCTCCGCATCCGGATCGTCCGCGCCGTAGCGTTCCCGGATGTAGGACAAATCCGCCGTCCAGCGGGCGAGATATTCCAGCTCTTTGATGCGTTTGTGATCCAGCAGGACGGTTATGTGTCCATTGGTGATTTCGTATTGTTTCATATTATCGCCTCCTGTAATAATTACAGGAGCTTCTCCGGATTTGCTAACCGTTCTGAAAAATAAAAAAACCGCCATCCGGCGAGCTTTTGACCCGCCGGATGGCGATCCCTGTTCATCGGAAGATTTCTTTGTCTACAGCCTCCATTTCATTCAAGATTTCTTCCGAGCTTGCATTCTTCAGCCATTCGATCATGGCGAGTTCTTCCTCTGTCATCGCTTCATCATCTCCTCTGCAAGCTGATTCAGGTGTGCTTTATGAATTTTGTCCGTGTACAGGCCGAGCTTCATTGCGGCCTCCTCGTCCCAGGAGCTTTCCACCGTTTTCGCCCACTGCGCAGCGGCTTTGGAAATGCGTCCGTCCCATGCGGCGTGATTGATAAGCGTGGCGATCAGCGCCTCCGCTTTTTCTTTGCCGACGTCCGCGATATAGGCCTCCACCGTCTGCGCGGGCGTGTGATCCAGCATCATGTGCTGCATGTAGATCGATTCCAGCCTGTTCAGGTCGAAGCGCAGGTCGTCCCGCATTTTGAAGTAGTCCGCGCGATCCGCGTCCAGCATGGTTCTGATTTCGTTCATGGTTTTCATATGATCGCCTCCTGTTATATCTTCAGAAAAGAATCCGTGTTTGCTAACCGGAAATTTATTTTACATATTCAATTTCTTCCTGCCAGCAGATTTCATCGTTTCCGCGCGGCCCGTGCCAAACAGTCTGTTTTTTATATTCTTCCGCAACCTGCATGGCCTCCGCTTCAGATTTTACGAAACGTCCGATTCCGCAATAGTACCAGCGTGTTTTATCGAAGCTCGTCCAGACTGTTACATTGTGTGTAAATCCGTCAACCGGAAAATCCACTTTGTAGATTATGATTTTTCTGAAGAACACCTTCATTTTTCCGCCTCCGTTTAATACCAGTCGTTTTCCATGGCGTCGCGCAGGAACTGTTTCCGCGCGTCCCGGTAGGCGCGGCGGCGTTCTGCGCTGAAGGAGAGCTTGTCAAAATAGTCGTCCAGACCGGCAGAGTCGCCCAGCCATGGAACGTCCCCGAAAACGGACAGCACGTCCCAGTCGCCTTGAGCGTTGATGTGATACTCGTGGTTCCCCATCTCGTAGTAAAAGGCGCTTTTCCAGTAATCGTAGTCGTCCGCAATCTTCATCTTTGCAGCCTGCAGACGGGAGAAAAGCTCTTTATGATGCTCTACAAAATCCTCGTCCAGCGGGTCGTAAAAGGCGAAGCAGACGGGATTATAGATTTTTCCCGCTACAGACTTTTGATAGGCCTCCTCCTCGGCGTCGTTGTGCGTGATGCAGAATGCGGAAACATAATCCTCCTGCATTCCGTAATAGTTTGTAAGATAGCCTGATTTTCTCCGGTATTCGTCGTATGTTTTGATCGGCTCCGCGATCTCCGCCTCTGTGAAGAGCTTGTTTTCCAGCGTCCGCAGATACCAGTCGCGCAGCTCCTCGCGCGTCTTTCCGGCGTGATGCAGCTCGTAGTCGTTCGCGTGGTAGATGTGATGCGCGTTTTTGTAAACCAGAGCGCTGTAACCGAAATAGCCTCCGAAGTCCACCAGATATACCGTGTGATCCTTGATCGTGAGCGTTTCCAGCGCCATCGCGGCGGCCTCCGCCTCCGTGAGCGCCTCGATCATATGAATGTCAAAATTTTTCTGTTCCATGGTTCCGTTCCTTTCCGGCTTGCGCCTGTTCTGTTATATCTACAGAAAGAATCCGTGTTTTGCTAACCGGTAAAAAAATAAAATAATCCGGGGACGGTGATCCGTCCCCGTGATTCATCCGGCCAGTTTTTCCATGACCATGAAAATGTTCAGAGCGCTGTAAACCGGGTCGGAGCCCAGGTTTTTGCATACGACCTCCAGAATGCTCAGCATCCACCATCCGCCGGACAGAATGCCGGCGATTTCCATGACGCTTATGCGCTTGCGCGTGTTCTTTTTCATCAGATTTTGACCTCCGTTCCCGTGATGGTATAGGGCGTGCGGCTCGATCCATAATGCGCCGCGTCCTGCCGCTGGATATACCAGCGGCTCGCGACGATCCATGACAGGACGGCCAGCGCCATCAGCAGCGCTGCCGTCCGGCGTTCCGTTTGCTTGCGTTTTTCCATGTTCATCCCTCCGTGATCCATGTCCGGCTGTTGATATATTCGCAGACGTGCTCCGGGTAGCCGTTTTCCCGGACGTAGGCGCAGAGCTCGCGCTTTACGTCATCCTCCGTGCCGCTGTCCATCGCGCGGGTGATCCGCACGGCGTTTTCTCCGGCGCATCCGTCGATATAGCGGGCAACGTCACTGTAAAACTTTTCCGGTTTGTAGCGAATCTCCGACAACGTAAATCCGAATCCAAATCCGTTCGGAGCCATGTCGTCGTAAAACTTGCGATCCAGTATGCAATCAATAATCATGGTGTTTTCCTCCGTGAATTTTTTCCGGGATTGTGCTCCCGTCTATCTATCAGAACGTTTCCGGCGTTTGCTAACCAGTCTTTTTAATGGCCGAATTTTTCCATCAGAGCACGTTCGATCCATTCATCGAACGACGTGTCGTCCGCTTTGCGATCCAGAAATGCGTCCACCGTGACTCCGCAAAACTCTGCAAGCCTGTTTTCGTCGTCCAGTGTTCCGCCGATTAAAATTTCTCCGGCGGCCTCCATGTGTCCGGCGCGGCTGCCCATCGTGACCAGCAGGTTATCCCGCAGCGGGCGATCCTGAAAACCGCCAATCATCCGAATTGCCTCATCCGCCGAGATCATTTCCTTCTCCCGGTAATAAACCGCCAAATCGCACTGCCGCATTATTTCCATTTTCTGATCCGGCGTCAGCTTGTCGTCCGCCTCGATTGTGTCCATCCGCGCGTTTGCGTATTTGATAATGTACTGTTCCGTTTTCATCCGAAATGACCTCCATGTTTTGATCCGGGATTGATCCCTGTTATATCTTCAGAAGAAAAGTCCATCCTGCTAACCAGAAATTCAAAAAAATTATTCCGCAAAACAAAAAAACCGCCCGCCGGTTATCCGACGGGCGCGTCTGTTCCATTTTTCAGTCCATGAACGGCTCCTGCCGGGCGAGAATGCGGCCTTCCCAATAAAGCGCCTCCTCGTCGCTGTTCCGGCGCTGTTCCGGTTTTGACGGGCTGAAATTTTCCAGCCTGTACCCGTCCGGATCGTCCGCGAGCCAGACGATGCCGCTCTCCGCGCGGATATCCAGAAAACGCGGATTCCGGCCTTTGTCTTTGCCGACGGCCATCAGCCATGCGTAAATCGCTTCCACGTCCAGTCCGGACTCAGCGGCCAGTTTTTCCGCGAGCCCATAAACGTCCTTGCGTATCATCGTGTTCCCTCCGTTCCGTTGTTCTGTTATATTTACAGAAGTTTTTCCGGATTTGCTAACCTGTTCCGGAATTTTTTATTCCTGCCGGTCGTGGATACAGAGCGGATAATACGTTCCGGTCTCCGCTCTGAATCGTGAGTCGCTCGTGTGCGCCAGATTCCCGCCGAACATCCACCATCCGGGACGGGCAACGACAGCGCCGTTTTCGTCCACCGTGGCCGGGATGATTCGCGCGTGATCCTCCGTCACACCATAGACGAATCCGGACAGGTTGCGGTGTTCCACCATGCAGAAATTTTCCGGGATGCCGTCATCCGTATCGACCGTGATGTGTCCGTCCGGGCAGGCTACCAGCAGCTCGTTGAACCGGCTGGAGATTCCGCCGTTCGTGGCGTCCCATTTTCCATGGCGGTAAACGTCTACCGGCAAAGCTTTGATTTTCATAGGTGATTCCCTCCATGATTGATTTTGTTCCGGGTTTTGTTCCCGTTATATCTTCAGAAAGAATTTGATCCGTGCTAACCAGGAAAATAAAAAATCCGGCGGGCATTTTTCAGCCCGCCGTGATCCGTTCCGCGCCTCCCTCCGTTATGCTGTCAGCGCTCGCCGCTGTGTCCAGCAGCGCACCTCCCGGACACAATAGACCTCCAGAATCATATGTCCGGCAGCGCGTACTTTCTTGACTGCATCCGTTATGGAATACGCCTTGACATATTCCGTCTTCAGGTAGTTTCCGCGCCCGTAAAACTGTACACAATAGGTTTGACGTTCCATGTTCGATCCTCCTCACTGATCCACGGAAGCAAAGCCCTGCTGACGCTCGGCCTCGTCCACCGCGTCATAAAACTTGTCGATCAAGCCGTCCGCCGTCCATTGCTCGCGCTGCACCTGCACGGCCTCCACCGTCCGGCGGGCGATCCGTCCGCGATTGCCGGACGCCTCCGCACGGCACACCGCGTCGCGTGCCTCCAGAATTTTGCGGCTCCGGTTCCCGTAGAACATCAGCAGCGCCTTTTCGAGTATGTCCTGCTCCTGCGCGTCGAGCGTCATCGTGATCGTGATTTTTTCCATGGTTCAAACCTCCATTGTTTTCTGTTCCGGGATTCCTCCCGGTTATATATCAGAAGTTTTTCCGTTCCTGCTAACCAGAAAATAAAAAAATCGCCGGGGATCTCTCCCCGGCGTGATTCCTCAATTCATCCAGTCCAGCGCCTCCGCGCCGTCGTCCAGATCGCCGCAGTACATGTCCGCAAAGCTCGTAAAGCCTCCGGATATCTCGTCCAGCGCCTCGCGCAGCTCGTAGCTGTCAAAGTAATCAAACATGATTCAAACCTCCTCAAAGATACGGGTTGCCGATCGTGCACGGCTCCTCGTGCAGCGCCTCGCGCGTCGTGACCTTCCTGATCTCCGGCTGCTCGCCGTATTCCTCCGCGACCTCTGCGGCCAGCGCCCGCGCGGCCTTCAGGCCGTAGCATCCGCCGACGCCGTTCCAGCGCCCGGCATTGTCGAAACCGACGTTGTAAAAGTTTTTCATGTGATGACCTCCCGTCATTCGTTCCGGCTGCCGTGGCCGCCGTTCTGTTATATCTACAGGCAAAATGTGTTCTGTGCTAACCATGCCAGCAAAAAAAATTGCCCGGCGGGAAAAACCTGCCGGGCGTGTTCCGCGCTCCTCAAATAAAGTACATTTCCCCATTGACTTCCAGGGCGACGGCCTCCTGCTGCATGGAGCGCTTGAGCTCCTCGCAGTGATCGACGACCGCGCCGATGTGCTGCTGGAGATCGCTGTCGCTCGCGTAGGCGAAAACAACCGTGGTATTTTCGGCGACAAGGCCGGCAGCGGGGGAGAGCCAATAGCCGAGCGCGGGCGTGCTCGTGGCGCCGCCGAAAAGCCTGGACAGCAGCGCCGCCGTGCTCTTGACCTGTTCCGTGTTATCCGTGGCCGTGTCAACGCCGGACGTGGCCGGGACGTAAACCGTAACTTTACTGGAAAGCTTGATGCAAGCTTTCAGCCGTGCATTATTGATCGTCATGGTGTTTGACCTCCTGTCATGAGATGAGGCGCGAGCGGGACGGCCCGCGCCCGGTTCCGGTTATATATCAGAAGAAAATCCCGGCTTGCTAACCATGCCCGCCGGGATTTTTTCAGGTCAGGCCGCGAGCGCGTCAGCAACGGCCTTTTTCATTTTCGCGATTCGCTTGTGCACGGCGACGTTAGAAATCCCGACATACTGCGCGATCTCGCGTTCCGTCAGGCCGAGCCGGTTATAACTCCAGATCCGGCGGCCTGTCAGGTCAAACCGGGAAATGACCTGCTCCACAATCACGCGGGCGATGGCGCTCGATTCGGTATTGTCCCGGCGAGCGCTTGCCATGGTCTCGACATAGCTGTAAGTGTCGCCGTCAGCGTCGACGATCTCGCGGACGCAAGCACGACCGTGCTTGATATCGGCGTAATAGATCGCCGCGATGCTCGCGTGCGCGGAGTCGTAAACGAGCTTTTGCAGGGACAGCGGACGTTTACCGGAGGCCGCGCGCTTTTCGTTGACTCGCGCGAGCTTTGCGGGATCGGCGAGCTTGCCCGCAATGCGGAGCCACGTCTCATTTACAAACTCGTCAAACTCATGGCCGTGCAGCGCGAACGCAGGGACTTCAGTAAACTGAAGATAATGGTCTTCGGTCGAATAGCCGATATCATTCTTCGCGGCCTTGCGAACGCAAGCCGTCATGAAGCGCATCTGTGCGGCAGTGTCGAGCGCAGCCCATTCAGCCGCGAGCGCGTCAGCATTTGCGGCGGCATACGGCGCTTCAGCTTCAGCCCACGCGAGCCGGAGGCATTCGCCCCAAATGACAGCGGACACGCTGCAGCCCATATCGGCAGCAGCAGCGCGACGGATCGCCCACGCGCGGCGCATGATGGCGGAAAGATCGTACTTGTGGTTGATGGTGTTTTTCATGGTGACAGCTCCTTAAATTAGATAGTCTACAATGACGCGCTATGCGAGCAGCAGCGCAGCGGATGGAACCACGCCCGGCAGCCCGCACGGGCAGCCCTGTATCTAATGGTATTGTACCATATATGCGGCCAAATGGCAAGCCTCTAATGACGCGCTTTAGATATCGGATCTGTAGAAAAACCAGGATCTATTTTGTGCAATATGCTAGATACTAATGACGCGCTATCAGAGCGCAGCAGAGGCCGCAGGACGCACGGCAGCAGAGCAGGAGCAGAGACAGAGGAAGAGGAGCAGGACAGCAGCAGAGCGCAAGCAGAGACGCGAGGAGCGCAGCAGGACGGCAGCAGCGCGGGCACGGCCTCGCCGGAGCCGGGAACCACCTGCACGACCTGCACGGCAGCCCGCACGGCCTCGCCTACGGCAGCGCAGCCGGAGACCGCCGCACGGCCTCGCCCACCATGCCCGGCAGCCCTGCGCGATCTGCGCGAGCACCTGCACCGCAGCAGCCCGGCACGGAATCCCGGCAGCCCTGCGCAGCGCCTACGGCAGCTGGAGCAGCCCGCGAGGAGTAAAGCAGAGAAAGCAGGGACGGACGGAAGGAAGGACGGGAAGGAGAAGACCGGACGCGCAACAGGCCGCCTGTAGCATCAGCAGCAGCCCGCCGCGCTCGCTTGCGAGCCCTTCACGCCCTGCGCGGCCTTGACGACCGCAGCAGCGCCGCAGAGACGCGAAAACGCCCGGAAAAGCAATTCTGCACTTTGAGAGATTGCAGAACAGGCCGCCCGCGCGTTGATATCCGGCCATTTTTTCACGCTCCAGAGACCCGGGGAGCCTCCACATTTTGGCCGGCGACTAGCCAAAAAAATTTTGGCTCAGTACCTTCATCCCCACACCATCCTCTTTTTCAGCCTTCCCGTCGATCATCGCCTTTCAGCTATTCGCAAAGCCAATCAACCGCAAAACGATCTTCAACGAAATAGCAAAACACAAAAACACCAAACAAAAGTTAGCAAAAACACATAATAATCTGATATATCCCACCTGGTCTTACTGAAGATCAACGAGATATTCAGCGATTTTACCAAATAATATCAACATTTCTATTGACAAATCACCATCCATACTATATAATAAAGAGTGTGCAGAAGCACGTTTTTCATTGCATAAAGCAAAACACTAAAGACTGGAGGACTGCCCGATGGACGAGCAAATCTGCCTTTTTGAAGAACCCATGCAGCCAGCAGCGCCGGAGCAGAAGGACGGGATCTTGATCCAATTCCCACTGGCTCAGGAAGACTCGAACGTAGTACATCTACCGGGAGTCTCCAAGAAGAAGGACAAGAGAACCCATAAGAAAGAATGGAAAACCAAAGACAATTTCATCAACAACGCCAGAGCCGGCCAGGAGCAGACGGTCTACGCCATCAAGTCTATGGAAGACCGCAAGCGGATGGCAGCTTGGCTATTAGAGAACAAAGACCGGAAATACTTCCTGGCCTTTACGCTTGGCATCAACCTTGGGCTGAGAGCGAATGAGCTGCTACAGCTTCGTCAATGCGACGTCTTCAACCCTGACGGATCTTTCCGATACAACGGAGGAGATTTAACAGACACGTCTGACAGGGTAATGGTAGATCAGAGCAAGACCCATAAGAGACGCAGACTCTACCTGAACGAAGCATGCATCAACGCCCTTAGCTGGTATTTCCCCGTAAAGGGATCTCAGAACTACAGCCAAGCCTATCTGTTTAAGAGCAGAGAAGGAGGACACATTGAAGTTGGTACGTTCTGCAAGGTCTTAAAGGAAGCTGCTGCCGCATGTGGGATCAAGCTCAATGTTGGTACGCACACCCTGAGAAAGACATACGGATACGAACACTTCAAAAGAAACCATGATGTGGTTTATCTCCAGCAGCTCTTTGGTCATTCCAGTCCTCTGATCACCATGCGATACATTGGTGTTACGGAAGAAGATGAGAAAGCTGCTTTCCATGCAATGTCTATGGACTTCCTGAAGATGTTGAATGAGGAAGAGACGGGGGATTGATTACATTGATTCCTTTTACGGTGTCTCCACATGATCCTTCTACTGTTACTGCGCAGTAGAGTTTAGCACCCTGCATTATTGATAGCTGGTTGCTAACCGTGTTTTAGAGGTCTTTCGTCAAGCACCCCCGGAGGGGCGCTCGAACGAAAGTGAGAGCAAGACTGTAGGTTCTGAATATTATGCATAAATGACTGTATATTTTCTTTGCTTGCAAAAGTAGCAAGCTACGCTTAAGGGGCGATTTTTGAAAAGTGAGTGTTTTCAATGCCTTGAGGGGTGTAAAAAAACGATTTTAGAACCTCGGAAGTTCTAAAATGCTTTTTGAGGCATCCGAAAATATTCATTCAATGCATAAATATACAGAATACAGTGTATATCAGTGAATATAGCGTATAAAGGAGTTTTACATGATTCACGAACAATTTGGCTGCCCGCCGGACTACAATCCCGGCTTCTGTTACGAGCCTATGGATGATGAGTGCACCCGCTGCTGGCGCGGCTGGTTCCGGGAGAACGGATGGCAGCTTGACCAGGCACGCCGGATCGTTAAGGCGTACAACAGTTTGAAGGAGTCTCCGCAGGTGTGCGTGGTTCCGGATTTCTCAGAAGAAAGAGGTGACGACGAGTGAGATGGGAGAACCGCTTGTATAAGGTGGTCTTGCATGGTGACGACTGCGTGCTGTGCTCGGCGACAAGGATGAGCAACGGACACTGGCTTGCCTGCCTCACCATTGACGAGAATCCATATGAGCAGCAGCGGTGGTTTATCAGGAAAGAGACACCGGAAGACGTCATGAAGGAGCTGTCTACGCTGATTTATAATTACTGCATGAAAAAGGCGGCCCATTATTCCGGCATTGTCAATGGGCTGCCTGATATCGAGAATTTGACAGAGGAGGAGAAATCATAATGGGCTGGATTATTGCAGCAGCGTATTTGCTGATCGGGTTTGTTACATCTGTGCTGTTCTGTAAGTATGGATGGAATGACTACGATGTAGGGGATGTTGCGCTTCAGATTATCCTTTGGCCTGTGGCGGTTGTCCTTACGATCTTCTACTTTGCGGCATGGGCTGCGCACAAGCTTGCCGGTAAGAAGCTGGATAAAACATACAGAGAGTATATGGGGTGAGGAGTAGGAAGGTATGCATTATGCGTGCGAATATAGCGCAGCTTATCTGCGCGATCATGGATATCAGGTAGTTCCGCCAACTGTCAGTCTTTGCTGGACATGCAAGCACCGCATTCGTGAGTGGGATTTCTTTAACGATTGTTGGAGGACGTGCGCAATGAATGGAAATCTTGTGATTGTAACGGCGGATGGGGTACGCAAAAGAGTGGAAAAACTGCCTGCGAAAATGAGATGCCATGAATATATCCCGGTTTGGGAGGAGTGATGATATGGATGACGAGAGAATGAGATGGGTTGACGGCGCCTGCGGCAAACGGGCTATGCTTATGGAAGGCAATAAGATCATCGCCGTGTTGGAGCGGTATGATCTTGATGATTCTTGTCCTGATTTTATTTGGACGTGGGAAGTTCTGATGCGCGGCATCGATCTGCCCAGCCTTATCATGAATTATGAGAGTATGGCCGTGGCGGAGTTCAAGGCGACGCAGGAAATCGCCAAGATGTGTATCAGCAGGGAAGAATACTACAGACGGATCAGAGAACATCTTCCGGACTGGGATGATGTGTACCATAAGATGGCGTTTGAAAAGGCTTGCCAAAATGCCGTGGCGGAATATGAGAATATGAAAGCGAGGAGTGGTTGGACATCATGAACAATGTGATTCTTAGAAATAACGAGCTGTACATCAATGGATTTAAGGCGCCGCTGCCGAATCCAAAGCGCAAATACCACAGGGTATATCAGAACAATGACCGGCTGTTTGTTGACGGCTACGAATGGAAGAACGGGACGTGGAAGTGGTCTCTGATCGCCTTCCTGTTCTACTAAAGGAGAAAAAAGATGACTACTGTATTATTTATTCTGGTATATCTGGCTGTCGGGATTTTGGTCACGTCTGTTGCGGTAAAAGTTACTCCTGGTGACTTTGATGTTGAAGATGTCTTCTTTTCAGTGATTGTATGGCCTTTTGTGTTTTTCATCGGTGTGCTTGTAGGAACTGGATATGTTTTGTGCAAGGCGGTTGAAGCGATTACAGGAGAGTCTATTAGCTACAGAGGATGGTGGTATTGACGAGCGGCGCACTAATCAAAACCATTTTGCTGCTGACAATGCTGTATTTTCACATTATGGATGACTACAGACACCAGGGCATTCTAGCCTCTATGAAGCAAAAGAGCTGGTGGCAGCAAAACGCTCCGGACGGGATGTACCGGAATGACTATATCGTCGCTTTATTTGAGCACGCATTCTCATGGACGTTTGCGATCCATATTCCTGCTATCTTCTATAAGGCGGTTGTTGGTTGGGATATGGGGATTGGGCTTTTTCTATTCGTGTTCATCTTTATGTGGACAATGCATGCGTTTGTCGATCATATGAAGGCGAACCTCCATATGCTGAATCTCGCGCAGGATCAGCTCGTTCACTTAGCTCAGGTTGTGTTTGTGTGGGGATATTACTGCTTTACGCGATAAGGAAAGAAAAATGATTCTATGGGTAGATGACATCAGAGAGCCGCCGCAGCAGAAGGGATACCGCTGGGTTAAAAGCGTGAACGAGGCCAAGGCTGCCATTGATGATTTTGAAAAGAAGATCGACAAGGGCGTTATGCATCCGTGGGCGGAGATCCGCTATATCGACATCGACCACGACGCCGGCGACTATGCCTGTGACGGCGGTGATTACATTAAGCTGCTGGACTGGCTGGAAGAGCGCGGTGCCTGCTATGATATTCGGATTCACTCTATGAATCCGGTTGGTGTTATACGAATGCGTTCAATTATTGAAAGAAATAAGTGGAGGGAAGTATTTTAGATGGATAGCTTCAACAATATGTCTGATACAAATACAGAAACGGATTTTACATATATTACAGGGTCATGCAGTCTGCGACTTCCGTGTGGTGTTTGTATGATGACGAACAAAGTTTGTCCTATGCATGGTTCGTTTCCGCAAACGCCAATTTATGGCACGGGAGAATTTACCTGTTCAGCAAACAGCGGGAAAACGTCAAAAACTGTAAAAAATGTGTATACAAAAACAACAAGCACACCTGTCGTTACAAATTATGATTATTTGCAATCTCTTGGTTTGAAAGAGTTTGCAAAGGTTCTTGGTGATGGTTTGTGCCCAGGATTTGATGATAAGACGTGGGAATGCAGAACCAATGAGCATGGAGAAGCGGAATGCAAAGTTTGTGTTTTGGAGTGGCTGTCGAGTGAAGCCAGAGTTTAAGTTTGCAGGCCAACGCGCTTTGGTAGCTGCGCCTTGTGTGGATAATTCTGGAGGTGCTGCAAAAAGCGCGTTTATGAAGTGGTTTTACGATCACTATTATCCAGATCTGCCGGATAAGTGGAGGCAGATAATTGAGGATAGGCAGAAGCGCGTGTTAGATTCCGGAGCATCAGAAGGAGTCGGACGGGAAGATCGTGCCGGCGGAGACGTGTAGTATGTTTAGAGTGATTATTGCAGGAAGCCGGGATTTTGACGACTACAGTCTGCTCAAAACCAAAATGGACTCTCTGCTGCGCAATAAGGATGACGACGTATGCGTTGTATGCGGAGAAGCAAGAGGGGCGGACACGCTCGGGAGGCGGTACGCGGAGGAGCGTGGGTATCAAATCATGTCATTTCCTGCGAAGTGGTCTGAGCATGGCAAACAGGCCGGGTATCTTCGCAATATCGAAATGGCGGAGAACGCGGATGCGCTTGTCGCGTTTTGGAACGGAGAAAGTCATGGGACGAAGCACATGATCGATACTGCAAAAAGATACGGGCTTCAGATCCGGATTATAGAAGTATGAAAGCAGGTTTTGATAATGATCAAAATTGTTCAAGGAGATCTCTTATCGGCGAACGCTGATGTAATCTGCCAGCAAGTAAATTGCCAAGGTGTTATGGGTGCTGGGCTTGCAAAAGAAATCTATACTAAATGGCCGTGCGTCAAAAGGATGTATCAATCATTTTGCAAAGCAGTCGGAGATCCGTATATGCTACTCGGTATGGTATATGTTATTCAGATACCAGATGTCCCATTTATCATTGCAAACGTATTTGGTCAATTGAATTATGGCAGACAGCGTGTGTGCTATACAAGCTACGATGCTCTCAGGACGGCGTTTACAAAAATCCATAATACATATCCGACAGATAAGATAGTCGCGTTCCCGTATGGATTTGGCTGTGGGCTTGCAGGAGGAGATTGGAAGACTGTACTAAATATCATCGATGAATGCTTTGTTGGTCGTATGGTACTTGTCTATAAAAAGGAATGAAAGCAGGCTTTTATCATGTTTGATTTTCGGAGAGCGTTTCATCCAACGCGAGAAGAACAAGAGGAAGACCGTCTCAGATATATGGAAGTATGTCAGAAGGCCGTTGAAAGAAAAGCGTGCTGCACATGTGCCCATCACATTAGTGTGTCCGGTTATCATCCTGGTTTTGTTACAGGGGCAGATGAAGATTGTGAATTAGGACGATGCCCAATCGAAACGTGCGAAGATTATGAATTAGACTCAGCAGATTTTGTAAATGAAAGCAGGTTGTTATGAGTTACGATATCAATGTGGACGATCTGATTCGGTATTTTGAAGATCAGGGATGCATTATTACGAAGGCCAAGGAAGGGCAAGGCGGTTTTTTCATCGACGGCAAGCCGATCAATCTGGCAGAAGTATTTGAGCCGGACGTCTGCGCGAGCTGCGGCAACAACCCAAAGAACGGCGGCAGCGGAGTTTGCCATTGTGTACTTGGGCAAAGAACATTTTACTGAAAACGGAGTTTACTGAATATGGACGAGATCCCGAAGTATCGGAAGAAAGCAAAGAAAAAGACCCCGCCGAAGGCAAAGCACAAGCATGTCTATGAGGACTGTGTGATTGAGTATCCGCTGGAGATCCCGTGGAAGCCGGGTGAGACGCGCAGGAAAATTGAATCTTACTGCCCAATTTGCGGAAAGCGCGGATATATGATGAACAGGGAGAAGTGGACGGTAAACGGAAAGGGCAAATATGGCTATTTCGTAGAATTGAGTGATGCTGCGATTGCAGAGCTGAACGAAGAGACGCGCACGCTTCCGCTTTTCTATGTGCCGGATTATGTATATACGAAATATTTTGATTTGGAGCAGAAGCAATGCTGAGAACCTATAAGATCGATCATATCGATGACATCACCATCTACTTTACGGATGAAGACGGCATGTATAAAAGGGCGACGGTGAAAATTGAGATCCCGGAGTGGTTTAAGTCTGTGGGAAGTATTTCGATCACTGAAAAATCCGCCTTGCGTAAGATTGACGGATTCACGGTGAAAGAAGAGCTTGGAGTGCTCTTTGAGCTGAATGCTTCTTGTGACCGTGTGAGTTTACAGACTGAGGAGCTATATAAATCAGGAGGTGTGAATGTATGATTTCTGCATGGCATTTGGCGTGGATTGCGCCGCTTTGCACGGTGTTCGGATTTGTCATCTGCGCGATGTTCAAGGTCGGCGCTGCTGCGGATCTGGCTATGCTGCCAATTGATTATGACGAGCGGCAGTTTTACTTTGACTGATAAGAAGGTGGTCATATGGTAGTGGGATCTGATTATGATGTCGCGATGAAGAAAGTTGACATGAGTGCAGAGTCGATTTTTGTGATCCAGTACGATCAAAGGAAGATCCGCTGTGAAGAAGCAAATAACATCTTCCAAGCCGCAAAGCGAATTGTGGGAGAACAAAAAGTGCTTATGATTCCTGATATTTGCGTCATTGCAACGTGGGATAAGCGCACTCTTACGAAGCTGAGGGTTTACATCGATGGGCTTTTGGAAGCGACGCCAAACAAAGAGGAGGGTAATACATGAATGAACAGGATTTTTTGAAGCTGTGCAAGGAGCTTGTGCGTGATTACGCGAACGAGCATCTTGACAAGGCGGACGGTGTGCAGATCACTGTCGCAGATGTGTTTTGCGTCTGGGCGTGTAAAACACTTCAAAACAACAAAGCGATGCTGAGTACAACGCTGTTTGACGGTATGTACTATGAGCTGACTTATAACGGCGACAAGGATGAGCTTTATTTTGACGCTTATAAAAAGTTCGAGAACCGCCGAATCCCTCTGTATTCTCATTCGTGATGAGGTGACAGATGGGAAGAAAGCTGTATATCTCAGATCTTCATCTCGGTCATGCCAATGTCATCCGGTTTGACGGCAGGCCTTATGAAACGGTCGATGAAATGGATGCTGACATTATCCGCAGATGGAACAGTGCGGTGCAGACGGACGACACGGTGTATATCCTCGGAGACTTTTGCTGGGGTAAAGAGGAAGACTGGATTCGGTATCTGCGGCAGATGAAGGGCAGAAAAGTGCTGATTCGCGGAAATCACGATCTCAGAACGATGTCTGTCAGGCTGCGAAACATGTTTCAGGACGTGAAGGACTATCTGGAGATTAAGGATGGAGATCTGAATGTGATTATGTGTCACTATCCGATCCCATTTTATAAGCGTTCGTATTTCGAGCGGACGTTTATGCTGTTCGGACACGTCCACAACACCAGAGAAGACGGATTCCTGACGCAATGGCGCAGGCTTCTGCAGGAGACCAGATGCTGCGCGGGAGACGCCAGAGGGCAGTTTTACAACGTCGGCTGCATGATGCCCTATATGGACTACACACCAAGGACGCTGGACGAAATTTTGAGCCGCGTCTGATTAAAAGCGCAAAGCAAAACATTAAAGACCAGAAAAGGAAGATGAAATGAGCGGATATAAGATTGCAATCATTGCGGCGCTCGCAGCGCTTTTTGTTGAGTGGACAGTGGCGCTGATTCTGGCGCAGCGCGACGAGGATACTGCGCTGCGCTGGGCGATGGGGCCGGTCTATCCGTTGGCATATCTGCTGACCTACCCGATCAGAATGTCGCGCAGATATGACAACAACCGCAAGCGATATGAGGACGCCGGCATTACAAAATGGCAGTACATCTGCGGCAAGAAACCGGATTACAGCAAAATGGATTATCCGGACGGATGGGGCGGACTATGAATGCTGAAACGAGTCTTTTGGTCAGAAGGCTCGACTCCGGCGGGTACACCGTCGTTCTGGATGACAAGGCATGGGAGTGCGCGGATCAGGAAGAATTGCTTGCGCTATTAAGACAAATCACCGCAGACAGCGGCGAATATGGAGGACAGCAATGAACGGCAGGATGATTTACTTCGCAGAGAAGAATATCCACGGCGGCTGGGCCGTCTACGGCGAGATCGGTGTGCATCAGTATTACGGCTGCACGAAGAAGGAGGCGCTGAATATGTATGCCTCTGAGTGCAAGCGGACGGTAATCCGCTGCCAGAAAAAAGATAAGGACAAACAAAAATGCTGACATGTGAAGGCTATAAGATGTTTTTCGGACGGGCAACTATTACGCCGGTTAATATGCGCGGATCATTCACGGTGGTCGGAACCTGGCTTTATAAGCCGGAGTATCGGTGCTGGTATGTGAACGGCGAAAGTTATCCGGAAGAAATTGTGTCCTCGCTTGTGGAGATGGAGCCGGAAGAAGATGATGGGGAGTTTGACATCCCGTTTTAAGGAGGCGAAACAGAATCGATATACCAGACGCGCCCTGGATTAGAGAGACTGAGCAAACAGGGTATTGCAGCAGCGGGTGGTGGAACAACCCGCCAAAGGACGCCGCAGCAGACGAGGAGCAGAAGTATTGCCACGAGTGCGTGCACTTCGGATGGCGAGACATTCTGAACCATACCGGGATCTGCAGCAAAAGAAAAGAAGGCAGGTACGCTTACGATTTTGTATGCGACTGCTTTATCGAAGAATATCCAATGGAAAGGAGCAACACAGAAATGAAAGAACTGACGCTTGAATATACGCTGGAGGTTACGGAGATCGTAAAGATCCCGGACGAAGAGGAGTTTTCTCCGCTGTTGTATGACAAGGAGGCTATGAAGAAGTTTATTCAAGAAAGCGTGAAAGCGCGGCTTGACGTGGACGACGTTCTTGTGAAGAAATACAAGATCTTCGAGACCGGTAACGGCGATGCAGCCTCAGACGAATAAAAGCAGCGAATCGCTGCAGGTCATTGCTATGCATGGGTTGTTGAGAAAGATGAAGGAAACACAAGAAACAGTGATTTGCGATCTGAAGGCAAAGATTGATGAGCTTGAAGCTGAGGTTAGCGTATATCGGTCTGAGCTTGCAGAGTACGAACAGATGGCGGCATCGTATGGCATCGACGCAAAAACGATGTGTACACTTGCAAAGAGCCAGATCAAAACATGCGCCGAGAACATCCGCCTGCGGGAAGAGAACGAATTGTACCGGCATATCTTCAGGTGTGTTGGAGCGATTTTTTCACATCAAAGAGATTTCGAAAAGCTTTCCAGTCAATTGGAAGGCATTGCGGAAGAGAGGGCTTCGTGGTTGTAAAGGTTTGTGACATGATCATGGGCGGTGGCAAGACACAGGCCGCCGTCACACAAATGAATACAGACTCAGAAAGCAAGTACATTTTCATCACGCCTTATCTGAAAGAGGTTGAGCGCATCAAGGAGAGCTGCGCGGACAGGCATTTTCTGGAGCCGATGAATCACGGCGAAGGGAAGCTGGAAGATCTGCACGCTCTTCTGAGCGACGCCTGCAATATCGCAAGCACGCACGCCCTGTTTTGCGCATACACCGAAGAAACGCTGCGGCTAATTCGTGAGGGACATTACAAGCTGATTCTGGACGAGGAGCTGCAGGTGCAGAAGCAGATCCCGATCACCAAGAGCGACTGGGACATGCTTTTGAATGAGAAAATGATCGTCATCAACGAGGACGGAGCCGTGAAGTGGCTCGAAGGCGACTATGAGGGCGAGTTCTCGGCGCTGAAGGCGATGTGCGAGACCGGAAACGTGACTTGGTATGACAACTATCTGATGGTCTGGACGTATCCGGTAGAGGTTTTTGAGGCGTTTGAAGATGTGATCATCCTGACGTATATGTTCGACGGCCAGTTTCAGAAGTATTACTTCGATATGAACGGCGTGGAAGTCCAGAAGATTGGCACTGAATACGTTGACGGAGAATATCGTTTTACGGAGCGCGTTACGACGCCGGCGTATGTTCGCGGTCTGAGAGACAAAATTCATATTGTTCAGGATCGTAAGCTCAATGAAATTGGAGAGGCCGGCGGTGCGCTGTCTGTTTCGTGGTATGACCGCGCTCGCCGCTCTCCGAGCCAAAAGAACCTGAAACAACTGAAAAAGAATCTTGCCAACGTCTTTAAGAACAAGTTTTCCTCCCCGACGGACAAAAACCTCTGGACGACCTTTAAGGATTACAAGGACATCTTAAAAGGGAAAGGCTACACAAAGGGGTTCCTTCCGTTCAACGTCCGCGCAACCAACGCATACAGAGACCGAAACTGTCTCGCATACTGCGTCAATGTGTTTTATAACCCGGTTATGAAGCATTACTTCGAAGAGCATGGCGTAGAAGTCAAGGAGGACGACTTCGCACTGAGCGAGATGATCCAGTGGATTTGGAGATCCGCGATCCGCTGCGGCGAAGAGATCTGGGTTTATATCCCAAGCAAGCGGATGCGGATGCTTCTGGAAGGCTGGCTGAATGAGATGGCGAGATTGAGGTGAACAAATGGCGGGAGACTGCAAAGAAACTGCGTGGGATCATGTATCCGGTGATCAAAGCGCAATGTTCTTTTCTTCTGAGAAGAAATATATTAAACGGATCTATGATCTGATGGCGGAATATCCGGATGACGTCGAGATGGTTGCTGAGAATCAAGACGGCAGTATTTGCGTTCGGATTCCAATTGAATGGCTGAGGATTCGGCCAAAGAAGAAAACAAATTTAACACCCGAGCAAAAGGCTGCGGCTGCGGAACGCTTGGCGAAATACAGATTGCAGAATCAGGCAGACGGCCCGGAGTGTGAGAAGGGAGAGGAGCCATGTGTTTCTGGCGAGGAGATTGTCTCTGGGCGGATCAATGCGGGATGACAGATCCTGATGTGTGCGACGATTACACGCCGGTTGATTTGTCAGAAAAAGACGAGCGTTTTTATGACGAAACATTGAAAGAAAACCAGGAAGAATATCTGGAAATGATAAAAGACTACTCGGATGGTAGAGATTATGAATCGTGAAGAAAGAAGAAAAAACGCAAAGAAAGAAGCAGCGCTGAAAAAGCTATATGCCAATCTTTGGAAAAATCTGCGGGAGATGAATCTGGAGGAACTTGTAAAGGCGGCTGCGGAAGACGACGCGCTGAAGGACGGAGACCGCGTGAAGCTGGATCTGCAGCGGATTCAGGGCAGACAGGACTATCGGCGCATGCAGCGCGAGTATAAAATCTTTGTTGAGACGCACAAGGACGATATTTTTACGGTGAAGCTGCTTCAGAATGAGCGTTATCCGGCGATCGTGACATTCTATGAGGATGACACTTGGCATTTTTGGAGCGGCGATCTGAAAAGGATGCGGACGGAGGGATCGGAATAACGAATCGGTCAGTATGCATTGTGTCGGCGGACGCGAAGGATTTGTATTTGGCCTGCTATTCCGCGCCTTCCAGCACGGAATACAGCGTTCTATATCGCAAGGGTCAGAACGCCGGCGAGATCAACACAAGACGGTTTATCAACACACTGGATTACAGTCTTGATCTGATCAAGCTGAGAGAAGTCTATGAAAAGGTGTACCGGCGTCTTGATTTCTCCTTTGAAAAGAGAGGCAGAGAGTATTGCAAAAGTGTCATCAATGTCACTTTCAAGTACAGTGTCAAGGAATACAACCTGTTTCACGACAAGACGTATGTCAAGCTCGGCTATGTGCCGGCGGATGTGGAGCTGCACGATAATATCTGCGTGAAAAACGGAGAACTGATTGCGATCCGCGTGGAGAATCCGGTCGAGGCTCCCGTTTCTGCGGATATTCTCGGGAAATACTTTACATTTGACGATGGCGAATACCGTCTGAACAAGGCGCTGAAGGTTGTACATACCGTAGCAGATCTGAGAAGGATGCTGTATCAGAACGGATTTGTGTGCGACGGCGTGCGATATCGACGCTTCAAGCGTTCCAGCGGCAGCAGCCGCGTCGGAAAGTGTCTCTTTATCGATGATCGCCTGTATGACCGGATGCATAAATGGGAAATGTGCGGGCTGAAAGTAAAGGAAGGGCAGGAAGTGGATCTTGCTGCCCTGGAAGCCTATATTGCTCTGACGCTGAGCAGCATTATCGGGACGATTCCGCTTCGGCCTGAAAACTTCCTTGTGATCGACGACTTCGAAAGTGTATTTCAGGATCGTGCGGTTGTATCTCGCATCGGAGACGACGGCTGGCTGGAGTCCAAGCCGGAGGATGTAGAGGTGAAAAACAGTATTTGGGACGGTCAGTCTCTGATCGACAAGTCTGCGATGGGAGAGTATCAGGATTTCGGTATGATCCTGCTGCGCAACCGCTTCTTCAAGTCTGCCTGCTTCAACACCAACATTCAGCAGTTTTTCGCGGATCACGGTATCACGGACATTTCGCAGCTCAACGGGTTCACGCTCGCGGAAAAGCTGGAAGACGTTCTGATCATCACGACGCCGAGCAGCATCAAGTACCAGAAATTCGGCAGTCTTGAAACGTGGCTGCGGATGCTGGATGAAGACGGCGAGTTCGGTATTGTGAAGCACGAGAAGAAAACACACTTTTTCGATGGCCGCATGGTCATGACGCATTATCAGTTGCTGAATACGCTGCAGATGACGCAGGAAGAGGTAGACGAGTTCGTGAAGCCTTCACTGGATTATCTGCGCATGATTCACACAGATCCGGCTGTTTTAAGGTATCATATCAAGTTCTCCGGCTATGGTGAGCCGATCAACCCGGCGCAGTCCGCAAACGAGGTTGTATATCAAATGCTCGGGATCACGGACAAGTTCTTCTACACGAAGCTGTGCGACGATTTCAAGCATGATGTGGTCAAGTCCTTCAAGAAGGCGCTGAGCCACGGGCATATCCTCGTAAACGGAAACTATTCAACCTTGCTTGGCAACCCGATTGAGATGCTGTATGCGTCTATCGGGGAGTTTGACGGAGAAAGTCAGATCGGCGTTGGGAATATCTACTGCAAGCGTTTCCCGTTCGGGCAGCGGCTGCTTGGATCAAGGTCGCCCCACGTCACTGCGGGCAACATTCTATTAACGAATAATGAAGACAACGCGGAGATCTCGAAGTACCTCAATCTCACAAATGAGATTGTTTGTATCAACAGCATCGGGGAAAACATTCTGATGCGTTTGTCGGGTGCAGATTTTGATTCGGACACGATGCTGCTGACAGACCACCCGTTGTTGATTATGGCGGCGGAGCGCAACTATCACCGTTTTCTGGTTCCAACCAGCATGGTTGAGGCAAAGAAGGTTGTCAGACATTATACGCGAGATGAGCAGTCTGATCTGGATATCAAAACTTCGGTCAACAAGATCGGCGAGATCGTGAATCTGAGTCAGGAACTGAACACGATGATGTGGGATCGCATGAACAATGGCGAGCAGTTTGAAGATGTGGAGGAGCTTTATTGCGACATCGCGAAGCTGGATGTGCTCAGCGGCATTGAAATTGACAAGGCCAAGAAGGAGTTTGCGGTCAACAGCGTCGGAGAAATCAAGAGACTAAAGAAAAAATACAGCGCACTGGATGAGACCGGGCGACAAGTGAAACCGAATTTCTTTGGAAAGATCGCCAGAGGGAAGGGGTATTACGACAGTAAGCGCAAAAACTATCAATTTCACGACACGACGATGGATTATTTGCAGCACACGCTGAATGCCTATCGCGCCGGCAAGGCCAAAGATGGCGTCATTCCGTTCTCGGATCTTCTCATTTCTTCGGATGATGTAAGCGCACACCGGGTTTGGCTGCCGCAGGTCAGCAGAATCATCGGATTGGTTCGCAACATGAGATCGCAAATTCAGGCGGTATGGAACAATACGGATGACGGTCTTGACAATGAGACGAAGACTGTTATCACAGCGGAGATCCGTGAGAACTGCTACAGTTATATCAAGTCCATTCAGATCAGCAAGTCCACGGCATACCGTCTGTTGCTTGAGATTGAGGCGGCTGAAAACAAGGATATCGGAAGAAGTCTGTTCTACACGCTGTTCTCGCTGCCGAACGAAAGTTTCTTGCGATTGATTGAGGCGCAAAGAGAGGATATCCCTGTCATTGAGGAAGTGCATGGTGATGATTATGACCTGCAGATTTACTCGTTCAAGTTCAGCAAAATTGCATCATAATTATACTTCAAATTGTGCAAAATATACAATTTTCAATCAAAATCCTCGACGGAATTTTGCGGCATGGCCGATGATTAACGGGCGAGCCAGCGGATGAAAATTTGGTGATAAGGGTAGAACGAATCATTCTACCCGAAATTCATAAAAAAGGATGATGTAATTAGTGATCCAAATCACCAAAGAAGAGAAGCAAAAGCTGGAGTTGCTGTACCCGAACTATCAGTATCCGAGAACGATGAAGCAGGACTCCAAGAGACACCACTATTACTGCACGGAGTCTGAGGAGCTGATGCGTGCAATCGCGGATACGAACGACCGTGCCGCAGAGTGCGTGAAGGAGTTTGACCGGCAGCATGCGCTTCGTGCCGCGAGAAAGAAGAATCGCGGAGGTAAGTGAAATGGCGAAGCAGAATTATGCGGAGGTTTTCTTCAATGCCAAGATTGATCTCTCTGATATGACGATTACGGAGATATACGATGATGCTATTCTCGTGCATTCATTGACTGATTTGCTGAACCGGTGGAGCGGCGCCGATGGTGTGACGCTGGCGCTCTCGCGTGAGACAACGATTCAAGGGAAACGGGGTGATGCGACATGAACCCCAAGTACGCCAGAAAAGAGGGAGAAGAACTCTATGAATACGGTCTTCGCCTGATTGAGATCAAGGTGGAACAAAAGCCTGAAGATCTGGATTGGGAAGATATCGTGGAGGCTGCCGGACTGGACTGCCACAGAGACAGTCTGCGGAAGGCCGCTGCGGTGACGCCATACAGCGGATATGCAGTGGCGCAGTATTTCAAGCGGAAGCTCGCCTCACAGTATGCGGAGCGTCCGGATGAGTATCTGGACGAGGTTGACGTGAAGCTGGCCGAGCTTCGCAAGGAGAGCAAGAAGTTCTTTGATCAGCGGCGCGAGTTTAACAAGCTGCTGGATCAGCTCGGCAGGGAAGAGCATCTGGAAGATCGTCTTGTGGACGCGGCGATGGCTCTGAACGAGCTTCGACCACTGGAGGCTGACAAGGATATCGCTTTCTACCACAAGAACTGCGAGGCCGTGATTGTGTTTGCGGACTGGCACTATGGCATGAAGACAGACAACATCTGGCAGCACTATGACACAGAGGTGTGCCGGGAGCGCGTCGATCAACTGATTACGGAGTCGATCAAAAGAATCCGGCTGCATCATTGCGAAAAGCTGCATATTCTTCTGCTCGGCGATATGGCCCACGGCGCCATCCATGTAAGTGCCAGAGTGGCATCAGACGAGCTTGTTTGCAATCAGCTTATGCAGGTTTCTGAGATCATTGCAGAGGCAATCAGTACACTTGCAGACGTGGTGGAAGAAACCTATGTACATGCGACATACGGGAATCATTTGCGGACGGTTCAAAATAAACAGGACAGTATTCACGCCGACAACATGGAGCGTCTGATCCCGTGGTGGCTGCAGCAGCGCCTTTCCGGAAGAGACGACGTGTTTTTCCCGGAAGCGGAATACTATGAGTTCCTTTACTTTGATGTATGCGGTCATCATATCTGCGCGACGCACGGCGATCTGGACGGCCTGAAAGCCGCCGGCAAGACGCTGAACACGCTGTTTATGAAGAAATACGGAACCGGGATCGATTATGTGATTCTGGCCGACAAGCACCACAAGGAAGAGTTTGAGGAGCTTGGGATCGAGAGCATGATTGTCCGCAGTCTTTGCGGCACGGATGATTTCGCAAACGGAAAGCGGCTTTATTCCATGCCGGGTCAGCTCATGATGATTTTCAACCAGGAAGATGGCTGCGACGCATGCTATCAAATCAAATTTAAGTAAGGTTGTGTAGAATGGTAAAAAAGAAAAGCGATCTCATTGACGAGCTCGCAAGAATGGGATATGTGAAGAGTCAGGCCAAAGAGGTTGTCAACGACATCCTGATTGTGCTTTCCAAATGGATGGCGGCACATTACAGCGTTTCGCTGCACGGCTTCGGCGGATGGAGCGTACAGATGCACAAGGGGCATCCGATCCAGAACGCCAACACAAAGGAAATTGAGGTAATCCCGGATTATCCCGTGATCAAATTCACGCCGGGGAACAATCTGAAAGATGCGGTCAAGAGCGGAGACGCAAAGAAGATGACGGTTCTGCTGCAAGGGGACTAAAAAAAATAAAATATTCTCTTGACAAACCGGAATCTGTCTGATACAATGCATATAGCAAAACACAAAAGACGAGCCGGCGTAGCTCAGATGGCAGAGCAGGGCATTTGTAATGCTCAGGCCGGGGGTTCGAGTCCGTCCGCCGGCTCCATGCTGGCGTAGCACAAAGGTAATGCGGCGGTTTCGTAAGCCGTTGATGGCGGTTCGATTCCGCCCGCCAGCTCCAAAAGCGCAAACAGCAACCGTTGTGAATGTTTGGCGCCATTTTTGCCAAGTTTTCATTGCGCTTTGATTTTTTTATTCATAGCAAGCCATAAAAGACGGGGCTGTAGCTCAGTTGGGAGAGCATCTGCTTTGCAAGCAGGGGGTCTGGGGTTCGAGTCCCCATAGCTCCACCATTCTTCGGGCGTGTAGCTCAGATGGAAGAGCAGCAGACCTTTAATCTGTTGGTCGCGGGTTCAAGTCCCTCCACGCCCACCAAGCGACTGGGCGTAACTCAGATGGAAGAGTGCGAGATTTGGGATCTCGAAGCCGCGAGTTCGAGTCTCGCCGCTCAGACCAAATAATTACAGAAGGGTGTGAATGTGTTGAACGACAAGTCCAGCAAAGCATCGTCAAGCTCAGGGATCGGATTTTGCGGTCTTCTGACGATTGCGTTTATCGTGCTGAAATTGCTCCATGTGATCGAATGGTCATGGGTGTGGGTTTTGGCGCCGATGTGGATTGGCCTTTTGATCGGGATGATTATTCTTGCGGTCGTCGTGGTCATTGCGCTGAAAGTCGATTAGGGAGTGTCCTGGAGGATTCATGAGTATGAAACAGACAGATGTTCAGGAATGCACCGTGCGATGTGCGGAGTGTTCAAATCATGACATGACATTCACGTTCTCTGACGGGTATGAAGTAACGTGCGGATATCTGCTGCGGCATGGTAAAGCCAGAGGATGCCCTGCTGGTGATGAATGCAAGAGGTTTGAAGAAGGATAAGCGAATTGAGTAGTGAGTAAAGATCCTCACAAAGCGTGCCGCAATGTACACCCATTCATAACAGAGACCGTACAACTCTTTGGATGGTGCGGCAGGGACTAGACGTATGGTGTAGCGGGAGCAAGCCCGATGGAGTGCCACGGGAGGGTGTAAGTTCGATTCTTACATGCGTTGACCGAAAAGAAAATCTCTTAAAAGCGTGATGTGTGAAGTAACTGAGAAACGGCTTCGATGACTGAAGATTAAAAATGCCACTTGGTTGGGTTGCGCAGCCCGGTCAAGGCTCAGTTCCCATAGGTGTGAGACCTGTGGCTCAATTCCAAAAAGATCTGATCGTAGGACGCGATCATGATAATCAAAAGAATGTTCAAAGATCAGACGCGAACAGCAACTTTATGATGCAGGATATAGGATTTGCGTTTTTAGCGTCTAGCATTACACAAAAAGGCACGCACAGCAATCTTTTTAAAAAGAAGATATGTTTTGAACAATGAACGAACGAGATCAGGATCTGATCTGAGATGACGGTGCCTGCACCGGAGCCTTTTATTCGATTCCGCGCGTAGCCCCGATTTGGCCGCGTGACGGTATCGCAACTTTCCTTTTGTGCCTTGATAATAATGGTGGGTAGCTCAGTCGGTAGAGCCCCGGCCTGTTAAGTCGGTTGTCGTGGGTTCGAGTCCCACCCCATCAGCCAAACCACATTTTAAGCGAAAAAGCTCGGCGGGCAGCTTCCAAACATGGTTTTACAACCGCCACGATATTGCGGAGTGGAGGAGCGGTTTCCTTGTCGGCCTCATAAGCCGAAGACACGGGTTCGAATCCCGTCTCCGCAACCAGGGGAGTGCGTGCGCTACACTTCAAAGCGACCCCGAAAACGGAAAAAGAAGTGTGACTTTTCGGAATAGGCGAGACCGATGACGCAATGTGATAACAGCGCACAGCCGATAGACGGCTGTATGGCCGGTTAGCTCAGCCGGTTAGAGCACTTGCCTTACAAGCAAGGGGGCGCAGGTTCGAGCCCTGCACCGGCCACCAACTGAATAAGCGGGCGTGGTGTTTAATGGTAACATCCCGGCCTTCCAAGCCGGTGTTGCGGGTTCAAGTCCCGTTGCCCGTTCCACCAGGGCGAGTGATGAAATTGGCAGACATGTCGGATTTAGGTTCCGGTGCTTCGGCGTGCGGGTTCAAATCCCGCCTCGCCTACCAAACACTTTTGCAATGAAAATGAGAGCGCTTGCAGCAACTTTTCTTGGAATAGACTTTTAATCTATAAACCCAAAGGCGCTCTGGATTATGGCGATGTGATGGAATCGGCAGACGTGTCTGACTCAAAATCAGATGCCGCAAGGCGTGTGGGTTCAAGTCCCACCATCGCCACCAATACTGCAAAGTAAGGAATTTTATGACAAGGTTTCAGCAAAACGGGCATGATTGCCGCGTGAAGGAGAAGCTTTCCACCGGGCAGACGATAGACATGTTTTTCGAGTGTATTGATGAATATAAAGGCACTCTCTATTACAATATCTCTTTGTCTGTTTACTCGAAGCGAAAGCACGCTTACAAAAACGAAGACGAGAAGAAGATCACCGGGAAGAACCCGGTTGAAACCGTGTTGGCTGCCAGAAGGATCTTTTATGAAATTGAGGATCATATCATCGCCGAATGCAAAGCCGCAGGTCTGGATGTAGTGTTCGAGGTATTCTGGACAGACAAGCGAAGAAGAGATGCGTACTATAAGGCATTATCCAAGGATGGATATCGGTATGGTATGCGCGATGATGTGAAGTGCCTGGAAAAACGGGTATTTCATGATGAATGAATCGACGATAAGTCTCACACAGCAATTTTCTTGGTAAAAACAAATGACTGCAAATCATATGTCGTGGTTCAAATCCACATTGAGGCTTGCTTGAAACATTTTTATTCCTCCAAAGTCGCTGACAGCAATGATTTACTCCGGCCTCCGGAGAGTAGTTCAAGGGTAGAATATGCGCCTGATAATCGCAAGCTGCGGGTTCGAATCCCGCCTTAATAAATGCGACTTGTTTATATAGTTCGGTAGCGAAGATGGTTATCGCGCTGGCCTGTCACGCCAGAGATCGCGGGTTCGATCCCCGTCCGGACTGCCAAAAGTCAATCGGCGCGGCGATTAAGCTTGGTAAGCGAGGCAAAGTCTTTATATCATCTACTGTGGGGAGAATGTTAAATCCCGCCGAGTCGCGCCGATATGAACAGAGAGATTGCCGCAGAGTGGATGATGCGGGATAAAAATATCGACCATCCTCTATGGGTAGGGAGGCTGAAATGTTGTCGGCCACATAGAGTGAGTCCTAGGCCCCATGGCGCTAATGGAGCATGCGTGAATGGAGAAACTCGTTAATCGATGACACTCCTAAAAAGTGCCTGAAACGCTAGGCATTATAATGGGGCGTCGCCAAGCGGTAAGGCACAGGACTTTGACTCCTGCATCCGCTGGTTCAAATCCAGCCGCCCCAGCCAAAGGACAAGGCAAAGTCGGTAAAACCCCTCGTGGGCGGTCTGTAGTGGTTAAGCGTCTTGCGGTAGTTTTCTGTTGATTCCGCAACGAAGCACAAAGAACAGATAGATGCGGTGGCGGAATAGACCGGGTAAGACGCCGGGTGCTGAGATAGTCAGCGCCGCTGTATAGCGGAGGAATAGTAGACGCTTCAGGTGCTTGATGTCGCAAGGGTGCACACTTGAAATAGCACAAGGGGTACAAAAATCGACATCCTGTAAGGTGCAAATCCTTACCCGCATTGAATATATACCTCTGGTGTAATTGGAAACATACCGGTCTCCAAAACCGGGAGATCGGGGTTCGAGTCCTCGGGGGTGTGCCAATATGCTGCTCTCTTCTAACCGGCATAGGAAACCGGCCTCTCAAGCCGGAAATACGAGTTCGAGTCTCGTGAGCAGTACCACTATGGCGCTGTAGTCGAGAGGGCTAAGACGCCGGCCCTTCAAGCCGGAGACGCGGGTTCGATTCCCGCCAGCGCTGCCAAAGGAGATTTTTATGGCTGACAGAATTGCAAGAAAGATTCCGGCAAGCGAGAGCGGCGCAGGGAATACGATTCATACAAAGAGCGGCAGAGTTTATCGGATTACGATGAATCCGGACAAGCGGGTTCATACAATCTGGGAGGTCGTAGAAGGCGGCTTCCGGAAGATCGCAAGCGCGGATTCGCCGCTGAAGCTGCATAAGCATGTGCAGGAATAACATGGGGGAGCGCCGGAGTTGGTGAGCCGGGGCGGTCTGTAAAACCGTTGCCGTTTGGCTGAGATGGTTCGAATCCATCCTCCCTCACCATTGATATATGCCGAGTGACGCAATCCGGCGATTGCACCGGTCTTGAAAACCGTGGGTACGAGAGTATGGGGATCGACACCTCCGCTCGGCGCCAATTATGGGCGGTTAGCTCAGTTGGTAGAGCGCTTGGTTGAAGCCCAAGGCTTGCGGCGGTTCGATTCCGTCACTGCCCACCAAACGGACATGCAGTCCGTGAGAATGCAGGATTGCAACCTTCCGTGAAAGCCGGACGGAGGCAAAACCCGATAGAAAACCTGAACGCTGTAAGCAAAGCGGCAAGCCGATCAGGAGCGCGGCGGCGCGGTGCATGCCAACGGAACTTCGAGAGTCTGAAAATTTGCACACTTTTGACCAGAGTAACGCTCTGGTCTTTTTCATTTGCTTTTGAACGGAGGTGCAGAGTGTGGCGAAAAAGCAAATCAAGAAGGTTGTCAAGGTCAATAAGGCAGCGTTGTTGAATGAAGAAAAGCTGAAAATTGAAAATGACGAAGAGTATCGCTGCACATGCTGCGGGCATAAATACAAAAAACAGGACGGAAACTTCTACCGTTCGAGATCCCCGATTTACAAGGGGAACAACGGATATCTTTCTATTTGCAAGCCCTGCGTGACGGAGTTGTACAACAAGTTCGTGCAGTTCTATGACAAAAACGAGGATGAGGCCGCAGAACGGATGTGTCAGCTTACGGATATGTTCTTTGAAGAAACGGCGTGGGGCGCGACACGAAAGAGCAATAACCGGATTGCCGCCTATGTTCCGCAGTTAAATCTTGCGCAGGCAAAAGGGAAGACCTATTCCGACACGCTGGTGCGGAGATGGGAGGAGCAGGAGGCGGAGGGGATTCGTCCGGAGGATCTGGAAGAGGACGACTCCATTGATCAAGAGGTTGTAAAACGGTTTGGCTTTGGATTCGCGTCTGAGGAATATGACGCGATGAAGTATGAATACGAAAACTGGGTGAGCCGCTATGGTGAGCCTATGGATAAAAGACAGGAAGAGCTATACGTTTCCATCTGCTATTTGAAGCTGAATCTCCAAAAAAGCATTCGGGCAGACGCCAGCAGCGGCGTCGGCGCAATTGCGAACGCTTACAAAAACTTCATCGAAGCGGCTACGACAGAGATTGAAGATCGAAAGCGCAAGGCAGAGGCGGAGCGCGTACTAACCCCTCTTGGCGTACTCACCAGAGATATGGAGATGTACACGCCGGCTGAATTTTACAAGGATAAAAAGATCTACAAGGATCACGCGCAGTTGGGAAAGTATTACAACAATGTTCTTGTACGAGCGCTGATTAACTTGCTGTCCGGCTCAAAGGATCTCGACCCTGAGTATAGTCTTTCCGACACGGAGGAATGAGTATGGACTATCGGCGGGTTATGGACGAAAAGCAGCTTCATTTGCATGAGCACTTTCCGTCAACGCATTATTTGAGCGATCCGGAGCATGTAAAGCGGACAATGGAATGGGTGACTTTCTGGAGACGCAATATCAATTTGTTCATTGAGTATTACTTCAACATGAAGCTGCATCTGTTCCAGCACATTATTTTATATCTCATGACTTGGTTCCCGAGCATCTGCATTGTTGCTGCTCGAAGCGCATCCAAGTCATTTATTATTGCCGCGTATGCCTGCGCGGAGGCTATTTTGCGGCCAGGATCAAAGATCGTGATCGCCTCGGCAACCAAAAAGCAGGCAAGGCTGATTGTGACGGAGAAGATCAAAAAGGAGATCATGCCGAACGCGCCGCTGCTTGCGGCTGAAATTGAAGACTTCCGAACGAATCAGAATGAGATTGAGGTTGTATTCAAAAACGGCAGCTCCATCATCGTGGTTACTGCGGACGATAACTCCCGTGGTTATCGCGCAACGATCATGATCTATGAAGAGTTCCGAATGATCAAGAAATACATCGTTGACTCTGTTTTGTCTCCGTTTCTGGTGATCCGGCAGGCTCCGTTTCTGAATGATGAACAATATGGGCATCTTCAGGAAGAGTCAAAAGAGATTTATATCAGCTCCGCATGGTACAAGAACCATTGGATGTGGAAGGACATTATTGTTCCGTTTTCGGAAAAGATGGTGCAGCATCCGATGGGCGGAGATCAGTCTTCGCTGGTGATTGCAATGGACTACAGCGTTGCGCTGCGGCACAGGATCAAGACAAGGAATTTCCTTTTGAAAGAGAAACGAAAGCTGGACGCGGTTGCATGGGCGATTGAGTATGAGAACCAGATGATCGCGGAAAATGCCAACGCATACTTCACATATGAGATGCTGAACAAGAACAGGACGCTGAAAAAGGCTTTCTTCCCGCGCAAACCGCTGGAGCAAGCGTCCAAGTGGAAGGCGAGATCCGTCACGCAGAAGCAGCCCGGAGAGATCCGGATTGTATCTTGCGATATCGCAACCGCCGGCGGCAACGACAACGATAACTCTGTGTTTTCCTGCATTCGGCTGCTGCCGGAAAGCAAGGAGTACAAGGCAACCGGGAAAGACGGAGAACACATTGAGGTCAAGCAGGGATATCGACGGCAAGTCCAGTATATGGAGGCCAGAAACGGCGGAGAGACGTCAAAGCAGGCAATTCGAATCAAACAGTTGTTCAATGACTTTGACGCTGATTACTGCGTGCTTGATATTCAGAACGCCGGTCGTTCGATTTACGACGCGCTGGCAAAGGTTTTGTATGACGAGGAGCGCAATTGCGAATATGTGCCATGGAAGGCCATGAACAATGACGACATGGCGGGGCGTATTGTTGTGTCCGGTCAGATCCCGGTTATTTTTACGGTGTCCGCAACCGGCGCCATGAACAGTGATATTGCCGTGGCGATGAGAAAGACGCTGGAGGACGGCATGATTGATCTGCTTGTGAATCATCAGGAGGGCGTCGAATACATTCAGCAGCTCATCCCGGAATACGCAACGGCAGATCCGGAGGATCAGCTATTCTATGAGCGTCCGTATCTGGAAACGGTTGCTCTGATCAATGAGATGATCTCCCTTGAATACTCCGTGTCTGCACAGACCGGATATATCAAGGTGGAGGAAAAGGGCAAGAAGCGAAAAGACCGATATACTTCCGTGGCTTACGGAAATTATTTTGCATCGATGCTGGAGCAGGATCTTCTGTCTGACAGCTCGGAATATGAATATCTAACGATTATTGATTAAGGAGGTGAGGCGATTGGCAACAGAATCACGGTTCCGCTTGTGGGGGAGCCGAGAGCAGACGCACGACGAAAAGCGAGCCGACATTGGCGACAAAGAGAAGGTCGCAGAAAGCAATTCGGATGCGGGTGAGCAGAATGCGTGGAATGTACCGACGCCATCCTTTGTGAATCTATTCAATGAAGACGCACTGAAAGGTGCGCCTTTTTCTGTACACAGGCTGTCTGAGATGGCGAGGAGTCCGATGCGAAACATCAGAGATCTCCGGCGTTGGGCGCGTTGGGCATACAACGCGAACGGAACGGTGTCCACTGCGGTGGACGCACTGACCTACATCTATTCTCTGGATCATTTTGTCGTGGCGAAACCGAAACGCCGCAATGCGGACAAGTCTGTGCGCAATGAGAAAATTGCGCAAATGAATAAGGCGCTTTCCGGCATGCGGGTCAAAGAAGTGATTCGCGACGCGCTGTTTTATGACATGCGCGACGGCATGTACGTCGGGTACTTTGAGACGCGCAATGCGCAGGCTTCCAGCAAAAAGGCTTTCACGGACTATGATCTGGATTTCTATACAGAGATCAATGACCGCAGCGAACATGCAACCGTTATTTCGCTCCCAATCGACTATGTAAGAATCGTCGGGAGACGCAACAGTTGTTATGAGGCCGCATTTGACTTGAGATACTTTGAGGCCATGACGGATGATCAGCGGGGCAGAACGCTCAAGGGTATGCCGAGGCAAATTCAGGAAGGCTGGGAGAAGTACAGTAAGGGTGACTTCAAAAACGGAGAATGCTGGATTCTCCTGGATTGGCGAAAAACCATTATCCACAAAATCAAGAGCGGAAGCAGAGATCCCTTTGGTGTGCCGTTTGTGATTGCGGCGCTCGACGACATTGAATACGCAAAGTATTTCACAAATACCAAGCGAAACGTGCTGGACAGCGTAAACAACCAGATCTACTACGAGACGTTCCCGGAGGGCAAGGAAAAGGGCACTTCCGCGCTGACGCAAAAGCAGCAAAAGGAGCAGCACGAAAACGTGAAGTCTGCGCTGACGACGCGGAAGAACAAGAACGGCGTATCGTTCTTCAGCTTAGCTGCCGGAACGAAAATGGATCGCCTGCCGGTCGATATCTCTCTTCTTGACGAGGATAACGAAAATGCGATCAAGGAAAACGTGAACAAGGGCATTGGCGTTTCTGCTGCGGTGCTGAACGGCAGCGCATCCGGAACCTATGCAACCGCAGCGCTGAATCTGCAATTGGTTGCATCGGACGTCTATGCGTGGATTGAGGCACTGACGGAGGAAATCAACAAGTGCGTCAACCTGAATCTGATCAAGAGCGCGGATTACAGAGTGAACATGTGTATGCTTCCGACATTTTTTGTGAACAGAGCTGAATTTGTGAAGCAGTTCGCAGATCTTTATGCGAGAGGCAAGGGCAGTCTGATCGCGTGGATTGCAGCTACCGGCGTAAACGCCGATGACTATATTACACTTATGGACTACGAGCTTGATGAAGACTTTGAGAACAAGTATCCGGTACATAAGACGAGTTTCACTGTAACGGGTAAGGACGCACCGGAACACGAGGATGTTGATGATAACAACGGCGGCTTGGAATCCAATCCAAGCACTGAATCGACGGTAGCGAACAACGGGAATGCAAGCCCGGCCCCATCTGACAATTGAAATAGGAGGTGAATCAGTTTGAACAAGAATGCAAATGGATACTTTCCTATTTACGAAATTGCGGCAGAGTCCGCAGTCAATGGGCGGAGACATATCAAGGTGATTCTGCACGAGATTCACGCAGATGAAACTCACTACCAGAAAAACGGCATCTCCTGGAACGAGGAGTATACAAGGGCAAATCTGCACACGGTTGAGGGAATGTCGATCGTGGCGGAGTTTGTAGACGATGAAAGAACCATGCCTTACGGGCATGGTCTTACTTCTATTCGGGACAATCTGCCTTTGTTTGAAGACGCAACGGTGGTCGGCCATTTCGACAAGGCGTACATCGATGACGTTGAGCTTGGCGGTGAGAAAAAGCGTGTGCTTGTAGCGGAAGGCACGTTAGATGAGATGCGTTACCCGAATTTTGTACAGTGGATTCAAGAACAAAAAGAGAAACGAGCTGTAGAAGGGTCTGTAGAGATTGTCGGCAAAAAGGATCACGAAGGCGTGATTGTGTACAAGGACGGCTGGAAAGAGACCGGACGTGTGCCGATGCTCTATGACTACAGCGGATACGCAATCCTGAACGTCGCACCGGCAGACGCCGCTGCGGTTGTGATGGAGCTGAACAACAAGCATGGAATGCCGAAGGAGGAAGAGTATATGGATGAGAAGCAATTGGAGGCTCTGAAAGAGGCTTTGACTCAGACCGTGACTGAGACCAATTCCAAAAATGCGGAATATGAGACTCAGATCGCAGAGCTGAACGCAAAGATCGAGCAGCTTCAGAACGATGTTGCTGCAAAGGACGCAGAGATCGCAGAGCTGAACAGCGCTGTTGAGACGGCAAAGAACGAGTCCGCCGAGAAGGACAGCAAGATCAGCGAAGTCAATGCCGAGCTGGACAAGGTTCGGAATGAAAAGGCAATTAGCGAGCTGAACGCCGCGCTCGAAGGCTACACCGACGAGCAGAAGGCGATTGCCGCTGATGACATTAAGGCTTTCAACGAGAATCCGGGCAGCGTGGAGATCAACAGCATTGTTGGCAAGATCTGCACCGAGATCGTGAAGAAGGCCAAGGAGGCCGCTGCTGGCGAACCCACTCAGGTGGACGTTTTTGGCATGGTCGAGATCAACGAGGAAGAGCCCAAAGAGGGCGAAGACCCCGTTGAAGTATTTTGATAAGGGAGAGTGAAAAAGATGAAGGGTAAGACACTTGGATACATCAAGGGCGTACAGAACGTCCCTTACTGCAAGGCTGATGCTGACCTGAAGGTCGGTATGGGCGTCATTCTGGATCGCGTGAACAAGCTGGCAAAGCTGCCTGACAGCGCCGACGAGGCAAAGGCCTGCCACTACATCGTGAGCAACATCAACGACAAGCCGGAGCTTCACAACTTCAGCGAGACGCTGGATGTGAAGGAAGGCGAATATGTCCGCGCAGACGATCTGACTTCCGTTGCAAACCTTGAGATGGAGTTTGCCGATTATGAAATCGACGACGATGTTGATGATCTCGCAGTCGGTGACGTTCTCGGCTTTGGCACTTCCGGTCTGCTTGAGAAGCTGGAGGCCGCTAAGGAAGGCGACGATCCCGCAGAGGGCTACAAGGTTTCCTTTGAGGTGATCCGCAAGACCGGCTACATGGGCAAGGGCGTTGACGTTCTCGTCCATGCGGACTAATGAGAGAAATAGAGGAGGGAGAAGAAGATGAACAACATCTATGAAATCAACATGCTGAATGCTCAGCGTGACGTAGATACAGGTCGGGTAAAGCAGGAGTCTCCTGTTGTCGAGGTTTTCTCTGCCCTGACCTCCGGTGTTGCGCCCAAGGTGGACGCAAAGACCAAAGACGCCGCTGTCAAGACCCTAAAGGATCTTGGCGCCAAGGCGCACGAGGGCGACAAGGAAGCCCGCAGCGAGGTAAACTCTATCGTTCGCTTCGCGATTCAGCCCAAGCTGCTCAAGCAAATTGAGCTCTATCGTTTCCTCGGCAGCCACAAAAAGCTCGACTGGAACGAAGCTGCCTACATGAAGACCTACAACTACGAAAGCATTGACTCTCGCTTCCAGGCCAGCAGCGGCGACGTGCCGTTTGGCTTTGTGAATTGGCGCGAGTATCCCATTGCAACCCAGACCATTTCCGGCGGCATTGCAGTGGACTACCGCGAGATTGCAACCGGCAACTTTGACGGCAATCTTGCAGAGGCTATGAATCAGGTCAAGATTGACATGCAGAACAAGATCGGCTACTACACGATCAATACGCTCTACAATGCAATCAAGTATGCAAAGGGCGTCAAGCACTTCTCTGAGGCTGCCGGCGTGTCCAAGCTGGCGGTGGACGACATGCTGAAGGTTATGCGTCGTTACGGCAAGGTCAACATCTGCGGCGACTACTCTGTGGTTTCTCAGATCAATGAGTTTGAGGGCTTCAAGACGATTGGCGCTGTTACCATTCCGTTCGGCGACGCCACTGTTGCTGAGGAAATTCGCAAGACCGGCCTCGTGAACTGGTATAACGGAGCATTCGTGACCGAGCTTCAGAACCAGATCAACTTTACGAAGCTCAATGCAACCGGCGACGATTACGAGCTTTATATGCCGCAAGGTCTGCTGTTCTTCCTGCCGGAAGGCGCAGTATCCCCGGTGCAGAGCTTTGTGCGCGGAAACCTCACCACGATGAGCGGCGACGACATCGTGACCCGTCAGCACATGATCCGTCTCGACCTCGAATTTGGCGTCGGCGTCGCAGAGGGTATGGAGCATCAGATCGGCCTGATCTCCGACAGCAACTACGATCTTCCCACCGTTTAATCGGCGGGCTTTTTCTATTTCAGGGAGCGGATAACACCGCTCCCTAATTTCAACTAAAAGGAGTCTTTTATTTTATGGCGAACAACAATGTGAAGCTGAACAATTTGTGTGCATGGCCTCTGTACTTCAACCGCGCAAGCGGCATGGGTTCCGTAAAGGTTCCTGCGAGTGCGAAGGGATATTCTATGCTGGATTTTGACGAGGTTCGGGCGCAGATTCAGCTTAACAACAAGTTTTTTGTTGGTGAGGACGGCATGGGCAACCATGCGCGGCTGCAGATTGTGGACGAAAAACAGCGCAATGAGCTGTTTGGACTGGCAGAGGATGAGGTGGACGAGCCTGTGCTGCTTAATGACGAGAGCATCCGCGCACTGCTGGCGATCAAGTCCAAAGCCAAGTTTAACGACAAGCTGAACAGTCTCGTGAAGACGAGCGCCGAGAAGAAAATGCTGGTACAGCTCGCATTTGCTGCCGGCGCGGAAGAGTGCGAAGCGTGGAAGGTTGACGCTCTTCGAGCAATGGCGGACGCCTGATAAATGATAAAGGAGGCGTGGTAAATGGCTACGCAATTTCAGGAAATTCAGACCCGATTCCATTCCATGCCCCGAACAAAATATGAAATTCCGGAGGCGCTGGAGGCGGAGTGGCTGAAAACCGCTGTTGCAGATTATGAGCTCAGCATTGGGTGCAATTTGGATTATGACGAGGACAATCAGGCGTTTTATGACACGCTTGATAATCAGGTCATCAGAACGCTTGCGCAAATGATGTATGTTTCCTATCTGCAAAGAGAGCTGAGCAGGGTAATGGCCTTGAATGGGATCTACGGAAAGGACATTCAGATTACCGGGCAGGACGCCACCAAGCGCGTGACAAAACAGGAGCTGGACACTCAGATCGGTCTTGTGGAAACGCTGCTGCACAGACAGAAAAAGCACGCCTTTGAGTGAGGTGATACCAGATGTCGGAAGAATCTAAACAGTGGTATCTCATGGACAGGCCGCTTTTTAACAGCGGGGATGAGAGCGAGGAGTTTTACCGCTTTGCGCAGGATGGATTTCAGGAGGTCTTGGAGTCTTTCATCGCAAAGACGGTTCGCGTTTATGACAAGACGATCCATAAAAAGCCAACCGAGATCCGCGCGATCATCCAGAATGTGACCGCTGACACGCACAGCGGAACTTACACCCGGCAGATTTTGTGCGAAATCGGGAATCTGCATTGCGGTCAGTACATCGAGTGCGACGGCGTGATGTGGATGGTTGCGTCCATGCCGGACAACAACCAAGTCTACGAGAAGGCTGTGCTTTGGAAGTGCAAGCAGAGTATCCGGTTTATCTCTCCGCTGACGGGCGAAATGGTGGAGTATCCGGTTTACAGCATCAACAGCACGCAGTACGGCACGGGCGAGAGCACGCGGCAGTATATCACAGTCGGAGACGCGCAGCATCTGATTTACATTCCGTACAACGAAGAAACCATCCTCATGGATGACAGAGCGCGGTTTTTGATCGACCGCAACCCGGAGCGCGTGACGGCTTTCCGCATTACGCAGGTAGACACGATGTCTTATGCCGTCGGCGACGAGTTTGCTGACGATGGTTTACTGCAATGGACTGTGATCGAGACGCAGTACAACGCCGAGACAGACGACATGGAGCTGGAAATCGCGGATCTTCACAAGAAGGACGAGCCCGGTTCTGTCGCCGTTGATACGGACGGGAAGACCATCATTCTTCAGGATCAGGACGGAGACAGAATGATTGCGATCGGCGAATCCAAGACGATTCATGTGTCGGTCGGATGGAATGTGCAGGACGGCGACGCGCCTGCGATTGAAGCAGAAATGACAGACGGTGCGCAATATGTGCAGATCGAAGCGGTTGACGGTACGGATGTTACCATTCGCGCTGCAGATGATTTTTCTGCCGTTGGAAAAACCGCGAGAATTGCGGTGAGAGCCGGCGGCGCGGAGGCGCATATGACGCTGAAAATTGTCGGATGGTAAGGAGGGGATGATTTGACACATTTTCTTTCGATGACGCACGAGAAGCAAAAGCTTCGCAGAGCGCTTTTGAATAACCAAAAGGTTGTAAATCTCCTCGTAAACACCGGCGACAATGAAGAGAGCTTTTCCAACGTCCCGATCGGCAGCAAGAGTCCGGCGTCAGAGCTTGTCAAGGCGCACTTCTATGTTCCAGGCACAGAACAGGAGGGGCGCAATTATATCACGATGCGCAATCGCGTTGTGTACTCTGCGTCCACTCACATTAAACAAGTGCAGCTTGTTGTATATATCATCTGCAATGAAGATCAGATTGACATGCTGCAGGGATCTCGTGCAGATCTGATCGCAGACGAGCTAGATCAAATTTTGAATAACTTCCAAGATCCCCTGTTTGGGCTTGGAGGCATTGATATATCCAGCGCAGAAGAGGTTCAGTTTAACAACGGGTACTCAGGCTGGGAGATCGCATACGCGACATTTGAGCGAAACCGGAGGCCGGAGATTTCATGACTGATACCCTGAAGGCGTTTCGAGGAGCGCCGTATCAAATCAGCGAAGGCGTGGTTGTGCATCAGCCGACGCTGGATCAGATTGCGGAATATGGCGAGCAGAAGTATTTCAATTTGATCTACTTTTTGTGCGCAACACCTGCGGACAGAAAAGTGGAGCTTTGGGATACTCTTCATATTTTTTGGGAGGAAATGGACGAGTATCAATTGTTTGTTTCATCTCTTGGCGCTTTTACGCAAGACGATACAAAGATTATTCTTCCGGATTTGGATCTCGCATCCTTCTCTATTTACATCGCTCCGGACAGCGGAGATATCATTCTGCGGAATAAAGAGGGGGTTACGCTGGATCGAAAAGGTTATCTGGATCTCACAGACTATCTGCGAAGCGTTCATCTGATGACGAAGAACGTAGACATCGGAGCGGACAACACCACTCGAAAAGTGATGATTGATGTGTCTCGCTCTGACCAGGAGGCGGCGGCGAGGAAGCAGTATGAATCTGTCATTATCCCGTTTGCTTCCGTTATGATGATGCAACAGCCGTTGAATCAGATTTTTGAGCTGCCTATCGGAGCATTTATGCACGGAATGGGCAGGGCATTGAAGGTCAAGGACTATGACCACATGATGCAGGGAATCTACAGTGGCTGCATTGATATTAAGAAAATAAATAAAAAGGATCTGAACTGGTTAGGGAAGCTGAAATAAGCTTCTCTTTTTGTTTGGAGAAAGAAAGGAATGAAAGCAATATGAAGCAAGTTGATTATCTGATTGACCGTGCGTTGAGCCTGAGCCGAATCGATTTGACTTCCGGTGATCTGACGTGGGTTGCAAAGAATATCGAAAACCCTCAGCTTGAGTTCACCGGAGAGACCACGGAGAAGAGAGACGCACAGGGCACTCTGATTGCGCAGTTCGACACCGCGAAGGGCGCTACGCTGTCCGGCGAGCTGTCTCTGCTCAATATGATGGTGCTGGCCTCTCAGCTCGGTACTGAGGTACAGTTTGGCGCTCAGAATGCCGCTATCGAGGTTGACTATGTTGACGAGATGGTCGCAGAAAAGGGTGAGAACGAGACTCAGTTTAAGTGCAAGACCAAGTATAAGCCCAAGACTTCTCCTACCGCTATCTATGCACTGAATGCGGACGGCAGCATGGGAACCAAGTACACGATCGCCACCGGCGAGAATGTTGCTACTTACGCAGCGGGAACCGGAGACGACGCCGGCATCGGCATCATCACGCTCCCCGCTTCGGTTACTACCGGCGGCAAGTTTGTCGTGGCGTATAAGTATGACAGCGAAACGGCTGTTATGGTCGAAGACAACGCTGAGGAGTTCGCGGTTCCTGCAAAGTACGTCCTGAAGATTCTGGGCGCAGACGTTTGCAACCCCGCTCTCAAGCGTTCCGGCGCAATCGTCTTCCCGAAGGCAAAGCTGGACAACAACTTCAGCCTGAACCTGACCACGGACGGCACGCATCCGTTCAGCCTGACTGCTCTGAAGGATTACTGCGACGAAGCCGGCAAACTGTGCTACGTCGTCTGGGATGAATAATCTCTGTGAGTGATCAGAAAAAAATGCTTCGCTGCAAGGTGTGTGGCGCTGAATATGAAAGCTGCTATTCCTGTGAAAAGGATCGCGGCTGGCGCATGCACACCGACACGGCAGAGCATTATCAAATTCTTTGCGCCCTGATGGAGTATCAAACCTACAAGGATGCAAAGAGCGCGTATCGTGCGCTGAGAAAACTCGGCGTCGATATGCAAAATACAGACGGGTACGTTGAAAGCGTATCCGGATTGCTCCGCGAAATTGCCGGAGTACGGCGTGAAAACAGTAACGTCGAAGGCGGCAGCGACGCTGAGCCTGAAAAGGCTCAGCGCAAAGCTGCTGGAAAGCGTGCAGAGGCATTTGCCAAGAGCAGAAAGGATAACTGATAAGGAGGGCTGAACGCCCTCCTTTTTTCAGTCGTGTGAAAAACTATGAAAATTATATCTGTTGACCAGGCGAGACATGGCGCGTGGGCGCTGTTTGACTATGAGTCAAAGACGCTGCTGGATCACGGCACATTTGATTTTGACAACAGAAACTACCGCTTTGAGGAGGCGGTTATGAAGATCGAGGCTTTGATCGATGAGGTGATAAACATCCACGGGGCTGACGCGGTTTTCTTTGAGGATATTCAGCTTCGGAGAAATCCGAGCTCTTTCAAAAAGCTGGCGCAGTTACAGGGTGTACTCGTGAATCTTTGCGAGAAGAACGAATACCTATATGGGTTAATCTCCCCATCACAATGGCAGGAATACTGCAAGGCGAGAGGCAGGACTGCCAAGGAGCAGGACAGCGGCGCGAAGGAAGTGACTACAAAATCCGGAAAGCCCGCATCAAAAGTGCTGTCGATTCAATATGTAAAGGAGCACTTTGGAATCGACACGGAGAACGACAACCTGGCAGACGCGATCTGCATGGGATATTACGCAGCGAATAATATTCGCATCAGAAAAACCAATACATAAGAGAATGGAGAACCGCAATGATGAAAACACCGAAAAAGGGCGAATTTGACTTCTTTGATATTGAACTTGTTGGCATGGGAGATCTTGCGAATTTGAAGCTTCCAGATCCTGCATTGCTTGCATATTATCAGAATCTTGATCAGCGGACAATCTACTGGAACTGCACCGTGGACGAAACGATCACGGAGATCGGAAATTATATCAGAAAGTGGAACGCAGAAGATACCGGAGTCCCGGTTGAACAGCGGATGCCGATTCGGATCTTTATCAATACGGATGGCGGAGATCTGATTTCGACGATGTATGTAGTGGACGTGATCAAGGCGTCGAAGACCCCGGTTTATACCATCGGCATGGGCAAGACGTACAGCGCCGGCGGTCTGCTGCTGATGGCCGGACACAAGCGATTTATTTTCGAGAACACCTCCTGCCTGATTCATGACGGACAGACCGGAGCCTATGGCAGCACAGGAAAGGTACTGGACAACGCGAAGTTTACAGAGGAGATGGAGGCGCGGCAAAAAAAATACATCCTCGGTCAGACAAAAATTACGCCGGAGCAGTACGATCAGCAGTATCGGCGCGACTGGTTTATGTTCGCGGAGGATATGGTGAAATACGGCATTGCAGATAAGATTATCCACGATCTCAGTGAAATCGAGATTTGAGGTATGCCATGGCAAAGAAGAAGACGGTGGATTTTAAGGATGAGATGCCGTCCACTTTGGACGATCATCCGTTTTATGGCTTGGAACTGGACGAGTATCAGAAGGCGTTTCGAGACGCGATCTGGAATGAGAATAAAAGAATTGTCTTTTGCAACGCAAAGGCCGGAACCGGAAAAACGCTGATTGCGACGGCAACAGCAAATCTGCTTTGCAGATATGAGGCTTATGACGGAATTGTGTATATCGCCTCTCCGACGCAGGAGCAAAAGCAAGGGTACTTGAAGGGGACGATTGAAGAAAAGTCGGAGCCCTATTTTGAGCCATTTTATCAGGCGCTCAGAAAAATCGGTGTGAATATGAACACGGCATTCTATGATAAGCCGGAGAATGAAAAGTACGCAATGGCATATATCGAATGCGTAACACACACGTTTTTGCGAGGCGTCAATTTTGAGAACAAGGTTATTATCATTGACGAGGCGCAGAACTTCTATTTCGACGAGCTGAAAAAAGTTTTGACCCGCATCCACGACAACTGCAAGGTAATCGTGATCGGTCATGACGGACAGAATGACTTGCTTGTAAACACGGAGAGATCCGGGTTTATCCCTTATTGCAAGTGGTTTGAGCCGAACGAGGAAGTGGTTGCGGTCTGCAAACTGGAAAAGAATTACAGAGGCTGGATCAGTCAGATGGCGGACAACCTGACGCCGGAAGTGGCGAAGCATCTTAGAAAGGATTTGTAAGAATGAAGAAAATCGCTGTAGGTACAATCAAAAACTACATGAAGGAACAGCGTGAAAAGGATACGAAGCGGTTTACCGCAAACTATAAGATCGGTGATTCTGCGTTCGAGGTAGAGTTTCGATATGATCTGAGTGTGGACGAACGGGATCAGTTTATCCGCCGTGTGGTACAGGGCAGCTTTGATGGTCTCGGTCAGTATCATCAGGCGTTTTTTGTTGCGATGCGAAACGCGACTCTGCTGCAGATGTGCAGCAACGTGCCGGCGCTTGCCGTGAGCGGAGAGCGTGCGGACGACGGCAGCGCACTTCTGGACGTAAACGCAATGGACGAGTTGTGCCGGATGCTGATGGACAACAAGGCTGTGCTCGAAAACGCAGAATTTCAGGCGTTTGTAAATGACATCTATCAGGATTGCTTCGGCGCAATGCTGGATCGCAAGGAAGAGCTTGAGCGCATCAACTCCGCGTCCTATGCGGTGCGGGATCTTGTGTTCACCTTGAAAGATCTGATTGAGCGGATCGGCAACATGGTCGGCGACGTGAATCCGGAGGAACTGATGAAGTACGCCGGAGCGCTGGCACAGAACACGGAGGGGCTGAATCGTGACGAGCTTGCGGACAAGGTGATTCAGCTTCATCAGGAAAACGATCAGTAAAAAAGGAGATGACGGGATGACGATTGCAGAGGCATTAAAACAGGCCAATGAAAAATTGAAGCCGAAGATCGACAACGCTCTTACCAAAGAGGTATTCGAAGCGGTGAGAGAGACGGAAGCTGCTGTCATCCCGGACGTGGTGTATGGGGCGTATCAGCCGATAATTTATCAACGAAGAGGCCAATATGAAGGTCTCGGCGATCCATACAACATTGAGATTGCTGGCGGCGCTGCGACGGGCGGAGTTCTGACCGTGGTAAACACGACTGAGCCGAATCCCGGCGGCGTGATGGACAGGGGCAGAGTGACCACGGACAAGAACCTGCCGCTATTGGTGGAAAAGGGTCATGGCGCCGGCGGCGCTTATGACTTCCCAAGAAGAGGACGCGGCTATATGAAGCCGCGTCCATTTACTGAAAAGACAATTGAAGCCCTGATGGTCAGCAATGAGCATGTGGAAGCGCTCAAAGCAGGCTTGAGACGACAGGGCGTGAAAATCATCAAATAACAGAGAAAACAAGGTGGTGAGATGATGGATGAAGAGCTGAAAGTAGTAGTAACCAGCGTACTGGAAGCGGATGAAGCTGCTTCAGCACAACGAATCACAGGGCAGCTCCCGGCAATCTCTCAGCGCATCAATTCAAGCGGTAAGATTAAGGTGCAGGTTGAGCTTGACGACTCTACGGCCACTTCAAACGCAAAATCATACGCACAAAAAGTAAGTCAGGCTGCAAAGTCTCAGCGCATCGGGCTTCCGATTGAGTTGGATCACTCATCAATTAACAAGATAAGATCGGAGCTAAAAAAACTTGGCGTTGATACCAACATCTCACAAGCTATGGTAAAAGAGCTTGACCAGATGTTTGCCAAGGTCAACCAAGTGAAGGGAACTTGGGGAGAGATCGCGAGCGAGGAAGAACATCTACTAAGCGTTTTGGTCGACGGTGTTGACCAGTTTGGCAGAAATGTTTCTGTTTTGCAGAGATATAATGCCGAAACGGGTGATCTTGATAATAAAGTTACAAGCGTGACTTTGAATCTTGAAAAGATGCGTCAAGAGGACGAGCGAGCATCAAAAGCTGCAAAAACTGCGAATGACAATCGTATTGCGGCTCTGCAAAAGCAGCTTGATATGCTGGAAAAGCTAAAGGCAAATTATTCCGGCAACGGAAAAGGCGATGCTGTAACCGGAACAGATCATCTGGAAACGCTATCAGCAAAATACCATGAAATCAAGCGGCAGATTCAGGATTTACAAAATGCGTCCGGCGCTTATGACAAGACCAGAAAGGTTGGAATTGACTCTGAGATTCGTGCACTTGAGCGCCTGATTACAGAGTACCAAAAAGCAGAACGAACGGCCACGGATCTTAGATCCAAAGATGTTACGACTGTAAAGACGGAGCAAGAGTTTAAGCTAAACGAGTTTGAATCGAAGCTGAAAACAGCAGGTATTCTTACTGATGAGCTAAAAGGAAAAATTACTTCTCTACGCAATGAGCTCGCTGGTGTTGGCGACTCTCAGGGAATGACGAAGTTCCTTGACAACTTCGGTGCAGCAAAGGCGCAGGCTTCGGCTACTGCGGCGGCAGAACAGTTCCGACAGAGCGTTGCCAGTGCAAATGCAGAGATGGCAGCAATGCCGTCTAACATCTCAGCGATGGAAGGGCGGATGCGTCAGCTATCAGCGCCGACAGACAACCTCAAAGCAAATGTTGCTGAGGTGCATCGCCTGATGGCGGAGTGGAATAAAGATCCGTCAGACGAAAAGAAGATTCAGATTTATGAGCAGATCAATGAAAAGCTGAAGCTGTGCAATTCTGAGATCACTCGTTTGAACCAAGCGCAAAACGCAGGTGTCAGAGACGTTAAGCTGATCCAAGGGCTCGACAAAGCGAAGGCCGATCTGGCGACGATCCGCAGACAGTGGAGCGCGTTTACGAATGACAAGAGCTTGGAGCAAAAGTTCCAAGTTCTATCCAGGGGTTTGAACAACATCCGCAATCAAGCGGATTTGACGAAGTGGAATGCGCAGTTTGCAACGCTGAAATCGGAAATCAAGGCCGCAGGTCTGAATATGCAGTCGCTCGGCGATGTCATTAAGAACAACCTCGCAAAAGTCGGACAATGGCTTGGCGCGACGACGATTATCTTCCGTGCAATCTCTACGATTAAATCAGCCGTAAATACGGTTATCGATATGGACACGGCGATGATCGATCTGCGGAAGGTTACGACCGGCACGGCAGCAGACTACGATAATTTCTATAAGTCTGCAAATGAGACCGCAAAGGCGCTCGGCGCTACGACGGAAGAAGTTATCTCTCAAACTGCCGAGTGGGCCCGTTTGGGATACGCCATGAAAGACGCAGCAGAGCTCGCGAAGAACTCTGCTATTTTTGCGGCTGTATCCCCCGGCATGGGTCAAGAACTCGCAACAGATGGCTTGGTAAGTATTATCAAGGCGTTCGATGTTGACGTTGAAGACTCTATGGATGGGATTATTTCAAAGGTAAATGCGGTTGGTAACGCATTCGCCGTCAGCAACGCAGATATCGTGAACGCTCTCACGCGCTCATCTTCTGCGATGGCGGCAGCAAATAATACCTTTGATGAAACCGTGGCGCTTGCTACGGCGGCAATTGAGATCACAAGAGACGCTGAGAGTGTGGGACAGGGCTTAAAGACCTTATCCATGAGAATCAGAGGCTATGACGAGGAGACTGAAGAATACTCCGAAGACGTGGCCATGCTTACTGGTAAGATCGCAGATCTTACCAAAACAGCAAAAACCCCCGGCGGCATCAGCCTATTTGAGCCGGGAGATCCCGACACTTATAAATCAACTTATGACATCCTGAAAGAAATCAGCGAGATCTGGGAAGATCTGACGGACAAGAACAGAGCAAGCCTCTTGGAAGCGCTGTTCGGAAAGCGTCAGGCTCAGATCGGCGCAGCGATCCTCTCCAACTTCGATCAGGCCAAGGCGTCCATCGAGACGATGGCGAACAGCGCCGGCAGCGCTGAGCGCGAGATGGAGAAGATCACGCAGAGCCTGGAATACCGCATCAATGCGCTCGGCCAGACATGGGTTGGCGTTGCGCAGAACCTATTCCAGACCGGCGATCTAAAGGGTGTAATATCTGTGCTTCAAGTTTTCTCCTCTGCTATTCAGGAGATTACCGATAAAGCCGGATTACTTGGAACGATTGCAATTGGCGGCGGAATTACGTCGCTTGTGCAGGCGTTCAAAACTGTGGGTAGACCCAAAATGAGGGGTTTCATAAATGTGCCCACATACGCTCCGGTGGCGACACGGAACGAGCTTGCAGCGTAAGCGTGCTGCGGGCAAGGGAGCGTTGGCAAAATCACCGAACATGGCCTTTGCAGGCGATGGGTTTGAATCATTCCCATCCGGGAACCCGAAAGGGAATCCGCAGCCAAGCTCGTTGTAAAAACTATATAGTTTTTCTAACGAGACGGTTCAGAGAGCATAATGGTGACGCGGCAGACCAGACGATACCGGTATCTGTCGTGATGGGGTGCTCCACATCGACGCAAAGCGATTTGCGAAAAATGATTATGCGGTTTGCCGCCGCACCCAACAAAGGCAAAGAAAATGACGCCCAAGGCGGGCGCCATTTGTCAAGTAAAATTAAAATTTACTGCCGCAGTTTTCACACTGCCAAGTCTTGCCGAGATCCCCGGCTCCGTATATTCCAAACAATGAAATTTTAGATGCTTTCTTTACGGTGGAAATCTTTTTTAGTTTTGTGGAATTACAGATCGGGCAATGAGGAATGTTCTTAGCGACATCTGCTTTTATTGGTTTTGGCTGCGCGGATCGTGGCACTTCATAAACAGGATGATTATAATCTTGAGGATTTGGCTTGACTTCTTTAACCGGTCTGTTTGGAAACGCAGCATTGCACTCTTCGATTCTGCTGAATAGTTCATTGACTGTATCTGTGTATTCCTTTGATTCTTTATCTCCAATATTGTATGGAATAACAAAGTGATTCAGAATGTATAGGTGCGCTCCAACTGTATAGTATCTGCCTCCGTTTGCGTAGTTTACTTCAACGCCAGGGTATTTTTCTCCATGGAACTGACATCCACAATCGGGGACGTATTCGTTTTTAGACAGATCAAAAGAAAAAGGCTTTGCGCATTTGATACAGACTTTCACTCTAGGGTTTGGAAGAGACAGAGAATAGGGTTTAATTTGCCTTGTTAGTCTCGAAAATTCCTTAGATACTTCTTCCTTATCTACATAGTCTGATATCGGGAAACCGCATTTTGGGCAAGTTGAAGCTCGTGATGATACTTGGTTGTTGCATTCCGGGCAAGTGATCAGCGCCATATTATCACCTCACATAATATTATACATTCATTTTAAGCTATGGGCAAGCTTAAGTTGAATACCAGATGGGACATTAAAAATTGGCGATTTTGTTGCATCGATGCAACAACTTAGCAACGTGTCGTTCTATGGCACAACACAAGACACACTAAAATATATTTCCACTTTAAGCGGAATGACGCAGGCGCAACAGGCGGCTATTATTTCCTCGCACGGATATACTGCTGCTCAGGAGCAGGAAATTCTTACAATGGTTCGCGCAATCGCTTCTTTGGAAGCTTATACGGTTGCCGAGATGGAGTCTGCTCTTGGAATCAAGAACGGAGAGCTGGCTAAAAAGCTTAATGTAGCTGCAACAGAGCAGCTAACACAGGCAAACATCAGACTGCTTTTGGCGGACACCAGTTTGTCTGCTGAGCAAAGAGCAGTTCTGCTAGGCATGGTTCAGGACAGCGCGGCAAAGCTGACCGCTGCTGCTGCAACTGACACTGCGACTGTCGCAAATGTCGGGTTTGCCGCATCTCTAAAAGCAGTATGGGTCGCTATGAAGGCGAATCCGATTGGCCTTCTTCTGACAGCGCTGCCGCTTCTTGTTATTGCAGTTAAGGCGTTTGTCAAAGCTATGAACGACGCGCATCCGTCTTTGGATACGCTGAAAGATGATCTTCAAGGTTTGAAGACAGAAGAGGAAGATCTTGAAACACAATCTTCCGAGCTCAACGATCGGATTAAGGAACTGCAAGATCTGAAAAACGCCGGCACGATTACTCTTACAGAAGAGGAGGAGCTTGGAAGGCTCGAAAGAGAAAACGAACTGCTCAGGCAGCAAATCGAGCTCCAGAAAGAGCGTATTGCAGCACAGGAAGAAAAGGTTCAAGACAAGGCGGAAAGCAATGCGTCGGACTTTTTCAACCCGAACAAAGGCGGAAACGGTGTTTATAATAACAACGCAACCGGTCTGAAGAATCTAATCGACAGATACAATCAGGCAAAAGAAGAGTTTAGCAAGGCAGTGAATGAAAAAGATACGGACAGCATGGAGAAGTGGCAGGATGTCATGGATTCCGCCAGAGAACGTATTGCAAGCATTCATTCACAGTTGGTCTCTATGCGAGGAGATCTCGGAGAGGATTCAGAATACCTCCCCAAAATTGACGAGCTTTTGGACAGCATTGCGGAGACGCTTGGACTATCGTCTGATGGGCTTCCGGACAGCTTAAAGGAAGCATACGAAGCGTACCAAAAGCTAAAGGATGCTGTTGGAGAAGAAGGCGCAAAGGGTTCAGATGAGTTCAAGACGCTTGAAGAGGAAGCAGGCAAGGCCGGTCTTACCGTCGAGCAGGTCACGGAGCGTATGGGCGAAAACAGCGCCGCTGCCGCTGCGGAGGCGGAAGAGCTTGAAAAGCTGAAAGCAAGCGCGACAAAGGCGACGGAAGCACTTGCAGGATTGCAGTCTCAGCAAAGCCTTGTTTCCGGCGCGGCCAAAGAACAGACTGAATCCGGATATCTGTCCGTTGAAACGTATGACAAGCTGATTGCCGCATCTGCGGATTATGCATCCTGCATTGAGTACGAGAACGGCTCCATGCAGCTCAACACCGAAAAAGCGAAAGAGTTGACGGACGCAAAGTATGAGCTTCAGCTTCAGGAGATTGAGCTTGCAAAGGCGCAGGACGTTGCGAAGTGGAAAGAGAACGCTGCGGACATTGCAGATCTGGAGAGCAGATATGCGTCTCTGTCTGATACGGAGCTTGCGCATTTAGCAAGCCTGCAAAGCGAAAATGGCGTTCTGGAGCAGAACATCCAGAAATACAACGTCATGAAGAGCGAGATCATCGAGCTAACCGGCGCATACAAAGAATGGCTGGACGCGCAGAGCGGGCCGGAATCCGGCGACATGTATGATTCTCTGAAGACGGCGCAAAAGGCGATTGAGGAGGGGCTGGAGTCCGGCAAGACCGGAACGGCGAAATACAAGTCTGCTTTGAAGCTGCTTGTGCCGGAGGATGCGAGAGCGGATGCTGCTGCTTATATGCAGAACCTGCAGCGCTATATCTCAGACGATTCTGCCGGCGTAACCAACTTCATTCACGACATGGTAGCTGCCGGTCTGATGATCGAGGATGGCGACAATGTGCAGCTAGTGCCAGATACGGCGATCCAGGATATTTGCGAGAAGCTTCATATTACGCCGGAGATGGCAAAGGCGATTTTCGGAGAGCTTGAAGAATACGACTTCCATTTTGACTGGGAAGACGAGGACTTTGAGTTTAATACAAACACGAAGTCTTTGGATGAGATCAACGCCAAGATCGCGGAGACGAAGCAAAAGATTGAAGAGATCAAGGCTTCCACGGTTGATCCGCAGGTCAAGCTGGAGCAGATTAACGAGGCTAAGCAGGAAATGCAGCAGCTCCTGCAGGACAAGGCTGCATTGGAAACGCCGACGGAAGCGGACGTTACGACGAACTCGGAGACCGCGAAGACGCAGCTGTCCGAGATCACAGGAACGCTGGATGAGATTGCGAAAAAGATTGACGAGGTTGCTGCAAAGCAAATCGGAGATCTCGGCGCAAGCTCGACCATTACGGCGCTGCAGAATGTGCTCAATAAGCTGAACGGAATCAACAGCATTAAGCTGAGAGACAAGACGTTCACGGTCACACAGATCACCAAAACAGATCCTGCCGGCGCCTATGGATTCCCGGCTGCCGGTGGTACACGCGGCGCACCCGGCGGCTTGACGCTAGTTGGTGAGCTCGGGCCGGAGCTGGTTGTGTCCGGCAATCATTATTACACGGTAGGCGATCTCGGCGCTGAGTTTGTAAATCTCAAAGCCGGGGATATCGTCTTTAATCATAGAGATACCGAAAAACTCTTGAAGGGCTTGACTGGCGTTCGTGGCACTGCGCTTGCGCAAGGCACGGCTATGGCCGGAAAGATCAGCGGCGGCGGCAGTCTCAGCAACTTGCCGGGTTATAAAGTAACCAGCGCGAGCACGGTGCAATCGCAGACCACGGCGACGGTTAATGTCAATGTGAAAACCGGCGCGAAGGATCTTGGTGAGGCGCTGGAAGATCAGCTAAAGACGCTGAAAGAAGAGCTGGACGACATTCTCGGCCAGTTTGATTTCAAGATCTTTATGGCAGAGAAGCACAACGCATCTGCCAAGGAGATTATTGAAATCTATCGCAAAATGCAGGAAGCGGTTCATGCTCAGGCTGAGAAGTACCGCTCAATGGGCGTTGACGAGAACAACGAATACATCCGGGATCTGAAAAAGCAGTGGTGGGAATACGAAGAAGCGATCAAGGACGCTCGCAAGGACGAGTTTGATGAATGGATGAAGGATTCCAAGTTTGCAATTGAAGCGATGGATCGCGATCACACCGGAACGGACAAGATGTTGGAATCCTGGCGGACGGTGCTGAGATCCATCAATGATGAGATCGCATATTATACCGCTCGCGGATATGACATGGCTTCGGATGAGATTCAGGATCTGCTGAAAGAGGCGTGGGACGCCGAGAGCGAGATCGAGTCGATTCTTGAGCATACGTTGGATGCGGTCAACGACAGCATTGACAACATTCAGGATCTCTATAAGACATTAAAGGACGCTGCGGAAGAGTTTGCGGAAACCGGATACATCTCACTAGATGCGTATCAGGAAATCGTGAACATGGGCGTGGAATACATGGCGTATTTGCGCGACGAAAACGGTTATCTGCACATCAACCGCGAGCGCGTGGAAGCGGTGCTGACAGCGAAGACGCAGCAGATGGCGGTAGAGTCTGCTTTGAACTATGTTCGCCAGATCGGATTGGCGCTTGCCAACAACGAGACGGAGGAACTGAAGCGGCTGCTGGACGCTACGGAGCAGACGTCGGACGCAACATGGGGGCTCGTCTACGCGAACCTTGCGTTCCTGAATCTGACGGACAAGCAGAGAGCTGCGGCGAGAAAGAACATTGACAGCCTGCGGGCGATTGCGGACAACGTATCTGCAAACATCTCCAAGAATCTGGATGACGAGGAAGGCGCCGAGTCGGTAACGGACACGAAGGATGCACTGGAAGACATTTTGGAGTTGACCAAGGATCTGATCAAGCATGAGCATGATCAGATGCTGGACGCTCTGGACGATCAGCTTGACAAGTATAGAGAGATCATCGACGCGAAGAAGGAATCTTTGGCGTTGACTAAATCCGAATTGAGCTACAATAAGGATGTTCAGGACAGAACGAAAGAGATCTCCCAGATTCAGGCGCGGATTGCGGCGCTTGAGCTGGATGACAGCAGGGAAGCGGCAATCGAACGCGCGAAGCTGATGGAAGAGCTCGCCGAAAAGCAGGCAGAGCTGGAAGAGAAGCAGCGCGATCATGCGTATGATCTGCAGATGGATTCTCTGGACAAGATGGCAGAGGCGCAGGAGAAGTCTGTGAACGAGCGCAAGGAGCAGATCGAGAACGAAACCAGCTCCGAGCAGAAGCTGTATGACCTCGCGATCAAAAAGATCTCCGAGGAATGGGATACGCTGGAAGATCAGCTTTTGGCCTGGAACACCGAATATGGCCGCAGCCTGAACAAAGACGTCATCGAAAAGTGGGACGCAGCCCGTGAAGCAGCGGAGCGTTACGGTAGCTTTGTGGAGGCGCTGAATCAGATGGGCATCGCCCCGGCTGAGGATGGCGAGAAGCCAACCTCCGATATTGTCGGCAAGGTGGAAGTTTATGACGACGCGGAGCGCATTCAGGAGATCGCGGAGCAGATGCAGAAGAACTCTCTGGAATGGTTCGGGGCGACAGATGATCGCCGCAGAGAACTGGAACGCGAGAACGAGAGCCTCAGCGCCGAGCTTGAGCAATACACCAATTACGGCATCTACAAAGAGAAGGGCACATGGTATCGAGCAGACGGAAGCACACTGTATTCACTTAATCCAGATGTAAAAGACGCCGCTATTACTGCCGCGATGAAACAGAACTCCATTGCATGGTGGACTGCCTCTCCAGAGGATCAGGCGAAGCTTGCAAAGAGGAATGAGGATCTTGCCAGCTATTCAGACGGACGCATTACGAAGCAGAATAACCAGTGGGTTGGCGTGGATGGTAATCCGCTGTATGCCATTTCCAAGGAGGAAAAGGATGCGATTGCACATCAGCTTGTGGCGATGATGAAAGCCAACAGCGCGGCATGGTCTTCTGCAACCGATTCCGGGAAGCAGAATCTTTCCAACGAGAATACAAGGCTGGCAAAGCTGCTGGAACAGCTTCTTGGGTCAAAGGTTACACGAGACAATGGCACTGGCACTTGGTACATTGACGGGAAGCCTCTTTATGATGTTTACCACAAGGGCGGCGTCGTCGGCGGCGGAAATCTTCGCAGCCAGGAACGATTTGCGCTGCTGGAAGAGGGCGAGATGGTTCTTGCGGAAAAGCACTTCAAGGCAATCGACCAGATGATTGAAATGATGAAGTTCATGAAATCGCGGTCTGCGGATTTGTCCAAGGTGTATTCTGAGACGAACCAAGTCAACGCCATGAAGGAGCGCAGCGAGAAGATCAACAGCATCCTTCAAACCAGAACGTCAAAGTCTGAGGAGAGCGTTGTCAACGTGGACGCCTCCATTTCTGTAAGCGGAATCGTGGACGAGCACGTTCTGCAGGCGATCCGGAGACATCCTCGCGCAGTGGCAGAGGAAGTTGCCAAACAATTCGTATAACAGGAGGTGCTGTTTATGGCGTTTTATGCATGCACATTTCGTTACGATGGCATCTCAAGCGAAGAGTTTGGGCTGACATTGTGTGAGATCGCAAGTAACAAGCAAAACGGAGGGGCTATCAATGATGGCTTCTCCGTTTTATCAGACCACATGGCAAGGAGATCGCAGCCGATTCACTACGGCGTGCAGAAGAGCGATCACCTTGAATTTGATCTTATTTTCGGCGCCGATGAATATCTGGACAGGACTGTGGTTGCAGATATTGCAAAATGGCTGCTCGGAAGATCGAAATTCGCACCGCTTGTCATTGAGCAGGAGGATATGAAGGGATTTCAGTATAAGGCAATTATTACAACGATGAAGATTATTCCCGTCGGCGGGAAGACGATCGGCTTCAGCGCACACGTTGTTTGCGACGGGCCGTTTGCCTACACTGAAAGAATCATTTCGTCCTATAAATGCGAAGGGGTGAAAAGTTTCTATTTCAGAAACTTGTCCAATGTTCCGGAGCTGTATGCGCCGGATGTTGCAATTATTCTTGACGCAAATTCCGATTTCAAAATGGTGAACAACACGACCGGAGAAACCGTGTCGTTTGAGTTTGATGGGGCGAACACATCCAACATTGCCATTTCCATTCACGGAAAGACGAAGGTAATGACCTATGCGGAAATCGGAGAGAGCGTCACCTTGAACTTGTATGAGTGCATGACGCTGAACGGTGAGCGGCATTTTGTTTTCCCGCGATTTGCTCAGGGGGATAATCTGATCACCGTAACCGGCAACTGCACTTTGAAAATAGAATCTGAATTTCCTATGGCGATAGGAACATAAAAGAGAAGGGAGGTAAGGCATATTGAATGTTAATTTGAGTGCGCTGCATGCGGCAGCGAACGGCGGGATTGAGCCGGCGTATCTGATTTTGAAGACCATGCACGGGAAAACAATCGGGCTGATTACGCAGCACATTGATTTGCAGCTTGAGCTCAAATTTATTGACGACTCAAAAATCTCATTCAAGATCCCTGCTTATGACGGAGAAGAGCCAACGGCGCTCTATGACGAGCTGATCTCCATGCGCAAGATTGAAGTTCCAACCATCGGAACCTTTGTTTTGGACGAACCAAAGACGGAAGGGGATGGGCTGAAGGAGGTCAAGGAAATTACCGGATACTCCGAAGAGCGCGTGTTTGCGAACAGGGATATCTTGCTGGAGCAGGGGACGTATAGACTGTACTCCGCAGATGACCTTGCCTCCGAAACCCCGACAACGATCATGGGCATCGCGCATCGGCTGATGCCCAAATGGTCGATCTGGGTGGACGAGAGCCTGTATAACAAATACAGGACGTTTGACAATACGAAAACCGGGCTTCTGGGATGGCTGCGCGGGACTGCTGCAAAAGCGTATGGATGCCTGTTCAATTTTGATTCTGCAACCAAAACGCTTTATGTGCTGGACGCGAACAAGGAGTACAGGACGAATCCGATTTACCTGTCTTATGATAATCTTTTGAAAAAGGGAGTACGGACAGAGTACACGAAAGAGTTTCTGACGGTGTTGAATGTTTACGGCGCAGATCCCGTGAACATCCGCGAGGTAAACCCGATCGGCAGCAACAAGATCTACAATCTGGATTACTTTATCGAGATCGGAGACATCCCGGAAGATTTAAGCAATAAATGGAGAGCATGGCAGGCAGAGATTGTGCTTGCTCAAAACAACTATACTACAATGCAGCTTCTGCGCAATGCGGAGATGATGCGCAGGGAGACTCTGAATGCGTCAAAGCGCGATCTGGAAGGGGAAGCGACAGACATTGAAAACCGGATCAGTGTTGTGACGCAGGAATTGGCGCTGACGGAGGACGAGGAAGACAAAGAAGAACTGCAGGATACGCTGGAAGGTCTTGTCGATCAGAAAGCGGCAAAGCAGGGAGAGATCGACGACGTTCAGGATGAGATTGACGCTTCGCAGGACACGATCGACGAACACAATGCGGCGCTATCCGATATCGTTGCGGAGCTGTCTTACAACTCCTACTTCACGGCGGAAGAGCGGTCGATCCTTGACGATTACTTTATTGAGGGCGACTTCACCGACGAGACGTTTGCTGTGTTCGATGTGGATATTTCAGGCGAACAGGATTACTACGAGAAGGCGGAGACGTGCACGATCTCTGTAGAAACAGACGAGGACGAGCAGGTTGAAGAGCTGGATTTGTCTGAGGTAGATCCCGGCAACATCATCAACAAACGAGTCATCCGTGTGAGCGGCGGCGTTTTGACGGCTGAGATCGGCAACACCGAGATTGAGGCAAAGATCCTATCCGGCACGGTGGAGCGCGACAGCGACACCGGAAGAACGGTGTGTTCTTTCTACACCGGCGCAGGAAATCTCACAAAATCGAATAGCGTGACGACGTTTGTGAACGCAAACGTCAACTTTATCAGCTCCGATTCAACGCTGCAAAACGGCGACAATCCGCTGAGTAATGCTGTGCTTTCTGAATGCAGTGCATATTTCACGAAAAACAAGACGCAGTTTGAGTCTTACGCGGTGCAGCAGCAACTGTTTGATCACGCCGCAGAACAGCACCGCGCGATCGCGTATCCGACGTGTGAGTTCGACATCGAATCCGGCAACGTCATTTACGCGGAAGAGTTTGAGCCGTTCAAGGATGTGCTTCGTCTTGGCGAAGGTGTGTATCTTGATTTTGGCGACGGCACGGTTTTGACGCCGCTGCTTTTGGAGATGCATTTCAGTTTTGACGACCCATCCAAATTCGACCTGATCTTTTCAAACAGCTATTCGCGTTCCGGCAGCGTGAAAACGATGAAGGATCTGCTTGCAGAAAGCCACGTCAGCGCGAGAACACTGGAAATGTCGAAGTATAACTACGGAGCGTTTACCAGATCCGGTGCGGAGAGCGAAGTGTCGAAGCTGTTCACGCAGGGACTTGACGCGGCGACGAAACAAATTCTGGCCGGTGTGAACAACAGCGTCGTGATCGACGGCTCCGGCATTACGATCCGGAATCCAGATGATGAGACGGTCTATCTGAAAATGAACAACGGCATGTTTGCTTTCATGGATGGATCTGACACGGCGAAGCTGGCGATCGGTAAGTTTTATGATACGGGTATGGGTCAGGTGATGTACGGCATTGTGGCGCCGAATATTGTCGGCACGCTGCTGGCCGGCGAGAATCTGATTATCCAAAGCCCGAAATTTGACGGTACAAATATGTATTTCTCTGTGGATGCAGACGGCGTTCGGTTGGCGAACGGTCAGTTTGATATCTACAAGATTTCCAGCCAAGAGGGCTTGAGTGTTTCTGAAAAGTCAATCTCCATTGATCCGAACCTCGGTATTCTCGGCGGCGATCTTGATAATGCGATTGCGTATGATCAGAACGGTGCTGTTACGGGCGTGAAGATCATGAACGGCAATACGCTTATCGGAACTGTGACAAGTATTGCTGACGCAAAAGCAAATTACACCAATTCAATTCAGCATTTGACTCCAAACTTCTGGCTTGATCTGAATGGCGATGCGTTTTTCCGTGGTACGATCTATGCGACGGACGGTTATTTCTCAGGTACGGTTCACGCAACAGACGGCGAGTTTAGCGGAACTCTGAATGCCCCAACACTGACCGGAACAATGGTTGCCGGCAGCGGCGGTGTGATTCGCGGCGCTCGGATTGAGGTTGGCGGTGCGAATTACGATAAATTCGTCGTAACAAGCAGCGGTGATGTGTATCTTGACGGCAATATCCACATGACCGGTCAGATTGACTGGGGCGATAATACCGGGCCGGACAGCGGCGACGACAGCGAATTTGTTGACAGTGTTAATGCATATATGAGTGCCAATGATGCTGCGCTGCTGCTGATGCAAAGACAGCTTGACGGCCAGATTATGACGTACTTTGAAACATATGCCCCGACACTTGCAAATGAGCCGGCGTCAGCGTGGACAACCGATGCGCTGAAGGATGAGCACCTTGGCGATATGTTTTACAACAGCACAACCGGATATGCATATCGGTTTGTCAAAAACGGTGATACATATGAATGGGAGCGCATCGGCGATAACTCTGTCATTCAAGCGCTTGCGCTTGCTGCGAAAGCGCAGGATACGGCAGACAGGAAGCGGCGTAACTTTATTGTGCAGCCATACCCGCCGTATGATGTCGGAGATATCTGGATGAACGGGACGAAAATCCTTGTCTGTGTTCACGCACAGACAATCAGCGGAGCATTCGATGAGGATGACTGGGAAGAGCGTGTTGCATATACCGACGATTCTGTGGCATTGGCAATTGCACAAGGCACATACACCGGCGGCGCGTTTATTGATGGTAAAATACTTCATATGCCTATTGTTTCAGGCGGAAGGCTGTATGGGGCAATCAGCTTGCAAGTCGGCGCGAACAACAATAATTTTACAGCGGACAATATGCTGGAATACAATTACAATTTTGCTGTGTCGCAAAACGGAGCGCTTGGAATCGGTTATAACGCTGGAGCTCAGAGCTCAAACTATCGTAACTTCTACGTTGATCCAACCGGCAATGTGTGGCTGATGGGCAATATCCACATGATTGGTGCTATTGACTGGGGGAGCAACACAGCGCCGACAGGCGATGCTGATTACGACGCTCTTTCTTCAAGAGTGAGCAATCTTGATATTATGCTTCGGCAATACATCCAGTCAAACGGCGCTGAGGTTTCCGGGTTGAGAGACCGCATGGTTGAAACATATTATTTTAATTATGCTCCTACATTAAATAATATCCCAGCATCAGAGTGGACTGAAGATTACCAAAAGGCGGAACATGTAGGCGATTTGTTTTTTGACAAATCTACAGGTTATACATATCGTTTCAATGATGCCACGACTACGGTTAATGGTGAAGAAGTTACGACTTATAGCTGGGATCGAATCGAAGACAGCGATATTACCGAGGCTTTAAGCGCAGCCTCTGAATTGGAGGCAGCCATCGACGGACACATCAGGCATTTTGTAACAACACAAGAACATCCTACTCCGTATCCGCCTTATGACGAAGGTGATCTCTGGACGGATGGCGTCACGATGTATACATGCATTCGAGCGAGGACAAGTAATGAGTCATATAGCAGATCTGACTGGGCTAATGCAACTGCGCTGCAAAAAATAGTAGGCGGCGATTACGATGGGCATTCCTATATTGATGGCGTAATGCTTCAAATGCCTATTATCAGCGGTGGCGATATTTATGGTGCAGTCAGTCTTAATATCGGAGCAAGAGGGAATAATCAAGGCTACAATTTCGTTGTCGATCAATATGGAAGTGTGACAACCGCTGGAGACGTTACGCTTGGCGGCAACATTACTCTGAGCGGCAACATTACTTGGGGAACCGGGACGAGCCCGACGCAGGTCGTGTACGCAGAAACACAACTTTCAAAACCGATTGATGGGACAGCGTATAGTACAGATAATTTCCCGCTTACAAGCAGCTCGACATGGCATAGGAGAATGTCTGCTTCTGATATGTATGCTTCTTATACATATGACGGAGGCACAACATGGACGATGGCAGTTAAGATCAAGGGAACCGATGGTGATCCTGCAACGGTAACAAGGGATTCTATTGTTTCTGCACTTCGGAATGCAACAAGCGGGCTGCCTGACGGCATTTATCCATATTCGTATACTGATAGTGGTACAACCAAATACGCTATCGGCATCAACGCTACTTATATTAAAGCTGGTACTATTGATGCAAATGGTATTCGTTTTTATGGAACTAATACATTAAATAATGTTACCGGCGGCGGTGGCTTCCATGTTGGCACTGGTCATGACGGCAACAGCACGACATATGGCGCGAAGATGTATGGTTATAACGCAGAAAATACGAACTATATTATCGCAACCAATGCTGGTGTTAGAATGACGTCCGGTGGTGGAACTACAGAAATGTGGTGCATCAACGATCAAATTAGCATTGGATATTATAAGAGTGCAACAAACCATGGATCTGGACAGCATTATGGAAAAATCTATATTAAAAAGGACGCAAATAATAATGGTCAGGTAAATATAGAGTGTAATGATTTCAGCGTCGGTGCTGGCAGTGTTCATTTTAATCTTGGTGGCGGAGTCGTATACTATGGCGATACGCCGGTACATGGTTCTGACGCAAGTTTAAAATATGATATTCGATATGATTATGATAAGTATGAAGACTTCTTTATGAAGCTCAAGCCGTCTGTTTATAAGCTTTACACAGGGAACAGTGGAAGGGATCATACTGGGTTTATTGCGAATGATATTCAGAATGCGTTATCAGAAACGAATATATCCACAAATGAATTTGCGGCATATGTCGAAGAGAAAATGTATGACGAAGAAGGCTTGTTTACTGGAATAAAACGAGGGTTGCGGTATACAGAGTTTGTATCTCTGAACACCTATATGATCCAAAAACTATACGCTCGAATTGAAGAGCTTGAAAACAGGGTTGCACTTTTATCTGGAGGAAATGAATGAAAGTATCTGTAAAAGATGTGTTGGCGGCGAGTGTCGCAATTCAGTTTATGGAAATCACCGGCACGGTTCCGTTCAAGACGGTGCGCGGTCTGAGCAAGATCAGAACGTCTTTGGCGGAAGAGGCGCAGATTGCGAACAAAGAGCAGGAGCGCCTGCTTGGTGAATATGAAGGCAAGGTGCTTGGGAACGGATCAATCTCATTCCCAAGCGCAGAGAAGAGAAAAGAGTTTGAAGCGGCCTGGATCGGCATCCTCAATTCAGAGGTGGAGTTCGATCAAGACCGCTTTGATCTATCAGCGCTGGTAGATCAAATTGTATTTCATAACGCGAACGTGGACGTGGATGCACTGTCCACGTTCTTTGATTTTGATGGGGATTAAAAAAGAGAGGTGATCTTTTGATTCAGAGAATCAATGTTTCAGACCCTCCGAGACGGAAGATTAAAATCGGATACTACGAGGAGAACGAGTTCCGCAAGGTCGTGTTTGACGTATCCGATTGGAGGGAGGCGTACCCGAACGGCACGGCGTCTATCATCTTCAAGCGTGCTGACGGCGAGGTATATCCGATTGTGCCGAGAACTGACAGCGACGGCAATCCGGTATTTGTGCCGACGACCACGGAGACATGCAAGGTAGGCGACTGCGAGTTCCAGCTTCAGTGGAAGTCCGGAAGTGTGGTCGGCAAGACCTGCAATCTCCAAATGTGCGTGGAATCGGCGATTGGCGAATACGGAGACGTGCCGACGGATACAACCGACGACTGGATCGCACAGATTGTTGCCGCGACGAGTGAGATTGTCGGACAGGCGCAGCAGGCGCAGAGAGCCGCTGAGACGGCTGCATCTCAGGCGCAGAGCGCAGCGCAGGCAGCTTCGCAGAGTGCTTCTTCGGCGAATGCAAGCGTCGGCAATCTCTCGGAGCTGCAGACGACGAACAAAGGCACTGTTGTCGCCGCCGTGAATGAAGTTCACGGCGAGGCTGCTGCGGCACAGTCTGCCGCTGCTTCTGCAGCTTCGGACGCCAGCAGCGCAAACGCAGGAGTAAACACACTGAACGGCAAGGTTGGAGATCTGAGCAATCTTACTACGGATGCGAAAAACAATCTTGTTGCTGCCGTCAATGAGGTGGATGCTCATGCGGACGCAGCACAGACTGCTGCGAATCAGGCGGCGTCTGCTGCTGCGCAAGCTGCAACGGCTGCAAGTCAGGCTGCTTCCAGCGCAGACGCGGCAAGCGGAAAAGTTGGAGATCTCAGCTCGCTGCAAACGCAATCAAAGAATAATGTAGTTGCGGCGTTGAATGAGGTGCTTCAGCGAATCGGAAGTTCGCTTAATCTTGATCTTCAAATGGATACAACAAACGGCAAACTGTATATCATGCAAGAAGGTGTTAAGGTTGGCCTAGGCGCGACAATTGCAGCAGAATCCGGTCTGTTGTTTGACAGCGGATTTGTTTCAAAGGTTGATGACAATGGAATGCCTTCTGAGAATTATTACTTGCATCTCACTAAAGAGGGTGTAGAGCTGTCTTTGGACGATTTTGTTCCGTTTGTTGTACACGGAGACGGAGGCGGCGGTGGTGGTGGTCTCGTTTTTGACAGCGGCGCTTTTGAAAAAATTGACGAGGACGGCAACGCTTCCGACAGCTATTATCTGCATCTGAAGAGTGGGGACGAGGATATTACCGGCTTTACTCCAATTGAAGTACCGGCTGAGATGGGAAGCGGAGGCGGAGGCGCCGCAGCAGGCGGATCAACACTTATTCTGCGGTCAAGAATGGACTCCAAGACGTTTTCAATTATGGATGCGCAGACGGAGCTTCAGATGCTGTTTACATGGTCAAGCATTGACAACGCGACAGAAGAACCAACCGGGGACGGCACTGCAAGCTGGTATGTCAACGGCACTCGCGTTGCAACAACGACCGTTGAGCAAGGTGACGGATCTTTTAACATCCGCCCATACCTTACAACCGGACAGGCTAACTCTGTTAAGTTGTCAATTGAGGATAACTATGGCGTTGTCCGTCCATACACATGGAACGTCACGGTAACTGCTTATACCCTGACATGGAATGCTCCTGCTTTGGAGAACCATGGTGAATCTTCAGACTATCAGCTTCGACTTGTAGCAAGCGGCGTTGGGAATAAGACGCTTGTTGTAAAGGTCGATAACACGGAAGTGTCACGGCAGAATGTGGCTACAAGCGGCAGAACTACTACCGTTACAATTCCTGCAAATAATCTCGGACATGGAGCACACACTATTACTGCATGGCTTGAGGTTACAATTGATGGTGATGTGATTTCAACGAATCCGCTTCGTCACGTCGGTATTTGGAAGAGATCTTCTTCCGTTACGCCGATTGTTGCAATTTACGACAGCGAGATTACGATGAAACAGCTTGCCACATACGGCATTAGATACATGGTATATGATCCTGCGTACTCTCCTGTTAATACAGAGCTTATCGTAGACGGGGATACTGTGGCTAATGTAAGTGTTGGCCGTGACATTCAGACTTGGGCATACCGCGCAACTGAGGTCGGACAGAAAACGCTTTCAGTGAAATGCGGTGTCACTACGGCTTCTGTCAGCGTGACGGTCGAGGATCTTGGATATGATATTGCCCCTGTAACGGATGGTCTTGTTGTTGACTTTGATCCTTCCGGACACAGCAATTCGGAGTCAAACAGAACCAGCTTTGGCTACAAGGATGCAAACGACACTGTGCATCCGCTCATTTATTCTGACGGAACAACGCAGAACCCGCACGGGGTCGCCTATCTTCCGTTTGACTGGACAAACGGCGGCTTCCAGACCGATAATGACGGCGTGACGGCTTTTGTCGTTCGGCGCGGATGCAGGGCGTGGTTTGATCGCAGCCTCTTTGCGGACAATGCAAAGGCAAGCGGAAAAAACATTGAGCTTATTTTCAAGGCAACGAATGTCAGAGACTTTGACGCCGAGATTATGCGCTGCCTGTCTAATAATATCGGACTGCAATTCTATGCGAACACCGGGTATTTCCGGTGTCAGTCTACTTCCGTAGACATGAAGTGGTGCGAGGACTCGAAGGCGGAAATTTGCCTGAGCGTAGAGTCTGCGACAGGCAAGGATCAGCCGAGAATGGAGATGTGGGACAATGGCACGCCGAGCAGAGGTCGAGTCTATGACACGAATACCATGTGGCTGCAGAACGACCCGGACTATTTCTGCATCGGTTCGGATGAGGCGGATGTTTGGGTTTATCGAATCCGCGCGTATAGCGCTTATCTGACCGATTCTGAGGTAAGAGCAAACTTTATTGCTGATGCTCCAACGCCGGAAGAGGCAATCAACAGATTCGTCAGAAACAACATCTATACAGATGACGGCAGCACAATCAGCATTCAGCGTCTGGTTGCGGCGGCGCCAGATCTGCATGTAATTGAGATCAGAACGGCTGGTTTCCCAAGCGATAAAAAGAACTTTATCCCATGCAGAGTAGAGCACTGGCTTGGTTCCGGCGGGCCGTCGCATCACTGGTGGACGGATTCGAACGCAGGATTTGTCTTGCAGGGAACGTCGTCTCTAAACTACATCGAAAGCTGCGGCAACCTTGATATCAGCATGGTTAACGCCACCATGACAAACGAAAGCGGTCAGGTCATGAGTGACGGATATGCAATGACATCAAACAGCATCCCGGTTAAATATTTCAACACGAAAGCAAACACCGCTTCGTCTGACAATGCGAACAACACGGTTTCTGCGCAAATTTTTGATGAATTTGACCCGTTTGAGCCTCTTGCTAAAGTGCGTGATCCTCGCATCAGAGACTCTGTGGAAGGTCATCCGTGCGCTGTGTTTGTCACGAATACAAGCGACACCGCTTTTAGGTGTGGATCAGACAAGGCGCGAGATGTTCAGCCAGGAGAAACGATCTTGTATCTCGCCGGCGATATGAATAACTCCAAGCTGACAACGAACGTATTTGGAGAGAGCGATATCGTTGGGACAGACGGCGACGGCATCGGCGTCTTCTGTGTGGAATTTATGGATAACGGCTATCCAAGATGCAAGTTCTTGGAAGAGGCAACCATGCTGAATGAGACATGGGACAACGGGAACGGAGGCCAGTTTGAGTTCAGATACCCAACCAAGAAGGCCATTGATCCGAGCATTCAGACGCCTCGTCAACCGACAGACGCCATGAAGATCAAGTTTATTGAGATGCAGAACTGGCTCTGCAGACTAAACCCAGATCCAACGATTGCAAATGGGCGCAGTCTCGGCGGATCTATCAGATTGTTTAATCCGGCCACTGGACTTGAAGAGACATTCATGTATGATACGCCGACGTATCGCGGCTGTAAGTTCCGTAATGAAGTCGCGAACTATTTCCATATTGACAGTCTTGTTTATTATTATGTGTTTACAACGATCTTCTGCTGCGTAGACCAGCGCTCTAAGAATACGTTTGTTACATATGAACCTGACAAGAACGGGGTGTGGAAGTTCGATTACAGAGCGTACTACGACGGAGACACGATGCTTGGCATCAACAACAAGGGCGCTCTAACGCTGGATTATGGCGTTGAAGACACGGATGAAGTTGTTGGCGGCGACGGTATGGCTTTTAATGCTTTCGAATCTGTGCTCTGGTGCTTGGTAAGAGACTATCTGCCGGATTATTGTTCCGCTGAGTTTAATCGTCTTGAGAGCGCCGGGCTAATCAGCGAAAGCTTTTTGAATAACCGATGGGATACGCATCAGCGTATTCGCCCGGAGGCGCTGATGACAGAAGACTTCCGGAATAAATACGACGGGCCGCTTGTTAGAAACGGAACCACTCTATATTACGAATCCATGCAGAACGGCGAGAAATACAGCCAGCGGCATGGATTTTTCCATTTCCAAGTCCCTTATATGCAGAGCAAATACCGCAGTGGACGAGCAAAGCAAAACAGTCTGCTTTTGGACGCTTATTATTCTGCAACAGGTGCAATTGAAGCCGCTGCTTCTGTGGAGATTACGCCTTATATGGATATGTATATCACGATGCAGTGCGACAACTTTGGAACGGTTTCTGTAAGAGCGAAGAAGGGCGTCCCGACACGGGTAACTGTGTCAGGAAACGGAGGATCTGCCCCTGCGGGCGATACCGCTACGCAGATTTATAACTGCCAGTGGATTACGTCGTTCGATTCTTTGGCGCAATTCTATACGCAGCAGTTTGCCGGCACTTTGACAAAGCTTCGTTATCTGCCGCTCGGCAGTTCTGTTTCCGGATATCAGAACAGAAACCTGACAACGCTCGGCTCTACGGATTTGCCGATGCTTGAGTATTTGAACCTTGGCGGCCTTGTAAATCTTGAAACGAACATCGATCTTAGCAGATGTCCGTTCCTTGAGGAAGTTTACGCAAACGGCGCAGGTATCACAGGTATTACGCTTGCGCGTGGCGCAGCGATCGAGATTTTGCAGCTCCCGGCGGTTTCGCGTTTGATTGCGCTGGATTTGCAAAAGCTGCTCCCCGCAAACTTTACTTTGGATATGAGTAACCTGAGCTTGCTGCACGTTGAAAACAGCCCCGGCGTCAATACGCAGAGCATCGTCCAGAATGCAACCGAGCTTGCATACGGTCGTCTGATTGGCGTGAACTGGAACATGGACAACCCAGATCCGGTTATGGCGTTGATCGGAAAGACCGGTCTGAACGAAGAGAGCGAGGCGGAAGGCACGTTTGTTTTGACCGGTGCAGTAACCTTTGCTGCTATTTCTCAAAACGAGTACAACCGTCTGCATGCCGCATTCCCGAATTTGACGATCAACTATACGTCGCTTCTTTCAGAACATACGGTGCGATTCTACAATTGGGATGGCACACCGTTGTGGGAGGAATCTGTTCGTCACGGCGGAACGGCACCGAACCCAATTGTAACCGGAGACATTCAAACTCCGACGCGCCCAGCGTCCGGCCAATACGAATATGTCTATCGTTACTGGTCTGAGTCTCTGGATAATGTCGTTGAGGATTTGGATGTTTACGCAGATTATCTTGCACAGGAGCGCACACTCACTGTTCGCTGGCATGACGCCGCAGGCGGCGTCATGACGCAATATACAAAGACCTGCAGATATGGGCAGGGCGTAACGTATACCGGCCCGGATATGCCGGACAGGGGCAGCGGCGCAAACAAGGAATACTGGATGGGCTGGGATAAGCCAACCACAAATGTAACAGAAGATCTTGACGTGTATCCGCAGTATGTTCTTCCGACTACGCCGCTTGGAAAGCCATTGACGTATGACTATGCGTATTCCGATGATCCAAATGATATTTCTGCATACACGTTGGCGGAGTTCTGGGGCGCTCTGAAGAGCGATAATCCTGCTGCGTATCTTGCAGAGCATGACAAGATCAAGATTGTTATGCCGGCGAGCAAACCAAACAGCAATATTACAGACACTACCATTGAGCTGAAGGTTGCCGGATTTAACCGCTTCAAACTTTCTGATGGTTCCGGTAATTTCGCGAAGACGGTATTTGTAATGTGCAACTGCCTGAATGCTACTCGCGCGATGAATGGATCGAATACGAATGCTGGCGGCTGGCCTGCTACGGCTATGCGTTCGTTCCTGAACAACAGCTTGATTAAGGACTTCCCGATTCAATGGCGCAGAATGATTCAGCAGGTCGAAGTATTGTCTACGGCAGGTGCTTCATCTACGGAGATTGTAAAGAGCAACGACTATCTGTTCCTTCCTTCCTACACGGAGGTTGGATTTGGAACGACAGATCCGTACATTAACGAGATTGACTCTGCTGTGTACGGAAGCGATATGACATACGCAAAGTGGCCAGTCTTTACCGACAATGCATCGCGTATTAAAAGAATCGGCGGTTCCAACGGAACCGCAACTATCTGGTGGTTGCGCTCTCCGATTGCGGAGGCCGGTACTTTTTGGTATATGCTTACCTCCGGCAGTCGCGATAACGGGAACTATTATACATCCAATTCAGTTAGGGGCGTCGCGTTCGGCTTCTGCATTTGACCGAAACGACCGAAAAACCGGGGCGCGAACAGCGCCCCTGCCAATCTGCGTCAAGCACGCAGATAAAAATAGAAGAGGGCAGCGAAATATCTGCCCTCTCTCGCCGCGAAGCGGCAAAATTTTGATAAAAATTCTGAGAAATCGAATATTACAGTAGGCATTCAATCTCGAACATGGTAGAATACCACAGAGAAAGGAGGAGTGCCTATGCCTCATGACAAAAGTAAGACATCATACTCGAACCGGCCATTGCCGGAATCACAACCGAAAAAGAAAGAGCCGCCGCACTATTTGCTGCGAGCACAGGAATTGCAAGCCTATACGATCAACACATGCAGAGACATCAACAGCAACCCAGACAGGGGCGGCAAAGGATTGTCGTTCTATCTGCTTGTGCCGATGGGAAATCTTGCGCAGGAGATCACAGCCCATTGCGCTGCTGCGGACGACAACTATCCGACATGCAGACAGGACTGGATTGATCGAAGAAGAGACTTATATGCGGCACGACGAGCAGCAAAGGAACTAAGTAGTATGCTGACTGTGGCATTACAGGTCAAAAGTTTTAATGTCAGCGAACATGTTGTAGAGGAGTGGGCGAAGAAGATCAATAGGGTGATTGCGCTATTGAATAAGACGATAAAAAGTCATGAAGAAAACAAACAGCTTTTGGAAGTAGACTATTAAGGTCATGAACTAAATCACGACGCAACTATCTGGTGGGTGCGCTCTCCGAGGTCGGCGAGTTCCGTCGGGTTTTGGTCGGCGGCTACCGGCGGCAGCACGTTGGGCGGCCCCGGCTCTGACTCAGCAGGCTCGTGGTGGGGCGTCGCGTTCGGCTTTTCTTCGGGTTTTGTCTTATCATGCGACGTGCTGTCTGGTGGTTGCGCTCTCCGCGCGTAGATGATACTACTTTTTCAAAGTTTGTACCGGTCTCTGCGGCTGGATCTTCAAGTGTTCTGAACCATCAAGATCCGGCATCTGCCTCGAATGGCGTCGCGTTCGGCTAATCTTCTAGGTTGTGCTCTAATAACGCCGCAACTATCTGGTGGTTGCGCTCTCCGATTGCGGAGGCCGGTACTTTTTGGTATATGCTTACCTCCGGCAGTCGCGATAACGGGAACTATTATACATCCAATTCAGTTAGGGGCGTCGCGTTCGGCTTCCTTTGCGTGGTCATGTTCTGATTAGTTATGCAGGCGTATGGTGGTTGCGCTCTCCTGCTAGTGGCGTGGCATCACGATTCATAAGCCCGTCTAGCAGTGGGTCTTTGGATCAGTGGGGTGCGCAGTCATCTATGGGCGTCGCGTTCGGCTTCAAAATATGGTCATACTCTTTAGAGATGATGCGCTTTCTGTGGTTGCGCTCTCCGATTGGTACATCCAATGCTGTTTGCTGGGCTAGTGATGGTTCCGGCGCACAAAAAGATGTCTCTTGGAACGGGGCTGCGTATCCGCAGGGCGTCTCGTTCGGCTTCTCAGAATGCAGGCTATGTCCCGAGCGAGTTTTCGCCTAGCTGGTGGTTGCGCTCTCCGTTGACGGGGAACGCTGATAGGTTTGTGAACGCGAACACGAATGGTTCGTATAACAACAACAACGCCAACAACAGCAACGGCGTCGCGTTCGGCATCTTTCTAGGTCTTGTTCTAATCGTTTGAACGCACTATCTGGTGGTTGCGCTCTCCGATTTCTGGGAGTGCGTCTTCCTTCCCGTATGTTTCTACTAGCGGATCGCAGGATTCGCGTAACGCCAGTGGAAACAACGGGGTTGGTTGTGGCGTCGCGTTCGGCGTCTTTTCAAGGTCTTGCTCTGTATTTACGCGATTATTCTGGTGGTTGCGCTCTCCGTGGACTACTGCGTCTGAGATGGTTGATATGGTCACGGAAGGCGGCGCTCGCAATGCTAACACAAGCAATAGCTACAAAGCGAGCAGTTATCACGGCGTCGCGTTCGGCATCTTTCTAGGTTTTGCCCTAAGATGCTTCGTCATTTTGGTGGTTGCGCTCTCCGCGTTCTTCAACTGACAATGCGTTCTTAAACGTGTTGGCTACAGGCGGGGGCGATTGGAATGTCAGGGATGCAAACAACACCTATGGCGTCGCGTTCGGCTTTTCTTAGGTTGTACCCCAAAAAGTGCGGCGCACTAGCTGGTGGTTGCGCTCTCCGTGGAATGGTCGTTCTGATTATTTCGAGGTTCTTAGCTCTGACGGTTCTCGCAATAACAGCACGTCAGGTGTTTCAGGGGACGCGCATAACGCAGGCAGGGCACAAGGCGTCGCGTTCGGCATCTCTTTTGGCAGTGCTCTAATGCGTCTCGCTCTGCATCTGGTGGTTGCGCTCTCCGTATACGGCTTATTCCGATATGATTTGTGGAGTTTTGGACAGCGGTCGTTTTACGGGTTATCTCAATAACGCTCGCGCTTCCACCCAGAATGGCGTCGCGTTCGGCTTCGGTCATGGTTGTGTCCTGATTTTGCGTCGCCTTCGCCGGTGGTTGCGCTCTCCGACGGCTGTTCGCTCGGATCTCATTGTTCCGGTCAGCGCCGCCGGCGGCACAGTCAACAACTATAATGTTCATGGCGCTCAAGCAAGCTACGGTTATGGCGTCGCGTTCGGCTTAATTAAATTGGTCTTGCCTCATCATTGATTTGCATGTGTTGGTGGTTGCGCTCTCCGCATGTTGGAGTGTCTACTTATTTTCGCTTTTCAAACGGGAACGGATCGCCAAATATACAAGCAGACTATAACGCGACAAGTGCGTATGGCGTCGCGTTCGGCTAATCTTCTAGGTTGTGCTCATAATCGTGACGCAACTAGCTGGTGGTTGCGCTCTCCGGCTTCTTGGGCTTCCACCTTATGTATGGTTGTGCGAGATAATGGCTTGGCTATTTCCCAAAGCGGCTATGCGAATCTTGGCACTCCGTCCGGGGCTCAGGGCGTCGCGTTCGGCTTTCTTTTGATGGGCTGTACCTTTGATGCGATTGCCGCCATGGTGGTTGCGCTCCCCGCGCCTGAATGATTCTTGGTTTCATGGCTGCGCTACTGGCGGAGTGTGGGCGAATTTTAATTCGCTGCCATCTGGAGCGGGCGTCGCGTTCGGCTTATATTATGGCTGTGTTCTATGAGCGGCGAGACTATCTGGTGGTTGCGCTCTCCACGATCCTCCTCTGAGTCGAGCGGGTATCAGGTTCTCACATCTGGTTCTCCGTCTTGGCAGACAGATGCGTGGAATCAGGGCGCCGGCGTCGCGTTCGGCATCGATTAGGGCAAGGTTATACTCTGTTGTTTATGGCGTTTTTCTGGTGGTTGCGCTCTCCGCATTCTGTTTACGAGGGCTATTTCTTTCGCGCGTCATCTGCGGGTGATCGCGATTGGCAGTCTGGCGGAAACCCAAACACCGGCGTCGCGTTCGGCTTCACACGGGCGACAGAGTAGAGTATTTGAAAACAGACCGTATGAAGAGAAGGAGGGCATGGCCTTTCTCATGTCAAAAGCATGAGATAAAACGCCTCCAAGTTGGCGTGGGTTGATCCGCGTCACAGATGACCTGCAGGCGGACGCTATCGAGCTTGGTATCGCTTGACGGTGATGCGATATTTCAAGCCTGCAGGCTACGCAGCTAGTGGAACCGTCCGAAAAGCTGTACAGGGAGAGAATATAAATAACATAGGTGATTTGTTTTGACTGGTACACAGAGAAGAAAACAGAAAATCTATGAGCGGCGCGTCGCAAGGCGGGCTGCTAAACGAGCTGAACGCAATAAGACCTACGGCAGTTTTTATTGGGTGTTTCAGCACGGAAATGTTGACCGTGGTTTCAGAGACATTCGCAAGAAGCTGGTAAAGTGCGCTGACGGCATTTGGTACTGTGTGCACGCTCCGATTAACGAAGTACACACATGTAAGAAGTTAATGAACGGGACGTACAAATTCCGTCCTCTTCGCAAAAAGCATATTAAGCAGCGAGGAAAACCGAGGGATATTGGGATCGGAGCCGCAGAGGACAGGGTTGTTTTAAGTACGCTGACAACGCACTGCTTGATGCCGATGATTGAACCAAGACTAATCAACACATGCACAGCCGGTCGTCCAAACATGGGGCCGGAGGTCGCGATGCTTCAGCTTGAAGAAATGCTGAAGGATCACTACCGAGAGCACGGCACGGACGGGTATGTTCTAATCTTCGACATCCGTAATTACTACGGCAGTATTGACCGGGATAAACTTGGCGTCATGCTGCGTAAAGTAATCAAAGATCAGCGCTTGATTCGGCTTATCGAGGATTCAAATGACGTCGCGATTCCGGACAGCAGGATCGGCATCAATCTTGGCAGCTCTACTTCTACGATGCTTGCTGCGCTTTATATGAGCGGAGTGGATCATTATATGAAAGAAGTTTTGCGGCTCAGATACTACGGGCGCCATGGGGATGATGGGTTTATCATTCATCATGATAAGGAGTTTCTGCTTTCCGTTCTGGACGCGCTGCGCGAAAAGACTTCTGAGCTTGGTTTGGAATTGCATCCGAAGAAAACGCAGATTATCAAACTTACCAAAGGGTTCCGATGGCTGAAAGTGAAGTGGAAACTGAAAGAAACCGGATACGTTGTGAAGAAAATGAATCACGATATCGTGACGCGAGACAGCAAAAAGATGAAGAAATGCCTTGCTTTAGAGGCAGAAGGTCTTACTACTATGAATTATATTCGCAATTCTGTGTGGAAGGGCTGGCTGAACAAGTCGAAGAATCCGGATCTTATCAGGCAAAAGCCGATCCGCAAAGGCTTCAAAAAGCGGTTTAGATATGATAATTACTTTGTCAGGATAAAAATGGCGAACAGGTATTACAGCCTGTTCGGTGAGTGGGAGGGCTGTAATAGAGATGTATTTTATCAAATTATTGGAGAACGACGAAGTAGTCGGAGCCGAGCAGCTTGAAGTGCTTGAGTATGTTCGACAAGATACAAACGGAAATAATATTCGATGCTCTGTGCTTTCGGCGCAGGGCATCATTTCATTAGATGGCGGTTCGATCTATCAACTTGACGGCAAGCCCGCAATGGTCGGCGGGTATAAGATCGCTGTGTTTATTGATGGCGACGAATACAGCGAGATTATCCAGGAGCTTCAGGACGAAGATCCGGATGACGACATTCCCGCCAGCGACGAGGCTTTGACGCGGGAGGAGCTGACTGCGAAAGTAGCAAAGCTTGAGGAAATGAACACCATGCTTACAGGAATGCTCCTCGAAAACCGAGAGGACAGCATGAAAGCGTCCAAGGTATACAGCGAGGGCGATCTCATCATTGTAAACGGCGAGCTGTATAAGGTTCTTGCAAAAATCGCAAACGGTTCTTTGCTGACTGTAGGCACAAATGTAAAACAAACAACTATTGCGGCTGAGATTGCCGCATTAAGTGTATGATAGGAGGGCAAAACATGAAATATGCCATTATTAAGTTCATTAACGGTAACTGGTTCATCCACGCCGAGGGTATCACCACGCTGGAAGCGGCAAAGACGCAGTTCCACGGGCTTTGCCAGACCCTTTGGAATGCTCAAGACGTGCTGTCCGCCTATGTGATGATCTCGGACGAGCAGTTGGATGTCGTGGAGGGCTATAAGGAGTTCATTCATCACGAGGCAGCGTAATTCGTGAAAAGCTGATCGAAAAAATTGAATATATGCACTTTGAGGCAGCGGTGAAATATCCGCTGCCTTTTCCATTGGAAGGAGGGATGACGTGGCTACGAATGAGGAAGTAATCTGGTCTTTCCTGTATGACAAGATCGGCAATGCATACGGCGTTGCCGGGCTGATGGGGAATCTCTACGCAGAAAGTGCGTTGAAGCCTACAAATTTGCAGAACAACTTCGAAACCAAGCTCGGATACAGCGATGCATCCTACACCGCTGCGGTTGACAACGGCGTTTACAAGAACTTCACGATGGACGGCGCCGGATACGGATTGGCGCAGTGGACATATCGGACACGCAAGGCGGCTCTGCTTGCTTACACGCAGGCACAGGGCAAATCTATCGGAGACTTGGACACTCAGCTTGCGTTTCTATGGAAGGAGCTGCATGAGAATTTCGCAACAGTTGTGAAAACTCTGAAATCCGCAAAGAGCGTGAAAGAGGCTTCCAACGCTGTTCTGCTCAAGTTTGAGGCTCCGAAAGACCAGAGCGAAAAAGTACAGGCATTGAGGGCGAGCTACGGACAGGCGTACTACGACAAGTACGCAATCGCTCCGATGTCGGAGGAGGAGAAGATTATGGCTGATCTAGGGATCATCAATATGCCGGCGCACAGCACGAATCAGTGGTATCGCAACGGCAACAAGATTCAGTACATCGTAATGCACTACGTTGGTGCGGTCAGCACGGCCAAAAACAATGGCTCTTACTATGGGAATACTGCGAATATCGGCGCGAGTGCGCACTATTTCGTGGATGAAAATCACATTGTTGCTTCCGTGCCGGAGATTATGAGTGCAGGACACTGCGGTGTTGACTATTCGGGCGGCAAGGCGCCGTTCTGGGGCAAGTGCACGAACAAAAACAGTATCGGCATTGAAATGTGCTGCAAGAAAACCGCAAGCGGACAGTGGTACATTGAGCCAGCAACGGTTACGAAGTCTGTTGCACTTGTGAAGTGGCTTATGGCGAAGTATGGCATTGACGCGGCTCATGTGGTGCGTCACTACGACGTCTGCTACAAGCGTTGCCCTGAACCGTGGGTTCGCGACGCTGCGCAGTGGGCGGACTTTAAGCGAAGAATCAGTGAGGAGGAAATTGACATGACGAAAGCTGAAGTAAAAGATATGGTCAAGGAGATCGTGACCGAAATGCTTACGGGCGCAAACACTGAGCCCAGCGATTGGGCAAAGAAAGAGATGGGCGAGCATCTTGAGGATGTAAAGCACATCACGGACGGCACTCGTCCGCGCGGATACACCAAGCGCGAGGAGACGGCTGCCATGGTTCGTCGCGCCGAGAAGCGTCTGATGGCAAAGATCGAAGAGTTGAAGTAAGGAGGTCGCCAACATGGAACTTGATTTTGCCGGCCTCGGCTCATATATCGTAATCACAGCGATTGCGCTTTTCATTGGCTACTGCTTCAAAACGATGGATCGCTTCGACAACAAATATATCCCCGTGGTCGTCGGTATTACCGGCGTTGCTTTGGGGATTCTCGCATTTTACATGAATGTTTCTTGGTTCCCTGCAACAGATCCGCTTCACGCCGCTGCGGAAGGTTTGTACTCCGGCGTTGGCGCGACGTGGCTGCATCAGCTTTATAAACAGTTGACACAAAACTAATAGTACGCTGTGGGCGCAGGGCAATTAAAGCTCTGCGCCTGCGGAGAATGGGGGACGTGACATGGAAATTTTCAAGCACTTGGCGGGAGAGATCGCCGCCATTATTGTTGCGCTTTCTGTTGTTGTCGAGATTACGCCGATCAAGCTGAATCCTTGGTCGTGGATTGCACGAAAGATCGGTAAGGCTATCAATCATGATGTGATTGAAAAAGTAGATCAACTGGAGAAGAAAGTGAACCGCGTCGGAGACGCATTGGACGAAAAGAGTGCGAAGGACGCCAGGACTAAGATCCTGAATTTTGGCGATGAGCTGATATATAACCCGGAGCGAAAGCACAGTAAAGATAAGTTTGACGAGGTTGTTGCAAACATTACTGAGTACGAACAATACTGTTCTGAGCATCCGGACTTCAAGAATCATATGACGGAAGCAACGACCAAACTGATTCTTTCGACATATGAAACTTGCATGAAGAAACATTCATTTTTGTAAAAGTAACTGCGCGGCTGCAATGCCGCGCAGTTTTTGTTGTGGTGATGAAATGAAAACTGTGAGAATTGATTTTGCAGATCTCCCACAGGAGAATCCCGTGATCGGGAGAAGGGGAGAGAACCTATGCACTGAGGTAATCTTTGACGTTTCATCGTTGTTCGAGACTTGGCCGCATGGAACCGTTACCATTCTATATTGGCGCCCAGATAAGAAAGCAAAGTTTATTTGCGCTCAGACAACAGAGCATGAGGTTTCTTGGAAGCCGACAAGTGCAGACCTGAAATATCCAGGAACTGGCTTTGTAGAGGTACGAATGTATCAGGGCGAGGTGTTGGAGAAAAGAGCACCTATCTTTTTGGAAATTGAAAAGGCTCCTGTGAAGAATGCTCATTTTGAAGACGACGATGACGACGATTGGGTAAAGGAGTTCCTTGATACAATCGGCACGATCAAAACGGAACAAGAAGAAAACGATAAAGATATTGATGAGCTCCGAGCCATGATTGAAGGATACGAGCATTACGGTTTGCGCGAGATTACCAATATGGATCTTGAAGAGCTGCTGAAGTAAGGGGTGAAGAAATGGCACAAACAACGATTAAATTTGCAAGCGAAAATACAATCCTGTATTTTTGGCAGAAGATCAAAGCACTGCTTGGCAATAAGGTTGACAAAGTAACAGGCATGGGGCTATCCCATAACGACCTGACGGACGCCCTTGTTGAGAAGATTAACAACGCCGGCGACAGTTCCTTTACCGGAGCATACAACGATCTGACTGGCAAGCCCAGCATCAACGGCGTGACGCTTGGTGCGACGAACACGCTGGCGTCTCTCGGCATTCAGCCTGCGGGCAATTATCCTACCACAAGCGAAGTGGAGGGCATGATTGACGACTTGGTTGACAGCGCTCCTGCTGCGCTTGACACGCTGAAAGAGCTGTCTGCTGCGTTGGGCGACGATCCGAACTTTGCAACGACGATTGCAACACAGATGGGCAATAAAGCAAACACCAGTGATTTTGTAGAGATCACGAATGCGGAGATTGACACGATCCTCGCCACTTGAGAGGATGGTGATTTTTTATGATTAAAATTTTTGGGTTAAACTCACTTTCATATCTGTGGGGCAAACTCAAAGAGAAGCTGGCTGCGAAGTATGATAAAGCCGGTGGCGACATCAGCGGAGACGTCAAGGTGTTTGGCAATTTTACGCTTGACATTGACGACGAAGACTATGATGCCGGCATTCGATTCACAAAAACACTTGACAACAATCTCGGCACAATCTTGACTTTGACGGGCTATGCGGGTGGTACGAATTACAGGCCGCGCATTCGCAATGTCGGAGAACCGGCGTCCAACTACGATGTGGCGAACAAGAAGTATGTAGACGACAACATTGTTCGCCCGCTGACATATTTCGTGTTTCTGAATGATGACGGTACGTTGGACGCATACAGCTCGCAGCTAGATTACGCGACAGTTAAGGCAAACTTGACGAACATGACAACCAATGTTTATCTTGATGTTATTCAGGGTGCAAGCAGATTCTATGTCAAGGCTGAGCAGGACATGGATGTGAATAACGGCCCGATCAAATTCATGGACTGGTATTCCAAAGACGGCAATATCGTAGAGATTGAATTTGACTTGGCGTCTGACAATACACTGACTCACACAATCCGTGTTGTGGAGCATATCGGCAATAAGGTGCAGTCTGTTGCAGGGAACAGTCTGAGCGCTTCTGCATATCCATCTGCTGCAGCGGTATTCGCAGAGTTTCAGAGGAAGCCGGTTGTAATTTGGGAAGTTGATGGCGTAAATGTGACTGCTGGGCTTAACGCGCTTCAAACAGAAATCGCTGCAAATGTGAACTGGCAGCTTACGGGTCTTGATCTTACGCCGTATAAGAGAATCAAGATATATGCCAAAGGTGGGCAAGGCAGCACGAATGCGAGCACCACCGGTGGGATAATTTGCGAAATTATGCTTGATCCACGACTTGCCATTTCGTCAAAAGGCGGACATTATGTTGGATCAGCAGTCGTACAAAAGCCAAACGACTCGAATAGACTAGCAACGCTGACCTGTGCTGTATCAGCAGACAAAACTTCATTTGCGGTTTTGCGCCAGACAAGCTTGTACGGAACTGCCGCTACAACCAATGCGGACATTGGAGCATCTGTTGTTTTGATTGAGGGGTATTACGACTAATAGTTTTAGGGAGTAGAGAAATCTACTCCCTATTTTTTTTGATTAATATGAACTCTTATTAGTGGCTCAGTTTTGCTGCAAATGGCTATGGTTTGGGCAACTAATAACAGCTCGTATTATTGGCTTTGGGTACAAATTGGGTACAAAACTGCGATTTGATAGTAAAATCAGTAGGTATAAGATGGTACTAATCAAAAGTGCGATATTCAAAAAGTCGTGTATTTTCAATGCTTTTTCATACACGATGGTACTAACGGGTACTTAGTAAATACTTCACGAGGGTATTGGTAAGGATGAGGTCGGCAGTTCGAATCTGCCCAGCAGCTCCAAAAAAGCCTTGAATCTCAACGGATTCAGGGTTTTTATTTTTTTAACACATTGTCCGTTTTAGGCGTTTGGGTACAGCGTGGGTACAAATAGCGATTTGATTTGCTGTTCAATACTATTTGTTGTTGCTGATCGCGAGCAGAAGTTGAAGCAATTCAGGGGACGCGGCAATGGCTGAAATGACCTGATCTTTCTTTGCTTCGATGTCGTCCGGGGTGGTGACGCCGTTCGAGAAAAATGCTTTTTCCATGAGAACGGCAAGCCTTTTTCGATCTTCATCAAAAATTTCTGCATACACATCTGTAACCATAGCTGCTTGTGCGTGTCCGGTGTCTCCTTGGACTGCCTTAATGTCGCCGCCTGATAGTTTGAGTTTTTCTGATGTGCTGAGATGGCGGAGGGAGTGGAAGACAACCTCTTCAAACCCATGCTCTAAAATGAAAGACTTGAAATCTTTTGCGATCAGACGTTCTTCCACGGGTCTACCGTTTGGCTGGGCGATGACCATGTTATAATCCTGATAGAGTCCGTGCAAATGCTCCATTTGTTCAAGCTGCTCTTGCCGGATCTCTTTCATAAACTTTGCTACGGTGTCCGGAACGAATACAGTGCGGCAGCTCGATTTCGTCTTTGGTTCTTTCAGAACGAGGACGGTCTTGCATGCAGATTTGACTTTGAGATCCGGGAAGCGGAAGAATACCTTTGTGCGCTTCTTTTCTTCCAGTTTCTCCAACGTACTATTGCTGCATCGCTTCAGTTCCTGCTTGATCTTGATCGTTGTGAGGCCGTTATCCTTGAATTTGACTTCCGGCCATTGAAGGCCAAGAATCTCACCGATTCGCATACTGCATCCGATGGATAACATCATGCAGAGCTTCAGGATTTTGTTGTCGCAAACTGTGAGCGCTTGCATGGCTGTTTCACGATCCCAAACAACACGCTTGTTCTGATCGTATTCCGGAATGACCGCATCTGCAGCAGAATTGTTTTGCGCATATCCCCAAGCGATCCCTTGCTTATAAGCGTTTCGGAGCAGACTGTGGATCTTCTCAATGACCGACGGCGACACGGTTTTCTCTGTGTCTTTATGGCCGGCAAGCTGGACAGCAGGGTAGGATAGAAGATCGGAATAGTATTCGCTGATATCTTCCGCGTCCAGATCTTTGAAGATCCTGTTTCCGATCAGCGGCTTGATGTAATCGTTGATCCTGTGAACCGATGTGGAATAGTAGCTGTCTCCCCATTTTAAGGCGCCGTATCTCTCTACATAGAGATCCATGAACTCGGATACCGTAAGGTTGTCGTTTCGCTTCGTCTTCTTTGGCGGTTTCAGCGTTCCGCGTTTTTTCTCAAGCTCAATGATCGCGCATCTCAGAACGGCTTCTTCCTCTGTGTCGAAGCTCTCCTTGAAGGGCTTATCATACCCTTTGACGCGATATTGAACCTTCCATTTGTTTCCGTGTTTTGTGGGTTTCATTTTATATCTCCTTTATCATGGCCTCCTCTCGTCAAGTATTTGATAAAGTACCCGTTGCGTCTACTGTAGCAGAAAAAACGGGAATACTCAAGCTGTTTTGGTAGTTGATGATGTCGCCGCGATAGATGCGGAATTGCTTTCCAACTCTGATAGACGGGATCTCCTGGTTTCGCACCAGAGAGTAGGCGGTGTTCCTGCCGATTCTCAAAAGCGCCGCCATTTCATCGACGGTCATCATAACAGGAATCTCTTCGACAGAGGTATAGGTCTTAGTTGCCATTCCATGATCCTTTCTTATAGATTAGGGGCTGTATTGCACAGCCCCTATTTTTTTGATTGTGTTATTTCATGAAATATCGCTTAGCATAGATGTACTTGCGAGCGGCAGGGAAGTGTGGCAGGTTCTTCTTGCAGTGAATCTGCCATGCAGTTCTTCTGATTTTCTCGGCTTCGCTCGCGTCAGACGCTTTCATGTTATTGTGTTTGAGTGATGAAGTGCTCATTGATCGATTCCTTCCTTGTCTTTCTCAGATTGCGGCACAACGTAATACTTGATATTTCCTGTGTCGAGATCCTTGACGTATGCGCAGAGCATGCCTCCGAATACGCAGCCTCCGTCGATGCAAATGTCTCCGGTTTTTACGATATACGGCACGACGTCTTCGCTCGGAGTGTGGCCGAATACGACCAGCTTTTCTCGCGGTGCGTCATCTTCCTCGATCCAGTCACGACCCCATAGGAGATCTTCTTCGGTGTTGTCTTTGAGATGCGGGTGTGTAAGCCCAGCGTGGCAGAAGATTGTGTCATCTGTTTCATAATACAACGGCAGCGAGCGGAACCATGCGATATCGCTTTGGAGCTGAGCCGGATTCTCGTCATAGCTCATGACCGTTTGCATGCCGCCATTCCACGCCCAAAGCGGATCGACGATTCCGTCGTTATCGATGGCGAATTTTTCATGATTCCCTTTTAGGCAGACGACTTTATCTCTGCCGGCCTGCCTCTGCAGCAGGCGTATGGTTTCAACCACCTTTGCGCTATACGGGCCGCGATCGATGTAGTCTCCGATAAACACCAGCGTATCCGTTTCGCTGCTGTAATCGATTCCTCTAAACAGATCGCACATGGTATGGTAGCATCCGTGGATGTCTCCCATGGCGATGAGTCTCTTATGTTTCTCCATTTTCTTTTCTCACTTTTTCATACAGGTGATAGACCGGCGGACAAACATAGAAGAACTCTGTGTGGCTGCCGACATCATATTTCGTCGCCGGCTTTCCTTTCAGATCCTCGTTCCAGACCCTTGTGTAGTAGATCGTGAAGTTTCGCTCGTCGCAAAACGCTTTGATCTGTCTTGAGATCTCGTCGATGACCTTCTGAGCTTTCATTCGCCCGTCGATCTTGCCGATCTGCCTGATCTTCCCGTGGCTGTTTCTAAAGTATAGAGTCATGCTGTCTCCTCATGCGCATCGCTGATTAGTGTACTGGACTCAATGTAATGCAGATATGTATCAATACACACAGACTGAACCTGAGCAGGGGTATATTCTCTTCTAATACACGGGTTTTCTCCGCGATAGAAAGTAAGCCGAAGCATTGCTAGATCGCTCTGTTTTTTGCTTTCTTCCGGCATTTCGACATAATCAAAGAATTGTTTTGCCATCTTGAGTGCGTCGTACTCAGACAGCTTGGTGATTTCTTCGATGTGCGAAAACCGCCTGTGGAGAGCGGGGTCGATGGAGTCAAAACGGTTTGTTGTGGCGATGATGATGTTGTCATTCTGAACTCTGTCCAGCTCCTGCATCAGCGCAATGACGACGCGATTCATTTCTCCAACGTCAGAACTTGCACCGCGCTTGAGAGCAACCGCATCAAGCTCGTCAAAGCAAAAGACGCATGGCGTCTTTCTGACAAACTCGAAGATCCTGCCCAAACTCTTCTGTGTTTCGCCGAGATATTGTCCAAGCAAGAACGAAAAGTTTACATAATAGAATGGAAGACCTGCTTTGTATGCGATGTATTTTGCAAGCGTTGTTTTTCCGGTTCCGCTTTCTCCGTGCAAAAGCAGCGACGGCATATAGCGGATATTTTTCTCTGCCAAGACTCCTGCGGATTTATATGTCAACAAGAGCTTGTCTACGATCTCTTTTTCTTGATCTCGAATGAAAAATCTCCCGTCTACCATATCCGATACATCTTCGTAGATTAGAACGCTCTGCAGGTTTAGCGGAATCTCAAAGCGCTTCGCTTCTTTCTCTTCAATAAGCCTGCTCATTCTGGCGCAGAATGTTTGATCTTTTTGAGTCTTCGACTCTTTAACGATGTACGCTGCCTGTTCTCTTGCCTGCTGCATATTCCCATTGATAACGTATTGGATCAGCAGCTTTTCTCTTTCTGTCATTCAGATCCTCCGGATTACGCTCTTGATTTTTTCAAGAAACGTCATTACTCTGCCCCCCCCCCATCAGTGGGGTGACGGTGGATGCGTCTACCTCAGAGAATGGGCCGATTTCCACGTCATTGTTGTATTTAATGCTTACAAATGGCGCCTCGCAGATGTAGTAGCGTTTCTGAGCGTCAATGGCAAGATAGCCTTCGACATATCCGCCGGTGTCTTTTCTGCGGCCTTTATAGAGGCCGGTTCCTTCTCTATACATATTGTCTCCTTAGTAAACCAAGTATTCGTCAAAGCCGTACTGCTCTGACAGCGTGCGGGTCATTGATGCAAAGACTGATTCTGTACTGTGGTCATATTTGAAAATACAAACGTCTTTATCGTCGTAAATTGCCGCTCCAATTTTCAGAATCTTGACCAGCAAATCAAGTTCATCATCCGATAGCTTGTAGTGACCGCCCTTATACTCATGGAATGAGCATCCGGTCGTTTGGCTTACAGCGCCGGCCTTTTCGCATGCCAGACGCACATGGGAACAGGTGTCACATGTTGGCATGCTCATTCTGTTTCCTCCCCCGGCTTCGACGACAGAATATATTGCCCGCCATAGCCGAACATGGCGTTCTGCTCATCCGTCAGACCGCATTCGTCATAGGCTTCCTGTTCGTCAAACGAATTGAGGAAGATCCAGGTGTGCATCTTCTTGCCGGCCTTCAGCAGCTCGTCGATGACGGTTTTTGCCTCAACGACCGCAGCGGCAAAGTCCGGGTCGAGATGTTCGGCGATGCACTTTTCCGTATATCGCCCAAGGCGATTGATAATATCTTTACAGTTTGTCATGTATGATCTCCTAAAGTTTTGCTTCTTTCTTCAGCCATTCCTGCCAGCATTTGATGCAGCTCGCGCCTTTCTGTTCGCACTCGACATGCGGGCAAATTCCATTGCTGACCATCGCTAGAAAAGGAGCTAGTTTTTCATCCGGCAAACGTCGGATGTCGTCTCCGTTTGTCAATGCTCTGTAATGCTCGCAATCGCGAATGATGTCCGGGTCAGGGCTGTCAATCACTTTTTCACACCAGTTGTTGATAAGGTTGAAGCACTTTTTACATTGAATGAATCTCATTATTCCTCATCTTTCTGCGCCTTTTGCAGCTTATCCAAAATCCAATCAGCCAGATCTGCTACGTTTTCTTCGTCCCATTCAGAAAAGTCATCAAAAGACATTGTACCGATTGCGAATGCTTCCTTTACGCGGGTCAGCTCGAATGTCATGCTGTCGCCAATTTGAAAGTAATGAGATAGAATGTCGATCAGCTTCTCTCGTGTGGGAATCATGGATAGCAATTCGTCAATGGCGTTTGCAGCGCGTTCTGCAAGCTCCTCAGAGCACGTCTTAAATCTATCTTCGTCGAAGCCAGAGTATAAGCTGCATTCTGCAAAATTGTATTCACAATTCCCAGTGTGGCAACGGAGATCTTTTGCTAATCCCTTATAGTCAGTCGTCGTTGTCATTATCCTCCTTCATTGTCCTGTGCCTTTTCTGATGGCACTTCTTGCAAAGCGTCACCAGATTGTCCGGCTCATCTCCGCCGCCTTGCGAAACGGGGAGAATATGATGCACTTCGAGCTGTCCGTCGTCAATCGGAACCGGCATACCGAACGGATTCATAAACACATGCAGCTCACCGCAATCCTGACAGGTGAAGTTGTCTCGATACAACATGCGGAGTGAATACGGATCTCTGCCGCGCTGCCAGACCGTGCGAAGATCAAACTCTCTGCGGCAATCGTCCGAACAGAATCGGCGCCGTTTACTTTCAACAGCTCCACCGCACCACGGACATTGGCCTTTTGCCTCATATCGCGGCTTCGAATACATCACAGCGTCCCTTCCGTATAGTTCAACAGCCTTATAGAGAGCGGGGAAGGGGCGTCGTGTTCCGTGCGTTTGCCAGTAGTGTTTAATCATCTTTCTCCTTTACGCGAAACTTTTCAATATTGGCACTTTGATAACCGCAGTTGAGACAGCTTGCTTTGGCCTTCCTGTAATAAACCGGATATGCCAGTGTGCGGCTAGGGATACGAACTACCTTGTCGCATCCGCACTTCGGACATTTGTATTCAATCATTTTTGCGCAGAAGTGATTTGTCTCTGTATGTGAGTCGTTTCAATCCGCAGCCTCCTTGTTTGACGGAACGATGACAGGCGCATTCGCAAGCATATTAATGATCGTCGATTTTGCTGCGTCCGCTTCTCCATGCCTTCTTTGCGTGCCGCGCCCGAACGGATAATGATTATCCATCTCCGCACGGAAAGCGGCGCGATCAATCAGATCGCCATGCTCTGACAACTGTTCGAGAGGGCATTTTGGATGCGTCCCTGTGCAAAAATCAAATCCCCTATTGGTTGGGTCGTACATAAACTTGATGGTTTCGTTTAGTGGGCAGTAAGCATTATAGGATCGGATTTTGCAAACTGCGCAGCTCTTTGGTATCTCTGCGCCACGGATGATAATGTCAGGCATCCTGCTTCTCCTTTGAGCCATTGAGCAAAGCAGCGCAGGCCATCGCGATCGCTTCGTGGGATCTTGGATCTTTGAATTGAAATATAGCGGCAAGGTTTACAAGAATTACCGCAGCTTCCGCATTAGTCATCTTTTTTCACTCCAAGCATTGCTCCGCAATTTGGGCAGAATGGAGGCATTTGTTTTGTGCCTCCGATTCCGCTGTGTTTTCCGCAGTTGGTACAATATGTTCTGCGGCGCCCATACGGGCCGTCGAATCTCACGACCCATTCTCCGGCAGGACGACTGTCGCTTGGCATTGTCGGAGCGGCGTCGATCTGCTCGGCGAGCCACGCCACGCCGTCATCGAATGAGTCTGAAAAACCATCCGGGATGCCTTCGTAGCTGATCAGCTCGAAGGGATCTGCGTCGATCAAACGCATTTACTCCATCCCCTCTCTTCCTTCAGCATCTCGTTTCGCTCGCGGTGCGCGTCTCTTCTCTTCAGCTCCGCGAACTTTTCCTCTTCTGCTTTGCGGAGCTCTCGAATGCATTCTTCGTCAGACCTCGTTACTACGCAGTCCTCTTTCAGCGGCCTTCCGACAATGCTTCTTTTGAGATATTCAGATACATCCTCAAACAGCTTTTGTTTCCGCAGCCTTTGAAGGCAGTTATCACAGGCCGCCTTCTTCTCGTCGCACGGCCTGTTCGGGCAGGACTCGCACTTCATGGGCGTTCAGCTCCGCAGCGCTTACACTTGCCGTCCTCGCCCCAAACGTGGTCGTTCCTGGGGCAGAGGGTGGAAGACAGCTTGGCCTGCAGCTCGTTACGCTCCTTAAAGAACATATCGCGCTCTTCGGCTGTGACAGCGAGCTCCGCGTACAGTGAGTCCTTGGCGGCGTTACTTGCATAGAGTGCCTTGCTTGCCTCGTCAAGCTGCGCTTGGCGTTCATCAAGCGCAGCGCTGCACTCTTTCTGCAGCGTGAGGTTCAGGCTGATTTCATGCCAGCGCTTTTTATACTCTTTGCGCCACATGACGGCGAGGAAGACAACCGCTGCGACGAGCAGCAGAATCACGACGCCAATGATAATCCATGCTGTGGTCATTGTTTCAATCCTTTCTATAATCTTCGTTTCAGCTTGCTTGCGATCTCATCTCCAACTACGAGAATTGCGATGATTACATAGTCTGTATCACTTAGCGTGATGCCGAACTTTTTGGAGAGGAGATAGGCAATGAAGGAGACAATGAAGAACCCGATGTAAATCAATGCTCTTCACCCTTATCGTTGAATGCAGACGTGGTGGTATAGCCGCTGTCGTTGCCGTATTGGATTGTTACGCTTTGCTGCGGGCATTGTCTGCCAAGCTCTTTACAGTAACCGCATGGCAGCATGTAGGCGCATCCATTTAACGATCCGCCTTCGCCCCAATACGGAGGGGTGTGATTCCAGTCTTTCATGGTTCCACCTCCACCTTGTTCCAGTACGTCGCGGTCATGTAGATCCCTTCGCTATCGTTGCAGGTTGCGATAAAAAGATCGTATCCCAGTTTGAAGCATGAGTTACCGTCGTCGTCCCATACGTCCGATCCTTTGTTCCTGACATGGGCGTCTGTTTTCTGCCATTCGTATGTTTCAACCGTTCCATCCTTCTTGACGATCTTCATGGTGTCGCCAGGCCCGCACCAGCGAATAATCCAGAGTCCTTCTGAATCGTGATCCCCAACCATATAGCTGCCGCCGAAAAGTTTCATGATGAAAGCCGCATCAGAGGAGTCAACAAGCTCTTTATCAAGCGTGTCGTACAGGCCAACGGAATAGGTGTCTCCGATGTACATTCTGCCGTAGTAGTCCAGCTTATACTCCGGGACAATGGTAGGATGTGGCTCCGGAACCTGATAGGTCAGATCTGCAAGCGTTCTCTGCGGAGGCGTGGGCTTCGGCGTGGACGCCGGGGTAGGATCTGGCGTAGGCTCCGGATCTACCGGCAGGGTGGTCGCCGGCGCTTCTTCTGTTTTCTCCTGCTGCGACATTCGCCACAGGAACGTAATCATTTCTGCGCGGGTAATCGGCTTGTCCGGCGAAAAGTGCGTTTCGTCCGTGCCGAAGGTGATGCCGTTTTCTTTCGCCCACGCCACAGCGTCTGCATAATAGGCGTCCTGCGGCACATCCACAAAGCCGGACGCGCCGACAACGGACGTGATGAGCAGCACGGCAACAATCATGATGATGAGTGTTTTCTTCAAATGGTTTCCTCCTGTTTATTTTCCATCTGGCAACAAGCGCTCTACGCTGCTTGCAAGGCCAGCAAACGTATCGCTTGCCATAAGGAGATTTACAACATTGTCTGTCAGCGTTTGACGCATCGTTTCGTCAAACCTCTGCTTGATACCTGCGTTGATTGAGTCGCGGCAGCGTCTGGCGAACTTTTCAATTTCTTCGCTCGCCGCTTTCTTCGCATACTCAATCGTATTGTTTTTGCTGAATGCCTCCTCAAGCTTCTTCTGAACAAGCTCTGCGAGGTATTCATTTCTTGGGAGTGTTCGCGTTGGTTCTGCCCAACCGCCGCCAACTGTGATGTCGCCGGCCATAAACTCGGAGACCTGCCGATCAACAATCTGTTTGACGGCTTCTACGGTCAGAGATTTGACGACAGATCTGTACTCGTCTTCGACGATCTTTTCGATCTCTCTGACCGCAATCTCATGCGCTTCACTTTCGAACGTATTGTGAATGGTGTCTCTGATGTACTCTGTAAAAAACTCTACATCAATTTGAATGACACTCTTGTTCTTGCGGAACGTCGGCGCCAAGTCATTGTATGGACACTTCTCATATCCGCCATCCACTTCGCAATAGGGCGTACCGTCGTCGTCATTCCACCCGCTGAAGTGATCACATTCTCTGCATTCTTTGCTCAAGTATTGCACTCCTCATTTCTTCTGTCTCTGTACTCGTAATATGCTCTCGTATATTCAATGCTCGGCCCGAATACGTTCAGAGCTGCTTTGTATAGTTTCGGCTCATAGATTCTGGCAACCTCAAGTTCTTTTTCAAAGTATCTCCCGAACGGGCAGCATGCGCAGCCGGTGCGATCCAGACCGTAAAGCGAATAGCACTTAGAATGCTCCACACCAAAAGTCTGGTCGTATGCGTCGCAGTCGCTCTTCTTAAACCAGAAAAGCGGTCTGAGATTGGAACATCCAAATTCAATATGGTCAAAGCAATTCTGATATGCGAATCTTCTGACGCCGCCCTCTGCCTTACGGACGCCTGTGACACTGAGATCCGGGTTGTGCTCCTTCAGGATCTCATGCGAGGTGTCCTTTTTGGACTTTTGGCAGCACTGATCTGAGATCTGAAATGTGGGTGGATTCTCAATCATAAACTCTTTGAGCCACTTTCTTGCGCTGATATTTACGAGTGATTTTTCTCCCCATAAATTACACCACCACCGGAGCGCTGCTTTGCAGTGCGGGTATCTCTCATAGAGGACTTCAAAAGGCTCGTCCTCCCACTGAAAATTGTGAATCTGCAGCCGGTGAATATAGTTGCTGATTTTCTTTGAAAGGAACGGGTAGCCGTATCTTCTCACAGCAAGAGGCACAGGACACTTTGCTCTGTATTCTTTGATCTCTACGCCGTATTTCTCCCGCAGATAGGAAAGATGATCCTTCGTTGCCTGATACTCCATGCCGGTATTGAAATAGCAATAATGCACGTTTCCGTCCGGATGACCGATTCGCTCGATCATATCCAGCATCCGATCACTGTCAGCTCCGCCTGAAATGGAAACTACCACATTTTGGAATTGGGGGGGGGTGGAAGTTTTACCGTTGAACTTTTGATAGTGCTTGATAAAAGCGGACTGGATCTCAGCGGTAGGAGAGAGCGACATTAAATCAGAGTAATCCGTTTGGATCGCAGTCAACATAGACTGTTCGATTGCCATCTGCTCCATCATAAAAGTCGACCTCCTGTTTCCGGGTCGATCAGCTCGTCAATCTGGTCAATTGCAGGAGCGTTTTTATCCTTGATTTCCGTATTGATTACGGAATAGATGGCGTTCATCGCGCCCTCCGCTTTGCCGAGCTTGCGGTCTGACGAATCCTTCTCCTCTCCGAACTCGAAGAAGTCGCTGACGATCTGGTCAATGAGCGCGAGCTTGATTTTTTCGTTCAAGTTTGTGCCTCCTCATACAAAACTCTCGGTACATAGACCCGGTTTTCCATTTGCTTTTCCACCTTGCGCGTGCGGCCAAGGACTTCTTTCATCAGGTTTGTAAGCTGCCGTCCTTTGTCGCTGTCCAGGAACTCCACAAGCGGCTGCAAAGCGCGAACGGTGTCTTTGGATTCTCTGCGGCTCTGCCGGCACTTCATGATCTGCGTGGCAACTCTGGCGCGGTTTTTGTAATTGAGATTGTTCAGCTCGATCTGATGCAGCAGATCTTCCTGCAGGCCATTGAAGTAGGAAACCTGCTCTTCATTCCATGTGTAATCCCGCTGCGCCTGTTCCATGAGCGCCAAGAACGCCTCGATGCTGCCGGAGAAGTGCGGGAGCTGCTTTTTGACTTTAGGCATTGTCCTGCACCTCCAAATGGCGCTCTACATAGCTGCGATCCTGCGTAAAGATCGGCGTATCGTGATCTACGATCCATTTGCCGCGCTGATACTGATTGCCGTCCTTGCCGGTAATGGTCTCTACGCGCTTGAAGCAGGCCGTACCACGCTTTTCATCCGGAGAAAAGTCGTTCCAGTTGATATTTTTCTCGGAAAAAAGCATCTCCTGAATGACATTGCACGACTTGTTCTGCAGCTCAGCGTGAGAGAAGTTGGCCTGACCGACAGACTGAATACTGTTTCGTGTGGCGTCTTGCTGGCGCCAGATCAGGCAGTTGCATACCTCGTCCTTTGGCATGGAGAACGCGCGAGCGTCAAACATGGCTCCTTTTGTAAGTGCAGCAAGGTGCCATTGATGCCTCAAAATAAATTCAGATGACGGGTTTGTCTCCCCTTCATACGCAATGGATGAAAAGACACGAAATGACTGATTGAAATTTACAGTTGCCATTGACGCCGCAATGCTGCACATCTTCTGGACGTTGTAGCCGAACCATGCGTCTGTCTTAATCGTCGCATAGTCCGTAAGAACCAGCGTGATTTCGTCCGACTGCGTATAGCCAAAGACACAGCCCTGAATGTTCTCGCAGAGATACTTCATCGTGTCCTGCATGGCGGACATCAGAACGTGGTCGAACGGCTTGACAAACCCTTTGGTGAAAGTATGAAATGCCTTGCCGTCGATGCGGATAATCACGGGGATTCTGCGTGGCAGGTAGTTGCGGGAGATATACTCGTAACCTTTCATCCGGTCGCCGAGAGAATCTTTGTTCAAATAAAGCCCTCCTAGTCTTTAATGTTTTACTAACAAGGTCAGTATATCAGACAGAAGGGCTTGTGTCAATAGGAAAATAAGTTTTTTGTGTTGCGCTATACCAAGGTTTTAATCAGGCGATCTTTTGCCACCTCAGACCACGGCTTTCCATAGTACGGGCTCTTCTTTTTATCGCAGAACCCGTTGTCCATGCCGATAAAACGGCGGCCTTCCAGTTTTGCGGCAATCAGAGTCGATCCGGCGCCGCAGCAGTTGTCCAGGATCAGATCGCCGGGATTGGAATAGGTGCGGATCAGGTATCGCAGGAGTGATACAGGCTTTTCTGTTGCGCTAATGGCAACGGAAGGGTGCGGCTTTGCAAAAGAGAGGATAGAACCGGGATACTTCATCGTGGATTCGCGCTGCTCCACGATGTTGTAGTCACCGTAGCTGCGGTTGGAATGCACATCATCCGCTTTCCGTCCAAGCGCTCTGCCCTTGGTATGGTTTTTCTTGCCCTTTACCATTTGCGGGTGATAGGCAGGCGGAGCTTTGTAAAACACCATGATATCCTCATGCTGGCGCAGCGGCATTCGTTTGGCGTTAAGAAATCCGCTCTTGAGCTGCTTGTCCCAAACGAGATTGTAGCGATGCAGCTTTGGATTGGAGAGCATCATGGTCGCGGTGAATTTATCCTGACCGAACATGAGAATTGCGCCGTTCGGCTTGATGATCCGCTCGTACTGCTCCCAAAGCGGAGCCGGAGGGATCATGACATCCCATGAGTTCTGAGTCATCTGATACGGAGGATCTACCAGAATCATATCGATGGATTCATCCGGGATCTGGCGCATCAGCTCAAGACAATTGCCTTGATAGACATTGTTTTCAGATACCAAAAACGTCCGCACCTACTCTTTCATAAAGTTCTTTATCATAGAAAAAGTGTACATCTGATTTATCTCCTCTATGAAACGCAACAATGCTGCGGCTCACCATTTCGATCGGTGTGTTGATGTCAATATACAGATTGTCGCAGCGCAGCCCTCTCATATTAGCGAAGGCTGAATGCCACTCAATAACGACGCTTCCATCAATATTGATTTCAAAATTGTCTCTGCCGAATCTCCAACTGATAACATCCGATTCGAGGTTGCGATATCTTTCTGAGATGATTTTTTGCGCAACTCTTTCTGCGAGCTTTTTGTTATACGACAAAATGAGATACCGCATAATTACGCCCTCCCCGTGCTTCCGTGGCCTCCGCGATCTGCGTTGCCGAGCGCTTCCACTTCTTCAAAGATCAGCTCCGGCTGATGCTTCATGATACGGAACTGACAGATGCGGTCTCCCTTCTTGATCTTCGTCGGACGCATGGCGATGGCAGGGAAGAACCACTGATCGTTGTCGCCGCAATAGCTCTCGTCGATCAAGCCCATGCTGTTGGCCTGAATGATGCCGAAGTTCTTGAACGTGGAGCTGCGCGGGATCACATGCGCCTCGTAGCCTTCCGGCAGCTCCATTGCGACTCCGAGCGGGATCAGACGGAAGGAATGCCCGCGCATCTCGACATCCTCCGCAGCGCGAAGGTCGATCCAGTCAGACTTGCCGTCGATGTAGGTCAGCTTCTCAATACTGTCGTCAAAATACTTGATTTTGATTTTTTCAGCCATTCTTTGTCCCTCCTTAGCCGTAGCAGAAGTAGGTGCTTCCGCTGAGCGGATGATAGAAATGCATCGCCACGCCGTAGCCCTGCTTAAAATTGGCCTGATACAGAACAGACGGATCGTCAAACACTCTCTCCCCGTTCATCAGCCTTACTGCTGCGTCAACGCAGTATGGATACAGAACCATGCCATTGTATCTATGCTTATCCGCATACTGTCCATCCTGATACACGACATCGTAGATCGTTTTCGGATACTTGGGAGACGCAACGCGATTGAGCACAACTTCGCCGACGCCCATCCGCCATTCCATAGGCAGCCAATCACTGCCGGCCTCGTTCTGGATGACCTTGGCGAGCAGGACAAATTCATCGAAGGTAAACTTCTGATAGCCCAAGCCGAGGTAAGAGATCTTGATGTTGCGCTTTTTTGCCGCTTCGACGCCGGCGTTGTAGTCTCCGGAGTATACGGCGGAAACCATCTCCGCCATATAGTCTGCCTCCAGAGAGAAGCCGACGCGATATTCAAAGGTCTCCAGCAGCTCCGCCGCAGAGACGGGCGTCCAGCTCATGTTTTCGCCCTTGATCTTCTCGTTGCGAAGACGCGCGGCCTCCTCAAGCGATTTGTAATCGCGGGCGATGGCGGCTTTGATCATCAGCTCCATATAATCCACATTCGGATCATAGCTTGCTGCAGCAGCAGTCCCAAACAGGAGGGACAGGGCGATCAGTGGCGTGATGATATATTTCACAACGGTTTTCATATTTTTCTTCATGGTGTTTCTCCTTTACATATACTCCGAGACGAGCGACGCGAGCGACATGCCGTTCTGCTTTGCGAGATCAATGCAGATTGCAGTCACATTCTTTTCGGTGGACGCGCCGATCTCATTGTTGATGTAGTTCAGCAGATCCGGATATGTACGCTCTTTGTAGCAGTCGCAGATGTCTTCATCCTTGGCGCCGCAGCCGAACTCTTCACGGTCTTCGCACGGCAGACAATACTCTGTGTACCAGTCCTGCCGAACCCGACCGTCCCATGCTTTCAGACTTTTGCCGCGAATGATGTAACTGCGCTCGACCGGGCCGAGGTTGGAGCCTTCTGCATGGCGCCACCAGCCCCATTTCTCTTTCCAGTCATCGTCTGAGATCTTGCAGAGCGCTTTGAACCAGGAGCTCGGAAGCTCCCATACTTCCCAATAACCGTTTGAAGAGACGGCAGTTTTCGTGGCCGGAACGCCGAGATCGGCGAAGGCGTTGGACAAGCCTTCGCCTCCAAGGATCTCGACCATCGGCTCTCCGTACTCAAAAAGATCAGCAATAATTTTGGCGCTTCGGTCATTGCTGACGGTAACTTTCTTTAGGATGCTGGATGTTGCCATTATGAAAGCTCCTTTGCATACTGATTCGGTGACGCCAGCCAGACGCCGAGCACTTCGTCATAGTGCTTTTCCTGATTCGGGATGAAGCGACCAAACTTCATAATGACGTTCGGGAGCCGGCTGAAAGCATCGACAGAGCTTCTGATCTCATCTTCTGTATATCCGGTATAGATTACGACCGGATCATTGCGCTTATATTTCGTGCGAAGCAGATTGATGAAATGATAGACTTCCTGAGACTGATCCATCGGTTCAAGTCCTGCAAATACAATCGCCTTCGTGATTGGGTTTCGCAGATAGCGCTGAATCAGCATGTCATCGTCAATGAGGATGGACGGCTCTTTGGCGAGAGAGCTGTTTTGACAACAGCTCGCCCCGCTTTCTTTATCGCACTTGAAATTGCAGGTGCTTGTGCAGATGTACATGGACGGCAGCTTGTAGTTTGGAAAATCCTCATCTACCAGTCCTTTGATTCTCATTGCATCACCCCATCATTGGACAGCACATTCATCCAACGGCGTTTGTCAAATTCCGTTTTACGGATTTTCTGATAGCTTGAGGTTGGCGTGTAAAATCCGACGACACGAGCATAGGTGTCCGCCACGGGCTCACCGCAGACAGGACAACGCGGCTCACTGATGAATGCGTGACGATCTTTACAGACGCTGATCTTTGTAGTGAATGCGAAATAGATTACACCTTGAGACGCCACATAGTTCAGCATATCCCACGCTGTATCGCTGTCAGGGAAGCGGTTTTCGATGTTGATATGCGCGATGCATCCGCCTCCGCACTTCTTATCGAACAGGGAACCAAGTCTGCACTTCTCCTGAATGGTGCATTTCTCCATCAGAGGAATCCACTGGTTCGAGTAAATGAAATACTTGTTCTGCTCATACAGAAGGTTGTCTGCCTGACAGATGACGCCGGCACAGTTTTCTGCAGGGATCATCTCAATGTTGAAGGTGAAGTCGCATTCAAAGTTGTCTTTGACTTCATTCATCACATCAAGGATCTCCGATGCAAACTCCACGGCCTCATCGGAATAACTCTTGCAGCCAACTTCATCCGTATCGATCAGGCCAAAGAGATCCATGACCTCATACATGCCGATGCCGCCGATGGTGCAGAACTGCTTATCCAGCTCTACGGCGCCATCCTGATAGTTTGGCAGGAGGCCTTTTTCGATATTGCGCTGAATGATGTGGCGCATGGCGGTAAGCGCTTTGCAATCCAGCAACACACGATCACGCAGGATCTTGATGTATTTCTTTCGGTTCATGCCGCTCTCATACGCAATGCGGACAAGGTTGATCGTGCTAACGCGGCAGGAGCCGACAGAGAGCGCAGTACCGCCGATGGAGTTGATGAAGGCGTCCAGCTTTTTGGTGTCGCTCAGAAGACGGCAGCAGTTGGAAAGAACACCAACATTATCGCTGCAGAAGAAGTTGCTGTCAGACCATTCGATGTTATGGTCGGAGCACCATCTTGCAAATGGAGCGTCCACAAAAATATCCCATTCACGCGTTTGAATCATTTTCTCGATCTCTTCCGGAGAATGAGGTTTTACAAGGAGAGAGTAAGACAACACCGGATAGGTGAACATGTTTGTCTCCCTGATTTCGCTGACGACCTCCATAAAGACCTTCTGGCAGTCAATCAGATCCTCAATATGATCGATTGCATAGGTTCCGTCCGGGAACTCTACGCCTCCGAAGAGTGATTCCAGATAGGGACGATCAAAAATCGACACATTGGTGAAAGCACTCTGATCAATACGGAGGAACGGTTGATTGAGACGATAAATCAGCTTCTGGAACTGCTGGCGGAGATAGTAGTCAGGATCTTTCATGTAGTATCCCTTTTCTACGTCCACCTTCCAGAACCACCATGCCCAAATCAGGATGTTCGGCATACCAACGGCGCCGGACTGACGGTTGCTGAGGAAACTGACAAACTCGATGACATCATCAAAGTAGGTCGTGAGATGCTTTGGGGCTTGGTTGTTGTACTTGCCGAGGAAGAACAAGCCCTCTGTGGCAAGGCGGGTGAAATCGTTTGCCCAGCAGTACGGGAAGTAGCTTGCGGTTGTTGAATCGTTCAGATAAAATCCACGACTAAACTCTTGCTCCAACCACTGCTTTGCCGTGCGAAGCCCAAACATCTTCTTGATCTCGCTGAAGATCTTGTTCAGGCCAAAGAGTTTGTCTTCGCTTTTGCCTTTTTCGGTCATGAAGCTGCGGATATCTTTATGGTTGGAATTTGCGTTCGGGTCAATGCTGGCGTCCGCAAGCGTGTCCTTGTCCACAAAGTTGTCAATGAACTCAGAGAAGTCAAGCTGACTCGGATGAACACCATTGATGTATTCAAAATCTTCGCCGTACTTCTTCTTGAGGTCTTCCAGACATCGCTCGAAATCTTTGGAAAGTTTTAGCTGAATCTCCATGCGTTCACCTCACTGCTCGTTTACCCAGGCGATTGCAGAGGGAAAATTACGGAGCTCTCCGTCCACCTCAAGCATCGGCGCCTCCATGATTCCGAGCTCTCGCATTGCCTCCACATCGGTGTTGACCTCATACGGGATCTGCTTTGCTGCGAGCTTGCTTTCCAGCACCTTGCACTTCGGACAATTTGTGGAATGTACAACCACATTCATAAACATCACTCCTTTTTCTTCGGTAATAAATCAAACTGGCAAGCGCGGTATTTGATGGCTGCGTAGACCTCATCGAAATTGTGTACGCGGATCATACCGGAGCCCTTTGTGTCAAAGGTTCTGTTATGCGGGCGATCAAACAGAATGCCGTAGTATGTGCCGCCTACCAAATTAACGGGGTTGTCGTCCACCAAAATATCCCCGATTACCATTTGTTTGTTGTGTGCGACGATCAAATGTTTGTCGTCGATAAATGGGAACATCTCTTTCAGCCGGTCGAACTTGACGCGGCAGTTCCGATAGTCCGTCGCTGTGACGATATAGATCTCAAACTTCTCCTCATGCAGCTTGTTCAGGATCTTCTGGCTGCCGGGGATGGGGGAGAGGCTTTCCCAAAGCTCATCCTCCACGAGAAGTTCATACACTTGCTCGCGCGTCAGAGACGGGAACGCCTCATTTACATTCCATGAATGCACGTCCTCCGGTTCAACAGACGTACCGTATCTGCGGTTTAAGAGTTTCACCCAGCATTCCAGAAGATTTTCCAGAACGTCATCTGCGTCGAACAGAATCACAGGCTTTCTGGAAATCATTCTTCACCTCGCGTGAGCTCATGCAGCAGGAGCTGAGAGGAATTGAAGAGGTCTGCGAGCGACGTGTTCTCCACGATGTAGTCATAGACATAATCGTCAAGCGCGGTTTCGGACGGGTGCTGCTTCTGTTCTTCCGTGAGGCCGGAGTCAAAGTCCGGCCTGACGACTCTGACCAAAGAGACGTCAAAGCCGTAATGCTCCAGAAGTTCCACCTCATTCGGGAATCTCGTGTCCGGGATGATTACATAGTCCCATTCATCCTTGAACATGGACAGGATGTTCACGATGAAATCCGCCCAGTAGTCCGGCGAGACGGCGCGAACTCTGTCAGTGCCGACGTACTGAAGGAGAGTTCGTCCGCGCTCGTCCTTTACACCGTCCCATTTGAAGAAGGTCTTGCAGACGTACTTGACCAGATCCGCATAGTGCGCAATCAGTACCCGTTTGCTTTGGAATTGCAGCCCATCTTCCAGATATTTTGCGAGCGTGTCCTTGCCATGCCGAGCCTTGCCGGAAATGCAGATTACTTTCATTTGTACATCCCCCAATAAATATCATCGAAGAGCGCCGGCATGAGCTTGTACATCTCAACCAGCATTGGGATTGCGATCTCTCTCATTTGCGGATGCGCTGCCGGAGCGCAGCGGAGCTTGAAGAAGTGACGCCACGCGCGAATGTCCATCGTGACGACGATATCCGCCTTGGTGGAATTTGGCAGGACGCTTCTGGCGATCTGAGGCGAGGCGCCGAGCGCGATCATGTTCATGTAATGCTGCTCCGCATCACGCACAGCCTTGCACCACTCTTCAAAGATCAGAGCGAAATCGTCTTCGTTGAGATTTTCCATCGTCTGATCCTGAGCCATGCCGCCGCGAATATCGATAAGCTGGATCTCATTGCCAAACTTATCCTTGGCGTAATTGCAGTAGCGCGTGGACTCCTGGCTGTAGCTGGCGAGACGGTGACGGACGATCTCATGCGTGACGCCGCGATCAGTCGTGATAATGGCGGTCACGAAGGAATGCTCAAGGACAGATTCATGACCACGAGCGATCAAGCCGCGAATGAATTTGTCATAGGAGTTGTCTGTGATCGCACCTTCGCTCTTGTAGCAGATGCGCCCGCAGCGCTCGATGTGCTTCATCATGTTCACGCCGTCCTCCGGCGTAAGTTCCTGCATCGTAACAGGGGAGAGGAGCTTAAATGACGGGGTTAAAACAATCATGCGATTTTTCTTTTCCTTTCTTCGCAGTATTCAGGCAGATTCGCCCGGACAAGCGCCGCCGCCATGGGAGGCGAGACCGCATTTCCGCAGCGGGCAACTTGTTTGGTTTTCGGATACGGCTTGCCCTGGTCATCGTGGTCAATGATGTAATCCTCCGGGAAGCCCATGGCGCGGTACAGCTCTCTCGGTGTCAGCATCCGCAGCGAGATATCCGAGATGTAGTAGAGCGCGTCGTCGATCTTCAGCAGCAGCACTTCATTGTCCGCAAGGCTGTAGCCGCAATGCTGATTCAGGAGCGCTCGGATTTCAGGCCAGTAGCCTAGATCTGTGCCGCCGGCATATTTCTTTACAAGCACCTCCGCAACGGCAAACTCTCCTGCGCTTGCGGTAACGGTCTGCAGCGGCTGCGTAACGTCCTGACCGAGATTTGTGCCTTTGAACTTGACAATATGAACGCAGGTCAGCGCCTCGCGGTCGTGACTCGTGACCGTCCGCATCGGCTCGCGCGGATCGATCGGATTGCCGTTGCCGTAATACTCCGTGAGATGCGCTGTCGTCATGCCGTAGCGATTGGAGGAATCCACCGTCGGCAACGGATCGCTCAGATTGCTGACACGGGCGTTTTCGGTCTGCTCGGTGTGATACTGGATCAGGTTTGCGGCAGACAGACACAGGCCGCCGCTGGATCGGATGACGCCGACGGGCTTGTCAACCGCGTCTCCGACGCTGTATCCGGTGTTGGAGAAGACCACAAATGGCTTACCGCTCTTGATGGTGAATTTATCAACGCCGCGAATAATCCGGCGAAGCGTGTTATTCGCAAGCGGGCGAACAGCATTGACGCCGTATTGGTCTTTCAGCTCCTGTTTGGAGGCGAAAATGGAGTATGTCGGGATAGACCAGTCAATCACACTGGCAGCAGAGACCCATGGCAAAGACACTGAGATGCTTTCGCCATTTTTGAATCGGACACATCCGCCGTTCGAGTGCGTCTTTTCCGGCCAGACAATCGGCTGACCATCTGATCGCGCGATCAGGACGAACCGCTTACGAGTTGTAGGCGCTCCATAATCAGCAGCGACAAGCTCTTTGAACTCAATCTTGTAGCCGAGGCCGTTCATCAGCCGGACGGCATCTTTCCCGTTGCGCGGGATCTCCAGAAACTCGCACGCTTCGTCCAGAGCATCCAGCGACGCAGCGTCTTCCGGTAGCCCGTCACCGAGCATGCCGATAAACGCGCGGAAGGTCTCGCCCTTGCGTTCCGGATCTGGAGTATACATCGGCAAATCGTGACTGTTTTTGCCGATATACATCAGCGGCCCCCAAGTCTGGATCTCCTCGACGTTTTCCATCATGATCACTCGCGGACGCACCGTCATCGCCCAGCGCAGAATCACCCACGAGAGACCGCGAATGTTGCGATCTACGAGCGGAGCGCCCTTTGCCTTGGAAAAATGGCGACAATCTGGAGAGAACCATCCGAGCGCAACGGGGTTTCCTCCGCAGGCTTTGACAGGATCGATATCAAAGACCGATTCCTGATAATGCTTTGTTGACGGGTGGTTCGTTCGGTGCATGGTGATGGCGTCCGGATCGTGGTTGACGGCGATATCCACATCACGACCGATTGCCATGCGGATACCGGTGGAAGCGCCGCCTCCTCCGGCAAAATTGTCTACGAATAACTCCCTCAAACAATCACTCCTAGTTTTTAATGGTTTGCTAATGGTTTAGTAAATCTTTTCGTATCGGTTCAGATACCAATAGCCGCGCTCTTTGCCGACATCCCATGCGTAGATGGTATCGAATTTGCCAAGCGGCAGCCTGTCAAACATTTTGCTGCGCACGGTCAGACGCGCTTCTTTCCCGGTTCCGATGGAGCGGGTCGTCACGGCGTAGCCCCAAGCCTCGTTGGTCTTTTTGGAGCGAAGCGGGAAGATGTCTGTGATGATTAGCTTGCGGCGATCCTCCGGCTTGCCGGTCGTGAGATCGATATAGCCAAGATTATCAAGTTGCATCTGCATCTTCATCTTATAGTCAAAGTCCTGAATATTCTGCGCTCGGATCTCTGTCTCCAAATCAAGGAGCAGTCCGCGCATATCCAGAATGGTAATAGAATCGGACGTCTTGCCGTTCTTGAGTTGGTCTGTTCCGTGTTCGAGCAGGAGCTTGACAGATCCCTCGCTCAAACCGACCTTCTTGACTTTCTTCGCCTCTCCGTCTTTGAACTTCTGAAAGACGCTCAGCATCCGCAGCAATTCTTTGGCGTTGCCATATTCGGAGAAGTAGTCGATCTTGACCAAGATCTCACGCTGATTGCTTTTCAATGATGTTTCGCGGCTCATGAGCCACAGAAGATCCATGAAGGATTCCGGCTTGTGGTTCTGCGCGAGCTCGTAAAGCTCGTTGGAGACAGCGGCATTCATGTACTTCACGGATGCTAGTCCTTTTGCGATGACATGCTGCTCGCGGTCAAACTGATATTGATCCTTTGAGATCCCAAAGCGAGGCGGGATAATCTGAATGCCATATAGCTTGGCAAGCTCGCTTCCGTCCCGCACATCGTCGTCATTGTCGGCGTTGTTCAGGTATGCCGTAATGAACTCATACGGATAATAGTAGCGGAGATAGGCACAGAGATAACCAACCATGGAATATGCGACGGCATGAGAGTAGTTGAACTGATAGTTTGAGCTGTCCTCAATGATTTTCAGAAACTCCTTGGCCTCTTCCTCGGCAACCTCTCGCGGCTGCGTGGATTTCTCACAGTATCCATTCAGGATCTTCGGCATGGCGGCGTCCAAGATCTCTTTTTTCTTTCGACCGATGCCGCGACGCACGGTATCTGCCTCGCTGCCGGAGAATCCGCAGATCTCCTGCAGAAATCGGATGGTGTCTTCCTGAAAACAGAGGTAGCCTAAGCTGTTTTTCAGCAGCTCATCCAGGAGCGGAGACGGATTCTTATGCACCTTCCGCGCGAACAGCTCATCGCGATAGGACTCTCCTGCGGGGCGTGTGCCTGCATTCAGGAGCGCCATTTCGTAGATGTTTTTCGGCTCAAACTTTTTCAGCAGAGAGAAAGCAAACGCGGATTCCATCTGGAAGATACCGACAGGGGAACGGAGCATGTCTTTCCACACTGCCTGATCGTCCCAATCAATCTCATGCGTCTTCGGATAAGGCTTCCCGGCGAGCTCGAATGCGTCACGGATGATGGCGATATTCTTGAGGCCGAGAATGTCGTATTTCACCAGGCCCGAATCGTGAACGCAGTCCATGTCGATCTGAAGAATCTCTTTGCCGTCCGAAATGAACGTGCCGTAATTGTCTCGGAGTGTGATCGGGCTTGCGACAATGCCTGCGGGGTGCATGGACTGAGAGATTGCGACATCCAGCAAGCCTTCAAAATACTGAAATACTTCCGGATATTTTTTGCAAAGGGTTTTATAATCCGGATGCTCCAGAAATGCCGTTCGGTATTTCTCTGTGCCTGGGTTGCCGGATTTCTTTGCAGCTTCGTCAATCGGCTCGATCTGCTTCTTGATCTCTTTTGCGATCTCTCCGCGCCACGGATTCTTTGCGGAGATCTCTTCGTTTTCGTTTTTCATGGAGAGGTATTTCTCCCTGAGCTGCTTTACAAGCTGCTCGCGAGGCGAACCCTGCTGCAGAATGGAACCAATCTCTTTCCCGGTTTTTTCATCGTAAAGACTGAGCACGTCTTCCCATTCGCTGTATCCTTCTTTATAGCTTACGCCCTCATCCTTGATACGCTTGAGAATCTTATCGAACTCTTTTAACGGGTGACAGTTTTCTCTGTCCCATCTGGCAGCAAGCGCTCGGCAAATCTCATCAATGCAGCCCTTGGCCTTGACCGTGCCGATGGCAAGGATGAACGCGGCCTTTTCATGACCAAAGCGATTGATGATATAGTCATAGACTTTTTCGCGGTCGTTCGGCGCATAGTCCGTGTCGATATCGCCAATCTCAAGACGGGACTCGTTGCAGAAGCGAGAGAAAATGGTTTGCCATCGCTCTGGATTCAGGTCGATGATGTCAATCAGATATGCGATTCGCGATCCGCCGACAGATCCGCGTCCCGGCCCGACCGGGATACCGTGTGTTTTACACCACGTTACCAGCTCCGACATGAAGAGCATGAACGCGGACATATCCAGCTTATCAAAGACGCGCATTTCTTCCTGAATGGCGTCGCGGTATGCCTGCTCCTGCTCCGGAGGAATCGCGCCGGACTTGAGCTTTTCCTGCAAGCCCTGTTCGATGCGCTCCAAAAGCACGTCGCGGTCTTTCTCTCCGTACAAGACGGGGTATTTGAAAGACGTGTCCAGATCGAAGGACTCAATCTCATCCGCGATCCGGTTTGTGTTTTGAATCGCCTCCATCCAGAGCGGTTCCGGAATGGCGTCCTGCTCGCGGAACATCTGCACAAGCTCGTCATAGCTCTTATAGGTGAGATCGAACGTGTCTTCATCCGCAAACTCGATATGCTTTGCGAGCTGCATGATAGAGCGGCACTCCGCTTTATAGGCGTCCAAGCTGTGCGTATCCGTCGTGGCGACAAGCGGGATGCCGTATCGCTGCGACAGGTCTGCCAGATGCCGATTGAAGGCAACCTGATCCGGATGTCTGTGCGGCTGGATTTCCAGATAGTCATAGGATTTTACCAAGCGTTCGTATAGCGAATGGGAAACAGGCAGCTTATTCAGGGGAGACGCGAGACAGGCGCTCAGTTTCATGACATTCTTTGAGATTCCGAAAAACTCCTGAAACGAAATTCTCGGCTTGTAGTAGAAGTGATCTTCACACGACGAACGGCTAACCAGCTCATTGATCTCACGAATGCCATCCATATTTCTGGCAAGCAGAATGGTATGGAAGTTATCACGCAGCTTCGTTTGCTCGCCGGACTCTCCATCCCAAAACAGCTTTTCCGTCAGATACACTTCGACGCCGAACAGAAACTTGATGCCGGCTTTGTCGCAGGCGAGTTTTTTGGCAACCCAATTAAAACAGTTGCCATGTTCCGTAAAGGCGATTGCCTTTTGACCGAGCGCGACAGCTTTGTTGATATACGCCTGATAGTTTGTAGCACTGTCTAACAGAGAGAACCATGTGTGCAGGTGCAGGACGGTATAGTTGTCGTTGATTCAATCCACCCCCTCTGAAATAAGATGAATTTTATTGCGTGTTATACCGGATAATCCGGGTTAAAGTGAAAGATATTGCACTTTATGATGCGGCGCCGAAGACTTCATCCTCGTCTCCTTCGTCCTCCTTGAGCTTGGCGATCTTTTCGGAGTGCAGCGCGTCATCGTATTTCTGCGTGTCCCAGGAATAGTGATAGTCAAACTCTTCGTCGGTGGTGTAGAAGCGGCGGGAGATCTCGTCATAGAACACACCGCAATCGATGTTCTGCCGACCATACATGCGGTCTTTGATGATGGTTGCGACGACATCATATTTCAGCAGCTTTTTCTGCTCGTCGGAAAGTTTGCCGGTGTTGTGCCTCTCCTTGTCATAGATACGGCGGAGGCCGATGGTACGGTGCGCGAGGTTGACGATATTGCTGCTGCCGGCAATGTCGTAGATATCCATATCCGTGTTGGAATCGAACTTTCGCGGATGGCAGACGAGAACAACGGCGGTTTGATATTCCCGCGCAAACTTGACAAGGCGTTTGATGATCTCGGTCTGCGACTGAAGCTCCTCCTTGTCATCCAGCGGATCGATGCACATGAAGTTATCCAGAATGAGGAGCTTGACGTCTTCGCGCGTAACGACATCTTCCATGGAATGAATCAGCGTCTCGATATCGTTATCCCAGTCATCCCGATAGATGAACCACTGGCCGCGATATTGCTTGTTGATACCGGCGAGCGCCTGCGGCGAGACCTTGAGATAGGGATTGCCGTATCTGGAAACCTTCTTCTCAATGTTTCTCCGTCCTGCCATTACCAAATTCATCCAGCCCTTGTTCATGCCGTTCGGGAGCTCGCCTGAGAAGATCCATGTCTTGAAGCCCTGCTCCATCGCCTGACAGACAAGCTGTGCCAAAAAGGAAGACTTGCCGCTGCCCGGTCTGCCTGAAACCACCGTGAGCGTGGAGAGGAAAATGCGCGTCAGATTCTTATCCAGAGAGGAAAGGCCGATGCGAATGCCGTCCATATCGTCATAGTCCACCGGTTCCACGTCAGAGAGATCCACGACTGAATCAATCGGCGTGTCGGACGCATTGACGATCAGATCAAATGTGGCCTGTCTGCCGCAATAGTAGAGGTATTCGTTCAGATCCTTGATGAAGACGTTCTCTCCTTTGGAGTTCGGAAGATACTTCGGGATGTTGACCGTCTTGCCGCGCACGACCTTGCTGCGGCCATTGGCGCGAGGGAAGCGGAGGCGCGGGAGAATGTCTTTCAGATACTTTGCGCCGGATTCGTCGTTGTCGGCGCAGATGATGATGGTGTCGAACTGCTCCAAAAAGTCAGCGCATTCTTTTCGCCATTCGGTATTCTGATCTCCAAGCGGGATCGACACAGCGTTCAGCCAACCGGATTCAATAGCGGCGGCGCAGTCCAGCTCGCCGGAGCAGATCAGCAGGGGAGAGGCGGGGTTGCAGCGGTTCATGTTGAACAGCAGCGGCGTGGTGTCGGCATCCTTTTGACACCAGTTTTTATTTTCGCCCTTCTTGATCTGCCGCGCGGGGCGGTACTTCACCATGGTAAGGACGTCGTTCGTGTCATAATAATTGAACACGAGATTTCCTTTTGCGTCCTGGCGAATGTCCAGATAGTCCGCTGTCTGCTGCGAGATTTTGCGCTTGGCGAGATATTGATAAATCTCTGTTTTATCTCCGAGCGGTTCTTCATGCGGATAGCGGTAGGATCGCTTCGTCTTGACGTGGTGCTCCGGAATTGCAAACGGCATATCCGCTTTTTCGAGGAGCGTCTTGACCGCATCGGTATAGGTGGCGCCTTTATACATGAGCGCGTCGATCAGATCGTAGCTTCTGCCGCAGGCGCCGAAGCACCGGAAATTGTATGCTTTGCGATTGTAGATGAACGATGCATGATTCTCCTGATGGAACGGGCAACAGCATTTGAGATCCCGTTCATTGAAGTCCGGGATCTCAAGCGTCTCTGCAATCAGGAAGGCGTTTTGATCACCAAGCTTCTCTTTGGCCTGCATGATGATGTCACGATCAATTTGCAATCCGTTCGCCTCCTAAAGTAGTTCGATATATTCACACGGCTCTGAGACTCCGCAAATGAAGTTGCAGAACCAGTAGTTTAAGATAGGATACCATTCATCCGTTTTGGTGATGGTCTCGATGGTGTGCGCCGCCCACGCCTCTGTTTCTTCCATGCGATCCATCCGGAACGGCTCGCGGATGATCTCATTGCTGCGGAAACAGTTGAACTCCAGAAAATCAGGCCAGACGCCGCGCTCATGATGGACGGCGGCGGCATAGATATAGAGCTGACGCAGATAGTCGTCCAACTCTCGGTCTGATTTTGTGGGCTTGGCGCGTCCGGAACGTCGGGACAATGTACGGGACTTATGATCCGTGATATAGAGCGCTCCGGATTCGTTGCGGCTTTGCAGGTCAACATACGCAATGAAGTCATGGCCGGCAAACGGGAAGTGAAACTCCTGCTCTACGGCAAGCACTTTTCTTTCTGGGAAAGAAAATGACTTGAAGTATTGATAGCCCTGCTCAAAGTAGCTGCGCTGGATCTTGGAGTTTGGCGCTTCGGACTCAATGTCTGATGCAAAGCGCACGACATACTCCATGGAGAGCTGAGATTTGGTCAGCTCTCCGGAGAAGTAACGCTGCAGAAGACGGTGCATCATCGTTCCGTACTCCGCGAAGAATTTCGGGATCGCCTCTTCGCTGTAGATGTATCGCTGCACCCACTGATACGGACAGTTCTCGAACGAGGACAGACGCGAATAGCTCCACACCATATCTGCAATGATGGGATCAAAGCGCATCGGTTAGAACGGCAGATCCTCTTCGTCGTCGTCATCCGACGCGGGCTTGGTTTCCTTCTTGGGCGCGGCCTTCTTTTGCTCGCCGGACGGGGCTGCGGCATTATCCGACTTGGAGCCGAAAAACTCCACATCGTTTACACCAACCTCGTAGTCCGTGCGGTTGTTGCCGTCCTTGTCGGTGAACTTCTTCTGATGCAGCTCGCCGATGACAAGGATTCCGGAACCCTTTGAAAAATACTTGGAGACAAACTCCGCCGTCTGGCGCCATGCGACGCACTTGATGAAGTCTACTTCGTCCTTGGCGTACTTGCGGTTGACGGCAATGTCAAAGTTGCAAACACTCAAGCCGCTGTTGGTCTGCTTGAGCTCCGGATCGCGGACGAGACGCCCGGTAAATCTTACGTCATTCATGTGCTTTCTCTCCTTCCGCAAGCTGCTGCAACTCCTTGAGGAGATTGCCGGCGGCTGTGATGTCTTTTACGTTGCGGTAATCAGCAGACGGTTTCCCGTTTTTGCTAACCGCGTACTTCTTGATGATCTCCGAAACGCGCTCTCTGAACGCCGGCGCCTCTTCCTCAGACTTGCTGGACATGATATCCGAGACGACCGACGCGATATCATCAATGATGGGCTTGAGCATTTCCTTGGCTTCCTTCTGCTGGACTTCCTCTTTCTTGCTGCGCCAGTTGTCCGGATCATCCTCCGGCGTGGCGACGCCGAAGAATTTGAGGAGGAAGTATCGGGTAAGATAGGTGAGACCGCTGCCGGCGGCCTGGCTGACATCCTCCTGCTGTCCGGCGAAGAACCACGGCACATCCAGCGTCTCTTCCGGATTGTCCAGATTGACCCAGGTGAAAACCATCTCGCCGCGCACGATGAACTCGTTGATGTCCTGCGTGATGGCAGGCGCGTTTCCTTTGCCGGCCTTGGTTTTTGTATAGTGATAGGGCTGGATCTCTACGGTTCCGGGGACAATGCGCGGATAGAGGTTGAGGTGATACCGCTCCATGCCGGCATTGATGTGGGCGCGGATGTCGTCTTCCGCGACGTACTTGAAGTTGTAAGCCTGCGCGTCCTTGCGGATGACCTCGGTCATGGCGCGGATCTTCGCAAGCTTTTCATGCAGGCTGAGCTGTGATACATCCTCTCTGGCGTCTGCAAGTTCTACCTTTTTTGGCATGACAACACTCCTGTTGATTTATTTTCTGAGATTTGCTGTGTTTTCGGACAGCAACACCGCCGATCTATCTGAAAAACGTAAAAGGTGTCAGCGATAAAAACGGCGGTGGATTGCGATTGATAATTACTGTTTTACTGTGAGCTTCCAGACAGACGTGTTCTTGCCGGTCTTTCTGCTCGGGCGCCGCCCGACGACACAAACCTCTCCGTCCGCCTTCATTTCCGTCAGGCGCGGACGGACAAAGTTGTTGTCCTCATAAGAGATCATGCCGGAAGCGACGAGCTTGGACAGAATCTCTTCGGCGGTCATGCCGTCCTCGCTGGATGCGAGCACGGACTTGATCATGTCTTTGCGGCGCTGCACCTTCGGGATGACAGCGTTATAGGCGTCTCTGCGATTCTTTCTGGTGATATTCATATAAGCTCCTCTCAGCTCGGGCGGTTTCGTCCGCCGTGGTTATACCAGATCGTGAACGTCAGGATTGCGACTGCGGCCAGAAGATACATGACCGTCCAGAAATCATACATCTTCCTTCACCCAGCGATTCAGAACCTTGTTGAAGGTGTTGTCGTTGCCCATGAAGCGCTTGAGCATGCAGGCCATGATGCCTTTCTCGGTGTCATACACATCTTCGCGCTGAACCTTGACGACAGATTTCGTTCCGTCGTCCCACAGGATGATGGTTGCGGGATAGTTGAAGATAACACGGGAGATCTTGGGAAGAAGCCCTTCCGGTCTCACCCATTTGAACGGAGGGAAGACACACCCATCCGCCCGATCTGGTCGCCTCGTCGCCAGCAGAAACGGGAGCAGCTCTCCGCTCACTTTTGCGGTCAAAGCGACATCCGCATCATCCGCCGCATCTGCCTTCGTTGTGATTGATTCAACAATGATATCACGGACATCAAAGCTTGCCATGATTTGATCGCCACTGGCGATTACCAAAGAAGCCTTTGCATCATTCACATAGTTCATTTTTTCACTCCTTCCTTAGTGCGCTGCCTCGTCTGCCTGATGAAGCAGCAAGATTTTTTGGTATGTATCTAAACCGAGAAGATTTTTGATTTTGTTCTCTGTCTTCATCGGATTGTCGGAGCGGTCGACTGTGTAAGGGTGCATGTGCCAACGGATCAGCGTTGCGATTTCCGTTCGATTATCAGCAGTTCCGCTGGAATACTGATAGCTGTCATAAGCGCTGACGTGCTCGTGGTCATAGAAATGCGCGATCTCGCTTGGCTCGCCACGGTGATTTTTGAACACTTTGGTAAACGGCTTTCCGATATCGTGCAGCAGCGCCGCCTGCGCGAGCACACCGTTTTCTTCCTCGCCGAGCATTGTCAGCGTGTAGAAATAAGCGAGGATGGAGTGCTGCCCGACGGAAAGTGTATGGTGCGGATTGTCATGCTCGATGGCTGACATTCGGCGAATCAGATTCATGCGATCCTCGCCAAGCGTTTCATAGTTCGGCATGCCGCGAATCCAGATTTCATCCCAGCCCTCGGCGTACATCGGCGGATCGAAGGAGCGATACATTCTTTCAATGACCGGTTCCGGGACGACGCGCTCTCTGTTCGCGTTGCGGCGCAGACACTCCTGATACGGCGTCGGAATGAAGATGCATCTCGCCCAAACTGACTCCACAATCCGCCGCAGCTCCTGAAGAAACTGCATACGGCGCTTGTAGTTCAGGTTGGTCGCATCGTAGATGACATCCTTGCCGGCGTTCAGGTCACGGAACACGCGGCGGTGCAGCTCCGCAAACACATCCGCCTGCTTCGACTGGTCGTTGACGTCTCCAAGCAGTTCCTGTCGAAGATAGTCGCTGGAATGAACCGCAAAGTCTCTTGGAATATAGTCGGATGCAAACGTGGATTTTCCACTTCCGGGCAAACCAACCATCATAAAAAACCATGGACACTTGAATTTATCGTGAGCCATCCTGTACCTCCGAAAGAAAATGCCGCTTCAAAATCTCAACGGTTGCTGTTTTCAGAATCTGATCCGCCTCGCGGTCGATGACGACGGGATGCGTTTGCATATACCGCTCTTTTTCGCTGCGCATCGTAGAAACCGTGTACTCCATCAGCTCTCGCGCCTCTGGAAGCAACAGATTTCCAAATTTCAGCCACATCAAATGCTGCCGCATCGCTTCACTTCTTGGCGTCAGACAATCTTCATAAGAGACTCCGGCGATATAGCGCTCTAAAAAGTCCCGCATCCGTACTGCGTGATGCAATTGTTTCGGGTCATATCCGTATTTCTCGATCTTATCCAAGATCGTCGGATAGGGATGCTCCATGGCCTTTTGTTTTTCCAGCGCCATGCCGACGATACAGTTGACGCCGGCATAGTTGTTGTATCGTGCAATCCGTTCTCGGTTTTCCAGAACGGGGCGGAAGAGATCTTCGTACTTCGGATTCAGGATCATCCATGGCGTGAACAGGATTTCCACGAAGTTGACATTCTGCTTCTTGATGGTCTCGAACATGAGGCGAATGTCTTTGAAATCGCAGTGCTCGTTGTTCTCCATGACATGCGTGGTGCTGATCGGCTTGGCGTTCAGCACAAAGTCCTCGAAGGAGGGGAGGAGGATTGCCTTGGTGTCGATGTCGCTCCCCTCGTAATCCAGACCGTAGTTCTGCGAGCCTTGCAGAAAGATCCCAACCCAGTCATGCCCGGTTTCCAGGACGGCCTCAAGGTGTTCGGAAACGCGGTGCATGATGGCGTCATGATCAGGTCTCTTCGTCTGCGGCATCTGCCAGTTCCTCCGCTTCTTCGAGATCAGGCGCGGCTGCGGTTTCCTTGATCAACCCTTCGAGCGCCTTGAATGAAAAATTCTTGTGCTTAAACGCCGCGAAGGACGGGCGGTTGACGATGCGGGCAACAACGCCCTCACGGACGTGCGTTTTGCCGATGGGATCGGGGCCGTCGTAGTATCGCTCGGCGCGATCCTTAACCCACTCCGGGACGTCACGATACCCGGCTGTTGCAACCGCTGTCTCAGACGGCACAAAGCCACAGTAGAACACCGGGACACACTTGACGCCCATCTGCTGGCAGCGGTAACGCATGAAGTCCGGCGTGTATTCCACCACGTCGCCGTCCTCGTTGGTCATGGTCATGCGGTAGACATAGCAGTCATGAACCGGCATTTCCTTCTGAACACTGACAGCCTTCTCCGCGTTCGGGAATCCGCCGTCCAGGAGACCGGAGGCGTCAATGGTGATTGAGCCGGTAGGATCGCAGCCATAGGAGAAGGTGGTCGTCTCTCCGTACTGTTTGATGAACTCCTTGTCGTTTACCTTCTTGTTCGGGCAGGACGGCATGATGGGCTTGCCGTTATCCGTGAAGCCGACGACCTCGTAGTAGACGGTCTCGCCCTTGTGGAGCTTGCCTTCAAAGGCTTCGGCGTGCGGCTCGCGGAAAGAGTTGTTGCCGTAATAACCGCCATCCTCGAAGTCGTTTAAGACAGTGCGGCGCGTGCCGGTGACATAGCCATATTCGTAAATCGGCTTGCCGGGGCGACGCAGCAGCCAATCCATAAAGCTCCGCTTGTAGCCGGAGAACTTCGGGAGGTAGCCTGTCCGCTGACTGGTTCCGTGCATTTTCAGCGTAATCTCAATGAGATCACCGGGATGGAACGCGGACAGGTTGTAGGCGAGCTGCTCGGTGTCGGTGTGTTCCGCGAAGAGCGGGGCGATCGGCTCCTTGTGCTTACGGACGCGGTTGCCGCCTCCGTGCTGCTTCGGGGTCTGCACCTTCGGGATGTACTTCTCACAGATGGTGACGCCGTTCAGGACGGTGATTGTGTCGCCCTCCTTGAGCTTGGAGATATCCGTAAAGCTCTCAAGAGACTTGAGCGGCATGAAGAGGCCGTCGCTCTTTTCTCCGCGTAGCTTCATGGCGCGGATGTTGCGCTTGACGGGATCAAGATAGCCGCCGACGTTGTTGCCGTCTGCATCCTTGCGGCGGAGAAGATTGTTCTTGGTGGCGTATTCCACTCCGAGCTTCCCGTCAACAGGGAAGTACACACCCATCTCTTCCGGCTGCGTGGATAGATCCACAATGACGGTGTTGCCGAAGCACTCACCGCATTGCAGACGGTCTGCGTTGGTATGCTTTCTGAGGTTTTTGATGCGGGTAATGTAAGCTCTGTACAGCGTGATCACTCCTTATAGTCTTTAATGTTTTGCTAATGCTAAAAAAATCAGCGGTTTAGTTTCAGGATAACGGACGCAGCTTTTGCAATTTCCATCGCCGCTGTGTTCACCTCAGAAAAGGTTGTGTTCCATCCGAAAGAAATGCGGATGGTACAGGCGGCGTCCGCCTCGCTCAAGCCCATTGCGAGCAGCACGCTTGAGACGTTCGATCCGTGCGCGTTGCAGGCGGAGCCGGCAGAGACGCAGATCTCTTTGGTGTCCAGCATCAGCAGCAGGGATTCCGAATTGACGCCCGGAATCGTGAGGCTGATGATGTTGTCTACAACCGCTTCGCCGCCGTTGACAAAAAAGGGCTTGGTCATATAGGAACGAAGCGTAGACAGGAACGCATGGCGAAGCTGATGATACACGAGGCGTTCTTCCTTCATGTCCTTCATGGCGATCTCTGCTGCAGCGCCGAATCCGACGATGCCGGGAACATTTTCCGTTCCGGGACGAATGCCAAACTCCTGGCGTCCGCCATACATAAGCTGGCGATGGCGCTTTTGAACGCCGCCTTTTACATAGAGCGCTCCGACGCCCATCGGCCCGCCGAATTTATGCGCGGAGAAGGTCATGTAATCCACGCCGGCGGCCTTCACATCCACCGGAATATGGCCGACCGCCTGAGATGCATCGGTGTGCATTTCGATCCCTTCTGCTTCGCAGATCTCCGCGAGCTTCCAGATGGGGAATATCGTTCCGGTTTCGTTATTGACCCACATGACGGACATAACGCGCGGCATCGTATGAAAACCACTTGCCGCAATCTGCAAGGCAGAAACGTCAACGCCATGTTCTTTATGGTACGGGACATATACTGACGACCCGCACATCAAAGAACGAACAGAAGAATGCTCCATTCTTGTTGAGAGAAAAAGCATATCACGCAGGCCAACCATGGACGCAAACAGGCTGTTCGACTCCGTGGCGCCGGAGGTGAAGATGATCTCCTCCGGCTCCGCGTTGATCAGCGCTGCAACCTGTTCTCTCGCATGCTTGACAGCCTCTGACGCCTCCCGTCCGCAGGCGTGAATGCTGCCGGGATTTCCGGGATGCTGATACGCCATCACATGCATCATCTCGTTCAGCGCTCTCGGCTTGACCGGCGTGGTGGCGGCATGATCCAGATAGATCATTCGTTCGCCTCCGCAAGCGCACACTCAATGGGTGCGTAGCGCTCCGTGTTCAGCACGTCCAGCAGGCACTCAAACGGGTCGAGCTTGCCGGACATGACCATGTTGACGATGTTCACGGAGAAGCCGGAGACCAGGGCGACGCCGAGGTCGTTTTCCTTGACGGGGATCGTACCGGTGCGGCTGTTCAGGTTCCAGAACACGAGGCGCGGGAGCTTGTAGCCGTGCGCGGCATACTTCTTCGCAATGGCGCCGAAGAGCGTGCTCGGGATTCCTTTGGTATTGTAATACCCATAACCGACGGTGGAATTGCAGCGAGCGCAGCCGTCAAACTCCATGTCGGAGAGGATCAGGACGTTCTGCGGCAGATCCTCCTGCGGCATTTCGTTCTCCACCGCCGTCTGAAGGATCAGATCGAACACCGCTTCGATGTTGGTGTTAGAGCACTCGTCGTGCTGCAGAGCGATCATCAGTTTGTCGCGAAGGTTCTTTCCGCTGCTGAGATCCACGAGCTGCGGGCGACTTGAGAAGGTGATGTACTTGTCCTTGAACTCGCTGGAGGAGCGCTCCGCGAAATAGATTGCGAGCGCGTTCGCGACGGAGATCGCGGACACATTGCTGCCCCCAACCTTGCAGATCATGCTGCCGGAACCGTCCGCGACGACGATGGCATTACCGCAACCGTTGACGGTATCAGGAAGCGCCTTCCAGAGCTGTTCCAGCGTGGCGTCGTAGTCCCTGGGGCTCCAGCCGCACATGTACTTATGCACGATATCGTGCGGGAAGAGCGTGCCGGCGTTGATCTTGGTCTCTCCCTTTTCGAGCGCAGCAAGATAGGCGCGGCGGCGAGACTCGTCATTGCGCAGGAACGCATTGTTATAGAGCAGATTCGCGCGGGACGGGACGATCTCATAGTTGATCTCATTCCACTGCTTAGCGGACATCTGCTGCTCCACGACGCGCAGCGCCTTGCGCATGGCGGAAAGCTGCTTGCGGTAATTGCGCTCCGTGAGGCCGAAGGCGTCGCAGATCAGACGCGCATAGCGGCGCGTCTCCGCAGAGCTGGCGTTCGCAGAGGGCATCCACTTTGCCAGCAGGGAGCAGGGCTTTCCGGCGCGGACGTTCTTCCAGTCCGCGTTGAACTGGCCGCGCACAAAGGCGAGCACGCGATCCCGCGCAGGCGTATCCAGCAGCGGCCAGAGGTCATCCCATCTGCCGTACTCCGGAATCAGGGAAATCAGCGGGAGTACACAATGGGAATCCACGCCCATCATCGTCTTGATGACGACGCGGAACAGACGGCGCTCGCCGAGGCCGCCGCGCACATCGCGGGCATAGAACAGCCACTTCATGGCGAGCACACGATCCTCGAAGAAGGCGTCCACAAACTTGCGGGCGATCTGATCCTCCGTCATACTGCGCATGGACGCAACGGCGAAGTTGAGGTCGAGGAGCGCATGACCGGTCGTTCTGTAGCCGACGGCGCCGTTTTCGGTGATGGACTTTTCGTTGTTCAGCGTGTTCTGAACAGCACTCATAAAGTTGCTCATGTTTCTTTCCTCCTGAGAAAAAATAGTGGAGGTACAAGGCGCACACCATGCCGATCAAACATGGGTTTGAAATGGAGACTCATTGGGGTTGCTGTGCTGCGCCTTTGCACCAGGGCGTAATGCCTTGCCAAATGCTTATGGAGCGGAGAGCAGGAATCGAACCTGCGATGGCGGGATGGATATTTCATCAAAGGCTTGCTGTAAGCGCTTCGGATCGAAGCGCGGAAGAAAAAGCCCGCTGTCTTACCACTTGACGATCTCCGCATATGGCGCCGGGAGCAGGGCTCGAACCTGCGGCCTCGGGTTTAACAGACCAAAATAAATTTGCTGCGGGTGTCTGCAAAACCAGACACCATAATACGCGCTCTAACCGACTGAGCTATCCAGGCATATAAAAGCCGTCTGTCCGGCTGTCAAGCGTCTAGTTCCGCTTTGCCAAGAGAAAAAGGGGGATTCACGGCTTTTGGGAGAGGAAGGAATCGAACCTTCGAGGCAAAAGATGAACAGTCTTTCTAAAATTAATTTGCTGTATGCGCCCGCCGTGCGTTGCGCAATAGAGCCACAGTCCATGTCTCCCATGGTATCGGCGGCGGGAATCGAACCCGCACGGTCAAACCATCGTATTTTAAGTACGAAGTGTCTGCCTGTTCCACCACGCCGACATAGAAAGCGGTTTGTTTCAGTCCAATGCAGGAGGCGTTGCCGCGCTCTTGAACCCTGCATAACCGCAAAGGACATACGCTTGCGCGAATTTTCGAAAGGAGGTATCGTTGCCCACACAAAAACACTCGCACCGGAAATCCCACAAACCGGCGCAATGGCGGACGGGGTGAGACTCGAACTCACACGGCCTTGCGACCTACTCACGGTTTAGCAAACCGCTGCCTTACCGGTTAGGCTTACCCGTCCATAAAACGCGGCACGTTGTTTTTGATTTGCAGTCAATTGTTTTACCATTGCTGTGCGTGCCGCTGATAGGGGGATTACTCGTCTGTTTGTTCTGCCGGCGCTTCGTCGATCTCCGGATTTGATGACTCAAAACCGAAGAGCTCCGTCAGCTTCTGGATCACGGTGTTGTTGCGGGTCATATTATTTACCAGATCGTTTCTGGCAATTGCTAACCGCTGGATGTAAGAATCGATTTCCGCGAGCTTGTCACGGGATTCCTGATTGATCAGCTCAAGGCTGGAAACCGTTCTGGCGAACACATCCATGGCGCCGTCTGACTGCTCCTGCAGGAGCTGCGACGCCTGATTCGTGACTTCAAGGAAGTCTGTCTTCTTTCTTGCCATCCGCGCCTCACTTTCCGGTTAGATCGATGATGGGTGTTCCGCCTGTGACCTGCGGCATAACGCCGTCCCACTGCTCATACTTGATCTTTTCGATCAGCTCCGGCGTGAGGGAAGCGGCAATCTCACGGTTGGCCTCTGCCTCGGCCTGCGCTGCGATCCTCGTTGCCTCCGCCGCTGCGTTGGCGTCCACGATCTTCTTTTCTGCCTGCACCTTGGCGGTCTGCGTTTCGATATTCGCAAGCTCAAGCTCCTGCTGCGCCGTGACCTTCTTCTGAATGGCAGCAGCCGTCTCGTCATCCACGCTGATATCTGTAAAGTTTACGGTGTCGATGATGATGCCGTACTTATCGAATTTCTGCTTGAGATATTCGTCCAGCTTGGCATTGATATCCGTTCGCTTATCGCCGAAGATGTCCGTGACCGGGAAAAGCGCACTGACTTCCTGCGTCCACGCAATTACCTTGGGCTTAATAAATGTGTCCTTGATCTCCTCGCCGGACTTGCCCTTGAAGCGGACGAAGGTTTCGGCGACACGCTCCTCGTCGAAGCGGTAGGAGTATTCCAGATTGACGCGCACGGTCTTGCCGTCGCTGGTAGGGATGTTGAAGGATTCATCCTTCTTGGAGTCTCCCTTTTCCTCTGACGACAGATACGACTGTTCAATGCCGACGGAGTACATGGTGACTCGTTTGGTTGGCGAAACGACGTGCCATCCCTGCGTCAGAATCTCTCCGTCCACGCCGCCGTTCATGTTGTACACAACGCCGACATAGCCCGCCGGCACTTTCTCCGTGACCCATAGGGTAAAGAAGAGTCCGCCGATCAGAATGACGGCCAGAATGATCGCGCCCAAGGCGCCCTTTCTGTTCAAATGCTTTCATCCTTTCTATCTGATTTTTTAGAATTTGTATTTTCGTCCTCGTCATCCATGACTGCGCCGGCGGCATCGTCCAGCAGCTTGGCAAAGATCTTGCCAATGGGACGATACAGACCGGACAGCAGGAGAAGGAGGATCAAAGCCCCGATAAAAAGAAGCGGAATAATTTTCATGAAGTCCTCCGTTAGTCTTTAATGATGCGCTAATGTCTTGAATACAGCGGCGCGGTTTTGCGCCGCTGAAAATCTGAATGAAATCAGAATAGTTTTTTATAAGCGTTGTAATTTCCGATCGCGGCCAGGTGTTTGGATTCTGTGGAGGTGTCCGCACACAGAACCTTTGCAGCGAACGCCGGATCTTTCAGGTTGAAGGAATCGCTTGCGCACTCAAGCATGTAGGCGCGGAAGTACACGCCGGATCGGAACGCGGTTTCGTAAGACAGGGAATACCGGCAATCCGATTCTTTATTCATGCGATAAAGGATCGGGCGCATGGATTCCACCGTCATTTTATCGGTGCGATCCGTGCGGATCAGGTACTCGGACGGGATATAGCTGCGGAAGATGACGCCCTTTGCCTGCTGGTTATATCCGAGAGAGATCTTCACCTGATGCAGAAACTGCATCACATCATCCGGGATGGAGACAAACCGGTCTCCGACCGTGACGCCGCCGTCCGCTAGATCCGCCTTCCTGACATTGATAATCTCTTCTTCCGTGAGACCGAACCACGCGAGGAACAGAATGGCAGTGGGGATGTCAAATTTTTCCGGATATTTGGCGCCGGATTCCACAACGGTCTCCATGACGGCGGTCTTCAAGGCCTGAAAGTTCTTGAAGTAGCCGAGCTTTACGGCGCTCTCCTTGGCCTGCCAAACCGTTCCGGCGACGTTAAGATCCGGAAAGTGGACGGAAGAAAGCACAGTCACCTGTTCCGCCGGCAGGCTGCCGGACTCCACCATGGCTCTGACATAGGACATGACGGCGCTTTTCCTCGCCGTGAATCCGGCGCGGCGGCGGCAGAACGAGGAGAAGAGATCGATATACTGCTCTCTCGTGAGGCCATTGTCCAGACTGTTGCCGCTGGACGCCTCGTAGGCCAGAACGTGCTTCCAGACCTGCCGAAACATGTTAGATGCGTTGGTGTTCTGATCCAAAATGCCTTTTACAATTTGTTCTCGTGTCATGACGGGAACCCCCTTTGTTGCTCTGAGGTTATTGTATCAGAAGGAGATTCCCTTGTCAATAGCAAAACACAAAAAACTTGCAAAAAGATTTCAGAATCAGTCAAAACGCTTTAGAATCAACGAGATAGCGAAAAGATCAGGCGGATTTCATAGCGTTCCGGCGCTGCCGTTCGTGCCTCCAGACCATAAACATGGTCTCCCAATGTCCCTCCCAATATGGATCAAGACCGGACTTGCCGTTGTTCGGATCGGCAAAGAGCTGCCGCAGCATCTCTTCCACTTCGTCATCCTCCGCAGAGACAGGGAATTTTTCGGTTCCGGACGGTGTTTTTACGATCAGCAAAATTCTGACCGGCGGATAAGGCCAGGTGAACGCCTCCGGCTGCACAATCACGGACAACCCTGCCTCCACCGGCTCGCTTCTGCAGCGCGGGACTTCGCCGTAATACGGGAGCAGGATGTTCATCCGATCTTTGCTTTTGATTTGAATCGCATTACGGTTCAGTTTAATGGATGGATCGCGTTTCAGGTGCATGGCAAATCCCCTTTTCCTAAGTATTTGAATAAAAATGTTGACTCACCGGAAAATATGTGGTAAAATCACATCGAAAACAGAAAATTTTCTGTTCGTCTTGAATGATAGCAGAAGATATTCGGATTGTCAAGGCTAAAATTAGAAAATTTTCCGGAGGTTATATTATGGATTCCATCATTTTCTCCAGAATCAAAGGCTTGTGCGAAAAGAATGATCTTTCGGTGACGCAGCTTGAGAATGAGCTTGGGTTAAGCAGCGGTTCCATCGGTAAATGGCGCACGTCCGTATCTCCTTCCGTGGACAAGATCTATAAGGTGGCAAAATACTTCGGCGTCTCGCTGGATTATCTCGTCGGCGCAAGCGATCTGGAAACCACGGCAGACAAAATGATGGAGGACGAGGATATCGTATCCATCCAGAGAGCGCGGGAACGACTCTCTGACCGGGACAAGGATCGCATGATGCAGATGATCCGCATCGGCTTTGACTTCGCGTTTGATGACGCGGATGAAGCTGCGGAGGAAATTACAAATTGATTACATTGTCCAGAAACTTGGACACCATTCCTGTTATCCTGACGCTGTAAGGAGGGATGCGGAAATGGTACGCAGAGTTTACGCACAGCAGAAGGTTCTGGAACTCTATCGCAGCATGAAGTCCATCCATTATCCGATTACGCCGGAGAAACTGCTTCCGCTGCTTCCAATGCCGACCAGGATGATAAGCTACAGCGAGATGGCAAGGGCGTCAAAATGCACGGTAAGAGATGTGGCGGTGATGTGCAACAGCGAGGCCGGTGCCACGCATTATGACGCGGCCAACGACCGCTGCCTGATTCTCTACAACGACGCCATGCCGGCGGGGCGTGTTCTGTGGACACAATGCCATGAGATCGGACACATCTGCATGGGACACTTGCTGCTGCTGTCCAATCCGCAGATCGCGGACACAAGCGGCAGGGCAGGGAATGAGCTGGAGCAGGAGGCAGATTACTTTGCATGGAATCTGATCGCTCCGATGCCGATCATGCGGGAGCTTGGCGTCTGTGACATCCCCGGCATCATCCAGACATTCGGTATGAGCGTGCAGGCTGCCAACCTGCACCTGGATCGTTATCAGAAATGGATGCGCGGCCACACGAAAACCGCATGGGAAAACAATTTGCTCCGGGAATACCGGCGCAAAAACAGATGGTAAACAGAAGAATCTCCTTCATGAAGAGGGAGATTCTTTTTTTCTCCGGGATCTTAGCTGATCATCTGTTCGCCCCAGCGGATGTGAAAGTGGCCTTCTTCGTCCGCCTCGCGGCGCATGAGCTGGCTCATGAGATCATAGTCGATTCCGTAGCGCTCGTAGATCTCATCCAGATCCACGTCCTTGCCCTTCATAAACAGATTCAATTTCTCTTTTGCTAACACCATTTGCATTAAATTTGCTTCCAGGCTGCCGGAATAGGTGACAAAGAAAATGTCCTTCCAATCCGTGGAGGTGTAGCGGATGAAGCGGAAATAGAACTGGCTCATGCGGGCGTCGTTATAGTGGAGCTCCGGGATGATGATCTTGTTGACATACTCGAAGTTGACGGAGGACGGCAGGCTCTGCTGCGTGCAGATCAGGATTCCGTTCCGGCTCTCCCGGAGCGTTTTTCTTAACGCTTTCCTTTTCTTGAGCGTCATGGTGCTGCCAGTGACGACGAAGAGCGGGCGATCCGGGAAGCGCTGACGGAACAGATCGGCATAGGCGTCCACAACGATCTGATGACGGACGCCGACGGCGACGATTTCATCCGGGAAGGAGGCAATCATCTCCGCAACGCGATCCAGCTTCGCCGGCGCGTCCTCGGAATCGTACTCCGCCATAGTGTTCGGCGCGGCGGAGATCCGCAGCAGCAGCGTGATCTGCTGAATGAGCTTCATCATACTGTCCTTGCGGGTGTTCCCGGTAGAGGAGAAGTAGTGCATCCGAATGCGCTCAAACTCCGAGACGGCCTGACGATAGACTTCCTGTTCCGGCGGCGTGAAGCGCACGTTGACCTGATGCATCCGACGGATCTCCTTGCCGACGATCTCCTCAAAGGTGCGGGTGATGACGCTGTAGGAAAGCAGATCATTGAGTTCATCCGCATTGAAGATGTCCTGCGTCCGCTTCTCCTGACCGAAGACTGTGATCTTGGCGGGCAGGTGAGAGGCGGCAAAGAGCGCATAGCCCGGCGCATAGGCGGGGATGGGCTTTCCGAAATGGTCGTTCGGCTCCGTGCGAAGCTGCATTTCTCCGTCGTCGTCCTTTTCATAGGAGTAGACCCAACGGCAGCGGGACATGTAATTATAAGAGTTGTTATATAACAGCTCGAACTGCGGCGCGGACTCCGAGATGTTGTTGCGCGTGACGGTTCCGGTCATGGCGAGCTTCCAGCGCACACGGCGAAAGCAATCCAGAACGGCCTTCGTCCGCTTGCTCTGCGGGTTGGTCATTTCATCCGACTCGTCGAAGACGAGGCAGATCTTCTGGTTCTGCATCCGGATATGGCGCTTGATCTGCTTGCGGTATTTGGTGAGCATGTTCAGGGTGATCAGAACGAACTCGCCGTTCTGAATCTGATCCAGATCGGACAGGCGATTGATCGAACGATGCTGCAGCCCGTAGGCCGGCATGACGTCCTCCCAGTTGTTATGAATGGAGATCGCTGTGGAGACGACCCAGACATTTTTTGCTCCCTGGAATTTCATCCGGTAATTGCCGACGGCGATGCCGGCGAGTGTTTTGCCGGAGCCCTGCTGCCACTGAAGAAGATGGTACTTCTTCTGGAGAATCAGGTTGATGTCCTGCTTCTGGCGGTCGTTCAGGCGGATTTCCTCTTCGTCGGCGGAATTGAAGATGACGAAATCATCCAGATAATCTGTGATTTTGGCGTCCGGTTTCATTTCGGAAAACGGCATGGTCTCTCTGTTATGCTCGCGCTGTTTGCGGTGAATCAGACGTGCATATGGGCCGGAAATGTCTGCGGATTCCGGATCTGTGACCGTCTGCCAGACCGGGATCGGGGTTTTCATCCAATCCGTAAGCTGCTTGCGGGTCTTCGGGGAGTAGGCTTTGTAGGCAAAGGAATATTTGTGCTTGACAAAACAGACCTTATCCACAGGCTCCGGCTTGCTCTGTTCCTTGAGCGTTCGGCGGAGATACGCGAGCACCTTGGCCTCCGTGAGCTTGACCTTCTGCCATTCCTCGTACTTCATGTTCTCCGGCTGCTTCTGATTTTCAAAACGGTGAACATATTCCTGACAGCGGGCGTATTTATCCCGCAGCTTCGGGTTGGAGCTGATCTGATAGAGCATCTTCCGCACCCGATAGGTGAAATCGCTGTCGTTTCCGCCGGAGCGGAGCATCCGAACATGCAGGCGCTCCTTTTCCGCACGTTCTCTGGCGGGCGCAAGCATGACAGAGCGTACCTGTTCCAGAACGGCGGCGCAATCCTGAAGATCCTCGATGGCGCCGGCGCATTCCGTGGTGTAGGAGGAGCCCGCTTCGTCCGGCGTGAGATGCTTTTGCCAGAACATGACCTTAGTTCCGTAGCCCGTGACGCCGAGATGGGAGAAGGCGTTTTTCTCCACGGAGATCTGACCGAGGAAATGGAAGCGCTTTTCCATTTCACGGATCTTTCCGCTATCCGTGAAATCGTCCGCCAGGAAGGAGGCGGGGACGACAATGCCCATGATGCCGAGCGGCTTGAGGAGATCCGCAGCTTTGACGCAGTAATACATCTGCGAGATCCAGTCCGTGTCATCCACCGTCCACTTGAGATTGAAGGGCGGGTTTCCGACCACGAAGTCAAAGCGCATATCCGGATGGTAGGATCGAATATCTCCGTAGGTGAGCTGCGCGGCGGGGTAGAGGTAGTGCGCGACCTTATGAGATTTGATGTCCAGCTCGCAGCCGTAGAAGTTGGCCTCCGTGGGCATGTAGTTACAGAACGATGCGATCCCGGACGTGAGATCCGCAACGGTGTCGTTGACACCGGGGTTGATGGCCTCCATGATGAAGCGGCAGAGGGCGTCCGGCGTGAAGAACTGGCCGTTCTCAATCTCTTTCTTGGCCTCGGCAAACTCGTGGTAGTTTGCGAAGTCCGCACGATCCAGACCGTGCAGGCCGCCGTCTCCGGTATAGGCATTGAAGATATCCTCGCTGGTGATGCCGGATTCCTCCGCTGCGTCCTGATCCACGAGGTACAGGATTTTGTCATTGATGGCTTTTCTGCGATCCATGGGGATGCGCTGATTGCTCGGCGTGTACTTCATACCGATCCCTCCTTTGCTCTATATTCAGAAAATCTCTCGGGTTTGCTAACCGGAATCTGTCGGAATGGAGATCAATTTTTCCGGATGATGACCGTGGCGGCGTCCATGGGCGGGCGGCTGTGCAGCACGGTCATGCGTGTTCCGGGAAGCACCGGATCTGTCGGGTGCTGTTCTTCCAGACCGGCCAGCCGGGACATAAAATCCAGCAGGGTGTTGGTTCCGTGGAAGTGCTGCGCCGCATCATCCGTCGGAACATCGAACAGCCCGGAGACGTAGCTGGTGTTCGCATCCGGGTCATAGAAAGCAATGCGTGTCATTGATAGATGAAGTTTTCCTCCCCTCTGTTCGGCAGCAGCAGACACAGCGGCACGAGCGGCTGAAGCTGCGTCCAGTTGTCCGGCACGAGATACAGCACGGGATGATCCTGACCTGCGAGGAAGATGGAAAAATCCTTGCCCATCACATCCATCAGATCCAGGAGATACTGCACGTCAAATACTGCGCTGCGGTGTTCCGTGTCGAGCCGGATCAGGCAGCGCCTTTCGGCGAAGTCTTTGTTTTCGCGCTTCCATGCCTGATACTGCCGGCGAAGTTCTGTTTTGCGCAGCGGTTCCAGAATCGCCGTCGGATTGAAGATGTAGACATGGGTGTCCCACGGCTTGACGACGTAGGATTCGTAGATCTTGGCGTAATCCGATTCGGCGTCCGCCTTCGGAATGCAGTCCGGCATCTTCGGAAGGGCGGCGAGCATGAAGCCGTCGGAGAGAACGGCAACGCCATCCGCAGCAGGCCTCCATCCGGAGGCGCCATCTCCTGTTTTTCCGCGCCCCTTCCTGCCTAGCTCTCTGGCATAGATGCGCTTCAGCGCGTTTTCTTTTTGTGTCATGTGTTACACCTCCGTGATTTCTGTTCTGAGATAGCGATCCACAAAGTCGTTGCAGGCGGCGGCGTCTACAAACTTAATATCGACCTTGCCGTTTTTGTAGCACTTGATTTTTTCCACCTTTTCCGACATGAACGGGGTGTACACAGGGCAATCGTGGCGATAATCCATCAGAGACGGGAAGATCCGAGAGCCAGCGTTGGTGTCACCGAGTTCGTAATGCGCAATCGCATTCAGGAGTTCCTTTGTACTGTCTGTCATCTGCCACGGGCCGCTGTCTGCAAACCACTCGTCATAAGAGACGGCGTAAGACGTGAGCTTGAGCGTCTGCCCTTTGACCTCAAAGCTCTCCACTGTTTTGTTGTCGCTATGCCATCCTCTGTAATGGAATTTGTCCCAAAGACTTTTCTTCATTTCGCGCAGGGCGCGATCCTTAAATGAGAATCCACCAAGCTGCTGGAAGATCTCGTCCACGATGTCCTGATAGTGGATCACGAGCTGATCCATCTGATCCTGATAGGCCGCAAGGCTGTCTTTATACTGTTCCATTTCATCTTTTGTGGGATGTGAATAGAATCCGGAATACGGGTGCTCCGGCTCCTTCGGAACCAGATGATCTACAATCGCTCCGTCGTTCAGATTGACATTGTATCTGCGCTCGAAGTAATGCACAATCGTCCGGATCATTCGCTCGTGCCGTTTGTTCCTGGCACGCAGCGCCTTGTCGTCATCCAGATCGGAGGACGCAAAATAAGAAGCGCAGTTGGAGTACGACTCCAAAAGCCGATCCTGCTCGTCCAGACCTTCCTTGATCATGATCGCGATCTGCTTGAGCTTCTGTTCCGCAGCAGCGCACGCGGCTTCCTGCGCTTCGCAGAATGATTTGTCAACAGGTGAAATCCGGCGGTCTGCTTTGACCTCCACGGCGTCGAATTTTTCCAAAAGATTCATAATAATACCCCCTTAAAGAATCAGCAGAACGAGGGATCGTTCTGCTGGCTGTTCCGTTCTCTGCTTACCAATACTTCTTCACTTGTGCTCCACCTTCTTCACGTCTTTTGTGTCCAGCATGAACGCGCGAAACTGATCCTGCTGGCGGATATACTTGCGGACAGACGCTTTTTTGCACTGTTCGTAAATCAGGACGCCTCCGATGATGAAGACGGAAATCAAAAGACCCATGCGTTTACCTCCTGTTACATATCAGATTTGTTTTCGGATTTGCTAACCGCGTTTTCTTCCGTCTCTTCGCGGACGGCGCGGATCAGTTTGTTGAGATAATCCCAAACCGTGGTGGAGCCTTTCTGCGTTTTGCTCGTGCGGTGATACCGGCAGGACGCGGCGCTTCCTTCCTTGGAAATGACGACGTAATCCAGGCGCTCGTTGATCCAGCCCTGTGTCCGCAGCGGAACCTTGATTTTGTATTCCCGCATGAGATAGAGAATGATGGAGTAGGAACGGGAGATGGCGTCTCCCTCCACCCCCAGCTCCCAAATGTCAACATCGTCATTGCGGAGCGTTCCGCCGTGGCGGAGGATTTCTTTGGCGTTGAAAAGCTGCTTCGCGGTTTCGATCTTGCCGTTCGCCACGCGCTGGCGCTCGTTCTTCAGATACTCTTCATGGTGCTGCCGGCGCTTTTCCTCCTGAATCTGCTTGTGCGCGGCGGAGAGCTTGACGCAGGCGTCCAGATCGTCCAGCACGAGAGCGCCGAAGAAGTCCGGGAATGTCTGGCCGCCGTCCTCCTTGCACTTGAGATAGGAACGCACACGGTCATCCATGCAGCGGCGAAGATAGGCGGTCTGAACGGCGGGGTCATGGCGCAGCTTCTCGATCAGCGCCTCCTCCTCGCGAAGCGTCGCCTTTTTCTGCTCGCTGTTCTCGCCGTACTGCCGTTCGAGCTGGAGAAAATAATCGACGCGCTTTCCGAAGTCCCCGTCGAACATCTGCGCGAGCGCCGCGTTGTCCGCAGAGACGTCCATCAGGCCTCGCATGGTGCAGCCGATTGTTGCGAGGACGCCGTGCAGCTCGATCCAGAGATAGTACATGTCGTTCTCGTCCTTCGGATATTCGACCTCCTTGTTCCCGGCGGAGCGCCAGAGGCGGAACGTATCTGTTCCGTCGGAGATCTCCTTGACGAAGACCGAACGCATCTTGTGGCCTTCTCGGTTATAATTGCCGTTATAAAACAGCGTTGGCATCAGCTTTGTGGTTTCCATGGTGTTCTCCTTTCTAGTCATTCGAGCAGAGATATTCAACCTGCGCTCTGTTTAGTCCGTTCTCCTCCGCCGCTGCCCAGTCATCATCTGTGAAGTCTTCCAAACCGACGGAACTTTCATAGTCTTGGATCGCCCATGGCAATCCTTCGTCATACCAGCGCCAGTAAAGCGTTCCGTATTTTTTCATGTACCACGCTTTGGATTCTTTGATTTTGTTCCGCAGTGTGAATGCCATGTTCAGCACCTCCTGTTCTATCTACAGAAAAAGAGAGCGGCTTGCTAACCGCTCTCTAAAATTTTCTCAATTCAATCATCCCGGCCTTCTCCATCTGGAGCGCGATGGGATCATACAGATCGAACTCCGCATAGGTATTTTTCCGCTCAAAGTGATAGCGGATGTTCTCAGGCGGGAAGCCGTGGCGCTTGCACCAGCGGTACAGCTTCTCCATATCTTCCGCGACGCCGTAGTCCTTGCGGTAATGGTTCCAGCCGACCAGTCTGTAACGATACAGACCGGCCTCCTGAACGCGGGGCTGCAGCAGCGGCTCCGGCGATCCGAAGACCGTGACCTCCCGGAAGAGAACGGGGAGCATGTACTTCGGCAGCTTGACTTCACGATAGGCTCCGTGACGATCCGGCAGATAGAGCGGCATGGTTATTCCTCCTCCAGTGTGTGCGGGTGCTTTACGACAGGCTCCTCGCGAACGTCAACATCATACAGGCAGCTTTCCATGATCTTTGCGAAGGAATGATACTCCACACAAGCGAGTAGCTCGTCTCGCCTTCCTTCCCGGATTAGATCGACGTAGACGCCCGGAAAATCGTCCGGGTTGTCGTCCTCTGTTTTGGCATACACATGGAGCTTGCCGAGCGGGGTGTCTACATAGAACTCGCGTTTTTCCATGGTTAATCCTCCTTTTCCACTATCTTTACAGAAAAAACAGAGCGGCTGCTAACCGCTCTGTAAAAATATTTGATTTACTTTTTATCGGATGTCATATCCGACGATAGGGAAGCACCCGTTTTCATCTTCGTCCCCGTAAACAGGGAATAGGCGTCTTCCTTCGTCGAGATCGTAATACTCCCCGTTCCATGCGCCTGGATCATAGATATCAAACCATTTTGCAAGCTCTTCCAGATTATGAAAAGAGGGGTTCTCAAGCGCTGCCCTCAGTGCTTCATCATACTCGTATCTTCCGTATACCATCTTCAACTATCCCTCCGAACGATCAGATCACAAACTGGATTCCGAACTTTGCTCTTCTTTATCGATGTCGTCAAGCAATTGACATTCGTTGAACCAGCAGCAATGGCAGCATCCATCCTCTCCGATGTTCCCATCCATAATGATATGCAAATCATCCCAGCCGCTATAACTATCATAATCTGGATTGACAATTTTGGCGATCTGGTTAATCAGTTCCGGCGTAATGTCTGATGTCTTGATATATTCTCTACCATCAATGATCGCAGAAACAATTTTCCCCTCCAAGAGCACAAAAAAGATTCGAGCATCGTGGCTCCAATATGGCGTACAATAAGACATCCCTTCGTCTTCATGCTCTCTTAGGTATGTTCTAATGCCATTCATGTTCCCGCCTCCTTATTAGTTTTATTCTATCACATCCATCCGGACAAGACAAGATTAACTCTTAACCTGTCCAGATTCCTGTACAGTGTTATTCCTCCTCGTCGACATGTGTGTAATCCAACTGCGATCCGCATTCCGGGCAAATCTCCGGCATATCGCCGCAATCATTGCACTCCAATTCGTAACCGCAGCATCCGCAGATTGCTTCTCCAAAGATGGAGATATACACTTCCGATTTCACGATCAATCCTCCTCCGTGAAGAGCTCGATTGTCAGATTATCAAACGCTTTGGAAAAAGCATTGATGATATCCTTCCAGTACCTGGCCTTGGATTTGTTCAGGCGCAGCTTCGTGATCTTCTGAACGCCGGTGTCATAGATGTTATCACCGTAGCCGTCCTTCTTGTTCAGGCCGAGGCAGTTTTTCATGTGCTGCACGTCGGCGAAGAAACCTGCGAGAGTATAGGTGTCCTTCTCGTCATCTTCAGAGAGCATGATCAGACAGGCGTTGCCGGTATAGAGGCGAAGCGGATAGTCCTTCCACGTTCCGTCCTCCTGCATCTGCGAGAGCGTGATTTCTCCGCAGCGTTCTTTCCAGTCCCAATGAAGTGCCATGATTTAATCCTCCATTTCTTTGTAGCAATCCGCGCAGCGAACGATGCTGTCTTCCGCGAGCATCGTGTCGAAATCCTTGCGGGACGCGGAGCGGATAAAACAGTCTGTGCAGAAATGCTTTCCGCAATCCTCGCACTCCCAAATCCCGCCGTACTGATCGCCGGGCGACAGAAACGGAAAGAGCGTTTCGCAATCGTCACAGACGTAGGTGTCGATATCCATCAAATACATGACTTACTCCTCCTCGTCAAAAAAGTGGGCATACGCGCCGCCGGGAAAGAACATCCCGATAGATTCGATCTCATGGATGTCCAGCTCCTCACCCTCACGATCACCGCTGATATAAACAAAGCGGTAGGAAATTTCGTCATCCGGCAGCAGCAGAGCTGATTTCGTGACCTGACGAATCCCGACGCCGAGCTTTGCGACGATCTCTGCGCCGCCGCCGTCCAGAATGTACTGGTGGAGCCGGTGAGTGGCTTTGTTCATATGGTGTTCCGATCTCGCAACGCCATAGAACAGCTCTTCCGTCAGCTTGCGGTAGTCGATGTAGTTACATTTCACGGTCATTCCTCCTCAATCAGCTTGTGGCGCAGGATGTAGGCCTTGCAGCGCTCGGATTCCTCCGGCGTCCGGTTTTCGTTACAGGCAATGGCGTACATTTCGCGAGCTTCGTTTGTCCGGGGCGACAGGGAATAGGGATTGCGCTTCGGACAGCCGTTTCGATCCCGCTTCGGTTTCGGATTGGCGGCCTTGAAATCCTGCATGGCATATTTCGCAACCAACTGCTCCAAAAACTTGCGATTACTAGCTGTAATCATATGTTCCACCTCCTGTTTTCTATACAGAACTCCGGGCGGATTTGCTAACCGTCCTGAAATTATTTTCAGAATTGATAAAAGCGTTATACCCTGCTCTTTGCAGGGTATAACGCGCGGGGATGATAAACAGAAAGCAGCGTACTTGGGAATGTTTTAGTCGATGCTGGATTATTCAAGGGAGGCAGTACAATGCTTCATGTTTATTGCTGTTGTCAGGCGGCGACCTTTGCCACGAGCTTGTCCAGCATGGCGTGGCCGTCCATGATGCGGCCCCAGTTGTTTTCGCGGTAGTTTGCCGTCCGGCGCTGCGGGGCGTTGTGCGTGACCAGATCGCTCATGGCGTTGACCATGCCCCATGCGGTGTTCCGGAACTGCTGGATGTCCGGGGCGAAGTAGCAGATCATGAACTCGTCCTTGAGCTTCTTGACGTTCTGTTCCTCGCGCTTGGAGGCGTCGGAGGGGAGGGGGAAGAGCTCGTCGAGGATCTTGTAGATCTCTTCGTCGCGGATCTTCTTATCGGCAAGGCGCAGCGCCTCCTGTTCCAGATTGTCCATGTAGGCGCCGGCCATCTCCAGACACATCTGCGCTTCATGCAGCTTGCCCTCGATGTTTCCGGTATGGCGGACAGACCACGAGCGCTTGGCCGTGCGCAGGGCGAGATTGAGCGTGTTCTGACAGACGACGCGCACCGGCGTCATGCAGACGCGAATCGCTCCGCTGCCGTCGTGGGTGTTGGAGAAGCAGAGATAGGTCTCCGTCTTGTCTACGATGATCTCCCGCTCCGGGAGCTGGGCGAGGAGCCAGACCTTGCGGCCTCCGGCGAGCGATCCGGCGGCCTCGTAGCGCACGTCGCCGCCGATCAGGTTGTCCGTGAAGGCGAACGCCTCGTGATTCTGCACGACGCGATAGCGATCCGTGACGACGCCGAGCACTTTCTTATCAGAGCTGCGGACGTTGGCCTTGAAATTTTCGATCTTCGAGCCGCCGCAGACCTGAATCGATTTCTGATCCACCGTCCAGTCCAGACCGGCGAGCTTGAGCGCGTCGGCGCTCGTGGGCGCTTCCTCCACGCGGGTTCCGAGGCCGTGCCAGGGAACTTCTCTCACATACATCATGGTTTCAACATTGGCAGACATTTTTTGTACCTCCTTAAATCTCTGTGGGTTTGTCCTGCGGTGATATATCAGACCGTTATTCCGATTTGCTAACCATGCTAGACATACAAAGAAGCCCAGCGAAAAACGGGTCTTTTACTTCACTGATTAACGACTCCATATCGTTCATAAGTTTATTCCCGTCTCCGTGTTGCCGACGAGGATTGATTTTGACCAACTCCGGCATATGAACAACAATCATCTCCTTGAATTTGCCAACATCGTTTGTGTCTCCGCGTCCAGCCGCGATCTTGTTCGCATACGCGACTGCATCTTTCCCATCAAGAGCAGAAAAATAGTTATCTTTACGGATGTTTGGGTTGTAGTGATATTCGACGAACAGACCGGTTCCACCATGATTACAGCCGAGACCAAACGTATTAACAACGTAGCGTGGCTCGCTCGTTACAACATAGAGTTCGCCATTCACCACAATATAATTACGCATATCCTTTCGTGCCGCTTTAATTACTCCGTCTCGCGAAGTATCTAGGCCGCATTGTCTATCCCAAGAGAAACGGAAATACCTGCCGCAATTTGCACGTTCCCAGATCAATTCTTCAAGCGCGGTCATTGTTCCGTGTCTTTCTGCAATAAACATATTTCTGGGAGCTTTGCACCACAATCTGCGGTTGAAGAAGAAAATTTTCCCCTTCCCTTGATAGGAGTTATCCTCGAATGCGAGCTGAAGAGCATCCGTAGCAATCTCTCTCAGATTGATGTCGACATATTCCTCACATGCACGATAGCGAAGTTTTCTGCATCGCGGAGGCAGGTAGCTTTCCTCGTATTTAATCCAAGTTTTGATTTTCATATTTTTCAACCTCCTGTGATAGCTACAGAAAAACATCCGGTTTTGCTAACCGTTAAATTATTTTTCTGATACGAGCGCCTGACCGGATGATTTTCGATTATTCAGATCGATGACCAGAGATTTGTCCGGCATGACTTGAATCCGCTTGATTTCCAGATTAAGCCAGCCTTTCGGGATCGCTCTCTTTTGGCCAATGATGACGCCATAGGAGTTTAACAGATAAACCGTACACTCTTCCGGAAATGTCACCCCGGCAGCCATCATGTTCCTGATGGTCATTTTATTCCTCCCTGACCTCGATGTTCAGGCCGTTTTCGTCCGAGAAGATGTACATGACCTCCATATCCAGCATATCTTCCGGAATCTGATAAGCGGCCAGATCGTCTTCGTTCTGAAAATAGAAGCTGTCGTTTCTTCCGCCGTATCCGGAGGCGGCGATTCTTCCGGTTCCCTGAATGGTGATCCCGGCGTCCAGCATATCGCGCAGTGTCATCATTTTGATCTCCTTTCTTATTCCCAGATGTCTCTGACCATGAACAGGAAGCGCGTTCCCTGTTCGTCCGGCAGAACATCCACAACCACGGTTCCGAAATGATCCGTGATCTTCAGCATTTTTGCAATGACCTCCACAGCCGGTCGATCCAGACTTGCGATCCGCGCAAGCTCCAAGATGATCGTGCCGTTTCGCACGTCCGGCTTCGGCTCGATCTCCGAGACGCGCACGATGTCCTCGCAGAGCTCCACGGCTTTAACTGCGAGCTCGCGCAGCTCTTTATAGCGGTTCAGGCGCTCCATGTTCGCCATGCGTCCGCGAAAAGCGTTGTTTTCCTCGTGCTTTTTCGCAAATTCCTCCGCCTGCTCCGGCGTGAGGGTAAATTCCTGCTCCTTGTCCTTCATTTTTCCTCCATGGTTTTCAGTTTTGCGGACAAAATCATCAGCGCGTCCGCTGCGGCCTCATTGCTTGCGGCGTCCTCCTCGTCGTCCGCATATTTTGCGCACTCGCGCCGGTCGTCCTCTGCCCATTTCAGGGCGTCGAGAATCCTGTCAAATTCATCCTGCGTCAGTTCCAGATGGATCATCTGTATCACCTCCACTTGATTTACAGAAGAAAGAGCGGCTTTGCTAACCGCTCTTTTATTTGGCGTTAAAATTTTCGTTGAACGTTTCCGAATAGGCGGCGGCTCCGTTCCAGTCGTCGTAGGTGATGCGCTCGCGCTGACCGTTGCTGTTGAGAAAGATCAAATTCGGTCTCGGCTCGTCTCCGTCGTCCGGCATACGGCGCGTTCCGCAGACGTACCACTTGGCGAAGTCCTCGGAGCTTGCGACCTCGCGGAGATAGTAGCGGTTGCTCTCGATTCCGCGATAGACCTCCCGGCCCGTTCCGGGTTCGATCTCCACAAAGCGGACGGGGATCACCTTGACGGGATTGCGCTCCGTGTCGTTGTAATAGTCGTTGCGGGAAATTGTGACGGCGTAGTCATCCAGAATGCGGTCATAGCGCAGCATGGCGTGATCCGCAATGTATTCCAGACCGAGCTTTTCGATCTCGTCGATGGTTTCCAGCACATAACCGATGTGCTTTCCGTCCGTGACGATGATCTTCCGGCGCTTCGACCAGTCGATGTTGAAGTTGTATTCCTCATATTCTTTGATCGTGACAGAGGAGACCGGCTCGATCTGCACGGTGAATTGAATCGCCTCAAAGGAATAGAAATCCTCGTCGCAGTCTCTGCACTGATAGGTATAATCCGGCAACTCGGACGGTTCCAGAACGCGACCGCAGAAGCGGCAGCGCATTGATGTCATTTTGATGGTATCCATGTGATCGCCTCCTGTCTCATATACAGAAACGCCGCCGGCTTTGCTAACCGGCGGCGAAACTTTTTTCAGAACAGCAGGGCGCTGTTCCCGATCTGCTTTTGGTGCTGATACCAGTTCAGCATGGAGACAAAATCCCCGTCGCTGATATGGTAGAAGTAATCCACGTCGCCGTCCGGCTTGACGCAGGTGACGACGGTGTGTCCGCGCTCGTAGGTGAGGACGAGCTTGCGACCGTTGTTCACGTCCAGAGAGATGATCGGCTCCCAGGTGTAGTGCGGCTGCGCGGCTCCGTCATACAGATACAGGCTTGTGAAGCGGCGCTGCGCGTCCATGTTCAGAACGCCGACCGCCTTGTCCTGCATGGAGAAAACCTTAACGACGAAAAGGAAATCGCCGTTGGCCTGCTGGAAGCGCCGGATGTCCTTTTCGTAGAATTTGAGGAGCGTTCCGTCGTCCATTTCGATGGTGGTGAAGGTGTTGTTCAGTTTCATGCGTTTTCCTCCTTGAGATATGCGAACATGTCATCGAAGCGTTCATCGTCCGTCGGATCGAACGCGCCGGAAAGCTGAAGATCCCCATCGTGGAGAATCCAGTACCAGTCGCCCTCATGCGTTTCGAGCAGCTTGTACCATCCGGCAATCAGCGCCTCGGCAGAGTGATAGGCGAAGAAGTCCTTGACGCCTCTACCATCGAAATCGTCCGTCCAGAAATCACTGTCGTCCACCGCAAAAGCGATAACAAAATCTCCGTCCGGAAGATCTACATCGAACGATCCTCCGCATTTCGGACACATACTGTGCCATCCGAGCTCGTCCAGACTGACGCTGCCCTCAAATTCGTGTTCGCATTGCAGACATTTGAGTCTCATTGTTCCACATCCTTTCTGTTATAACTACAGAAATCCTCCCGGTTTTGCTAACCGGGAGGAAAAGTTTTTTACCAGACGCCCTTGAGCGTTCCGTCTTCGATGATGACGCGCGGTTTGCTGCGGTACTTTTCTCTGCGCTCGGCCTGTTCGTGCGCCTCCGTCATGCGTTCCAGAGCGTAGTACAGCGTGCGCCAGAAATCGGAATTGTAGGGGTTTCCGGCGATGGTTTTGATCTCGTACAGCGCCTCCTGCAGCTCCTCCGGCTTGCAGTCCTCAGCGCAGTTTCCGAGAGACAGGATCGCTTCGGAGATTTCCTCCGGGTAGTATGTCGGTTTGAATGCGTCCATGATGGTTCCTCCTTATCCGTAAAAGTCTTTCAGGCGCATTGCCGCATATTCGTCAAATGCGATTTCTTCTTCCAGCCTTTCGTATTCTCTGCAGATCACCAAGCAAGTGCCTGCGAGCTCTTCGTCATCCGGGACAAAGATTTTTTCCTCCGCTTCCATGTAACCGGCAATGTTTGCGGCGCAGACAATGAACGTCAGATCGTCAAACGAAAGATTGTACATCATTTTTATCAGCCTCCTGTTATCACAACAGAAAATCCTCCTGGTTTGCTAACCGGGAGGGAAAAATTATTTTTCGTTCATCACATCATTGATGATACCTTCCATGATGCACCATCCGTGCTCGATCATCAGATCGCTGAACGCAAGATGGTGCTTCATCCGCTTTTTGATTTTTGCGACCAGCTCCGGCGTGGCGGTGATATCCATATCCTCAAGCTTGTCTCGAATGTCATCTTCGCACCAGCGAACGACGCCGAACGTCTCCGGCGGGTCGTACAGATCGGAGGACGTCACGTCGTCGCAGTACAGGCCTCCGTCTTTGAACGCCATTGCCATCAGCCGCAGGAAGAGCGCCATCAGATCGGAGAAGTGCTCGTCCTCCAGATAGTATGCCAGATCGTCTTCATCCGTGGGGAGAAGGTCTCCGTATCGGATATCTCCATCCGCCACGCCGTCGCCCAGCCAGTACATAAAGATGTTCTCGGCGTTGATCTGCCGGGCAAGGAACTCCATGGCCTTGACCGCTCTGATTCTGTCTGTCTTATTCGCCATTGAAATTTTCCTCCTCAATGTCAGCGCAAATGCGCATAACCTCCTGCGCCGCCGCTTCCAGGCGGGCAATGCTGTTTGTCGCATACGGCTCTCGCTGCTTGATCTCATAGACCTCGGAGAGCAGCACGTCGCGCACGAACTCAAACGCGAGCGCGGCGTCGTCCGGCACAAGAATCACCGTGTCGTGGATTTTCTTGAGCCTGTCAAATTCTTGCTTCGGGAGCAGCATGTGTAAAACCTCCTGTCTTTGATCTGTTATATATACAGACGGGAATCCGGTTTTGCTAACCGTTAATAATTAATTTTTACTTCCATTGTGGCGCGGATTACTTTTGCAAGGCAGAACAGACCATAGATGATCCAGTATGCCGTTCCGCAGTGCAGCTTTGCGCCGATGATTGCGAAAAGAACAATCGACATTGTGTGATCCCTCCATTCAGCAGACCGGGGAGACGGCCTGACGGACGCGGGATCGGACGGTGTTTTGCACCTTGCTGTACCACGCCTCGCCGTTGGAGAAGCGGGCAGAGCAGTAATACTGCTCGAATCCGTAGTCCGCTGCCAGATCGCGGAGCATGCGGTTGATCTTGTTGATCTCGCGGTCGTATTTCCGGATCGCGACGGAGCGGCAGGAATCGAAGTAATAGTGACAATCCTCGTTGTCGTAGTCGTTCGGGTCGTGCAGCTCCTCCACATAGAACTGAAGCCCGGTGTAGTATCCGCTCTCCACGCTGATCTCATGGAACATCAGGTCGTCGTTCATGTTGTCCAGCTCCGGTCTCAGATCGTCCATCAGAAACTGAACGTCGAGCCAGTCCATTTCGTCCGTGTCCAGCAGGAACAGCGGAAAGTTTTTCATGGTTCTGAAATTCGGTGCGCTCATTGCAGCAGCCTCCTTTTTATGATTTCTGTTATATATACAGAAACAAATCCATATTTGCCAACCGTTATAAAAATAAAAAAATCCCCTGCCGGAAACACCACTAACCGGCAGGGGACAGGAGCTGTGGAGCTTTGAAGGTATGGCCTCCGCTGCTCCATATAGCGGAGCGGCTTTGCGCCGCTCCGGATCATATCGGGTGACTTTTGTGGTTCCGCGCAGGACGCTGCAGGGAATCGGGCTGGATTATTATGGGCTTTGTTCTTCGCATGATCGGGTCTCCTTTCATCGTATCAGAAAATGGTCTCCTTCGCAAGCGCCGCCTTGTGAACGTCCGCGAGCTGCAGGAGCAGGTCGTCCGGGTAGTTGACGCAGAGAGCGCAGAGCGCGGAGAAGTTTTTCTTATCCGTGACGGCTCCGGCGTCGATGAATTTGCCGAGGCCGTGACTGACCATGGCGGTTCCGGTGTCCTTCCAGATGGACAGGTGCAGCGTGGGCCGGACGCCGACCTTGCGGAAGCCCTCTGTGACCTCACTGTAATACAGGCGAGCCTCCAGCTTTCTGCCGTCCGGCAGGGGGATGTATTTGCTGATCTCCTTTCACCGCGCATGAGGAAGCGGT